TATATTCTCCCCTTCAGGCACACCCCTTGTCTCATTGATCGTTTGTAACAGACCAAGTACTTCTTCTAATAAGGGAACGATATTAACACTCACCTAATTATTTAGCCGATTTGTCACCTTTACATTTCCATTTTTTACGTGACAACCTATTGGGACTATTTGGATCACTTCTCCAATCGCCTTTGATTTTATTGCTTCTAGCACAATAGGCATCGCCTTTGGATGTTCCTGGTCTAATTCTATCGCCGCCATCTTTAGCTTTACCCGCTTGACCGTAGCGAACTGTTTTAGTTCTACCAGTTTTTTTATTTTTCACGACTTTTTTGAATCGTTTTTCACTACTTTCAAGCAATGAATGAACTTCTTGAAGATCGATCATGAAGTCATTAATATCCAAATTGAAAGAAGATGCGTATTTTGCTGCCAATTCATCAAACGATTCACGGATTACTTCTTTTTTCATACTTTGGATTGTTGACAACAATTGTTTTACATTAGTGAATCCCATTCTATTTACAGAATAAAATTCTTTTAATTTGGCATTTATAGTTTTTTTATTAAACTTATCAAATGGTAATTTTTTAACCATTGGTTTCAATACTTCTTTAGCATCTTCCCAATCTTGTTTATTTCTAATACTTTCCAATTTACTAATAAATTCTTTCAAAGTTTCATAAGCAGGACTGCTATCCAGATTTTCCAAAGGTATTGTTTTTCTATCTATTGCATTTGAAGCGATGCTTGAAAAGTATTTATTGAGAATTTTAGCTGGCAATTTCTCAAACACATTCATAACTCCTATGTCTATGTTAGCATTCAAAAATTTGGGATTGAAAGTTTGTAACCTTTCTTGAAATTGTCTTTCATGTTCATCGATAAATGAGAAAATTGGATTGTCATCAGTTGTTAATTGTTTCAACAATTTTAATTTCGATGCTACATCCTTTGGAACTTTCACAAAATCAACATTTTTTGAATCTATTTCTTCATCAGAAATTTTATTAGATATTTTAGTGTCGAGGTAAAGTTTTTTAGCAGTGCGCTCGATCAAATCTTTCACCAATAAAATAACGTTATCATTATTTTGAATGTTTTTTTCTGTCACAGTGCTTATCTTATCCTGCAACTCTTCTAACTTTTGTGTAGCTTCTAAGTATTGTCCTTCGTCCGATATCAATTTCTTCCCTAAGCGATTTATTTCTTTTTGATACCTATCGATACTACTTTGTTTTGCTGAACTTTGTAAAATACTGATTTGAATTTGTGCTTGTTTTATTTGATCATCGATATTCTTTCTATCCTCAGTATCTTTGATTTTATATTTTTTATTTCTTAGTTTTTTTATTCCATCATTGATTTCGGAAATTTTACCCGCATTGTTTTGAGCTTCCGCTTTTAATTTAGTCAGTTCTTCTATTTCATTTCTAATTTCCGTGATTTTTGATGCTCTACGATCAACTTCAACAACAAGTCGGTTAAATTCTCTCTCCTCTTCGTATGAAATAGAATTTCTAAGCTTGTTACCTCCTTCATCGTCCCTAACTTCTCCCTCTTTCTTTTTTGGTCGTCCCATGTATTTACTATAAATATCCTTAAATTCGGAATAAAAAGATTTAGAATTGAAAAGCAACGCAAAAGAATTTCTCATTCTCATATTGTTTTCAGCTTCCAGTTGGAATACATCTTTTTGACTAGCCATTTTAGTAGGATCAACTCCATACTTTTTCATCTGATCGATTTTTTGTCTTTTTTCGAAGTTATCTACTACACCAACTGGACCTGATGCATAACCTCTGGATGTTTCAGGTGAAAACACTTGTCCATCGTCTGTAATACCAGATTCTGTGCCAGTCACTCCTCTAGGACCGATTTGTCTTTGAGTGTTGAAATATCTTTCTCCTGGTTTAGTTCCTTTTGCTTCCAGTGCCAATGTATATAAATCATCGAAATTCATATTATTATTTATCAAATTGTGTTAAATAATATGAGAGTTATGATGGACAAAGAAAACATTGGGGCGATTTTACAAGAAATGTCCAACGAAAGGAATATCCAAACCGATTCACAAAGAAAAGTTGCGGACTTTTTTGTCGATCTTGTTGTGAGATTAGAAAAAGGAGATAAAGAGGCTATTAAAATGCTGAATATGACTCCTCAAGAATTACAACAAATGGCATCTCAAAATACGATGCAAACAGAGGCTTTTGAAAATTTAAGAAGTAAAGCATCGGGATTATTCGGTGGAGATCCAGTGAAGAAAAGATACGATCTTTTGATACAATCCTTGAATAAGCACATCTGGGAATTTACACAAGATGTGAAAAATACAAAAATTGAAGATGTTGCAGGATATAATCAAATGTTCGCTGAACTTCAAAAAATTGAACCTGCTCTTCAAGCTAAAGGTGGATTTTTTCAAAAAATTGGGTATGGTGTTGGTAGAGGTGTGGGGACAGTAGCTAAAATAGGTTCTGTTGGTGTTCTTGGTGCAGCTTTAGGTGGTTTAGGATTACCAGCTTATGCAATTGGTGGTATTTTAGGTGGTGGTCTAAGTGTTTTGAAGAATTCGCAAAGCACTAAAATGGATACAAAGACAAAATTAAAACAAGCACTTATTGGTGCTGGATTAGGTGCTATGGTTGGTTACGCTTTTTCTAAATTACAGAGTGTGATGGGTGGTAATGAATCAGGTGTATCTGGCGATGGTGGTGCAAGTGTCGCACAGCAAGTGACTCCAGATAACATCACGAAAGGGGTTGAGTCTTATTTGAGAGATAATAACATACCTTTCGACAACGTGAAATATGATGGGAATTTTATTAATGTCTATAGCAACGGTGAATTGACTAACTCTATAGATTACAACCAATTAAGACAAAATATTATTTCAACTGACACTCTCGGATCAACAAATAAATTATCTTCTTACATAAACAATTTCATAAAAAACAAATGAATAATAACGATATACATAATATAGGAAATTTATACGAAGAAGGTCTTTGGGATCGTATGAAAGCAGGGGTATCATCTATTAAAGGTGGACTAACAAACATGAAAATGTTGGGAGGTTCGGGATATGCAAAGGGAGCGCAAGAAGCTAAAAATAAAAGTTTGATAAATTCTTTCCTATCAAAAGTGATGAAAGATATAGAAAAATTCGATTCTGATGTGCTGAATTACAAGCAATCTCAAAATTATAATTCGATCATAAAAAAGGCGAATGATATCAGAGATATAATTAATAAATACCAAAAATACTAAATACTATTATGGGAAAAAAATTTGATGCTGTGTTGGAAAGCGTTTTACAGAGATCAGAAGCTGGAGGTTATCTTCCAGGCGACTGTGTGAAATTTCGCACTGGTTATAAGAACACGGAAACCTACAAGCATATGCCATCCACTCTTAAAAAAGAAGTCGATGAATTGGCTACTTGTGGATTGAATATTAAAGTTGTTCAAGTAGGTGATAAACAATCGGGATTTTCTGCTGGTAATCAATTCAAACCAGCAGGTTGTGCTGTGTTGACTATCGCTGCTGATCACGGTGGTGGTAGAACTTATGGTAGAGTTACTGTAACTACTGATATGGTAGATGAAAGTGATGGCGTTCTAGTTCCTGATAAATTCAAGAAAAAAGATGTAGTCATTATTAAACCTATGGAATTAAAAGTCGATCCAAATCTCATTACCAATGTAACTGATAAAGGAAATGGTAAGAATACTCCAACAAATCTTAAATTGGCTGGGGAATCCAAATCTTGGGAAGATACCAAGGAATTGGGTATGATTTATGAAAATATGACACCTTCCCGTCTAATGAATGATGAAAAGGCTGCGGAATTAATTTTTGATAAAATTAAGGGTACTCCAAATCTCACAATTCCTGTTATTAAAGCTTATGTTAAGCGATATTTACCAATGGTTGGCAAAAATGAATCGGACATAGATTTTTTAACTGCTAATGTTTATGACATGTTATCAGAAGAAGGACTCCTATAAGTAAAATTTAAAAAAAAAAATATGAACAATCAACAAAACACATCAAGAGATTGGGAATCCGTGAATGAATTGACAATGATCTATGAGGAGACATTGAGAGAAAAATTCGATTTCAAAAAAGCCGATAGAAATAAAAATGGTGAATTGGAAGATTGGGAAGAAAATATAGGTAAAAAAGTCTTTGGTGATAACGAAGATGAGGATGAGGGTGAGGAAGACGAAGATAATGAGGATTGCGGCGAGGAACAAGATGAGCAGGATGCTTGCTATAAAAAAGTAAAATCCCGATATGATGTGTGGCCTAGTGCATATGCTTCTGGCGCATTAGTTAAATGCAGAAAAGTAGGAGCAAAAAATTGGGGGAATAGTAAGAAATAATGGAACAAATGTCCCAAAGACAGTTACTAGAAAATTTACGTGATTGGTTCGCTCCTCATGTAGATAAGAAAGGTAAGAAATTTAAAGGTTGGATCAACTGTAAAACAGGCGGACATTGTGGTAGAAAAGATACATCAAAAGGTTCTTACCCTGCATGTAGAGCTACGAAAGCAGCTTGTAAAAAAATAAAAGGCAAGATGTATAAAAAGAAAAGCTCTGAAAGAGTTAATTGGGAAAATAATAATAAAAAAGATAAATAATAATATGGCTAGATATAATAATGAAGATCAACGTAATTTAGAAGAACTCTTAGAAGAAGGATTTTTAGACCGTTTTAAGGCTTATGGTGCTAATGCACTTGGAGCAGTTAAAGGTGGAGCGCAACAATTAAAAGGTAAAGCACAACAAGCTGCTGGCGGTGTCGTGCAAAAAGCTGGTAATTTAGCAGCTAAAGGAGTTGAAGCAGTAGGTGGTCAAATCGATCCCTCGCAAAACAAATTGACTCAGGCTGGACAAGGAATGCAACAAACTGGACAAGCTAATGTTGCCGCTGGTGCAGTTCAGGGGCAAATTGCTAAAATTGATTCTTATAAAAATAGTGCATCAAAAAATATCCAAAAAATGGTTGCTGATATTCAAAATGACTTGACCAAATTAGGCATTCAACTTAATACCAAAGACATGGCAAGATTTTCAAAATCTATGACAACAAGCCTTACGAAAGCTTTAGATATTTTCAAAGGACAATTGGGTCAAGCTCCAGTAGGACAAGAGGCTGAAGAAGAAGATTATTATTAAAATAATTCTTCCAACTGTAATAGACAAGCGATACAACATATCTCTCTGTCAGTAACAGAAATCATTTTAAACAAGCTATCCGCAATCATTAGGATAGCTTGTTTTTTTATAGTGTCATCAATTCGTAGATCATAGAAATGATTCAGCAAATCTTTCAAAAGAGCTTCGTGATCAGAATCAAAAAGCTCTTCGTTCTCAATGAGAAACTTTCTGGTTTCCAGTGTCTTACCTGACTTGAGATTATTATAAATTAATTCTAATGTCTCATTAGTATCCTTCTTTGATTCAATAGTGAGGATACCAGACTTGGAGAACTTCTCCAACTCATTGATGCATTTCCTGATATCGGGAAAATGACTCTTAATTAGGTTCACCAGATTCTTCTTCTGATCATCAGGAATCTCCACATTCTCTTTCCTAAGAATATCCACACAACGACGAGTGACATCTTTCAGGGATGTGTAGAGTGTGAGACTCTGACAACGAGACTGTAGAGCAGGGATGATACGATGTTTGTAATTACCTGTGAGGATGAATCGTGTGGTGGATGAATAGGACTCCATGACGTTACGTAGAATCCCCTGCGCCTGTTTGGAGATACCATCTGCTTCATCCAGAATTACAATTTTCAATCCACCATCGAAACTCATTGTCTGAGCAAAACCGATGACTTTCTCTCGAATTGTATCCACACCGTTTTCATCAGATGCGTTGATATACAAATAATCACAATCCAAAATATCTTTAGCGATGATTTTGGCAAGACTGGTCTTACCGCTTCCAGCAACACCAGTCAGTAACAAATTCGGGATATCTCTACCAAAATTTTGGATTATTTGTCTTGTTTTACCATCAACCATCAGATCATCCAAAGTCTGTGGTCTATATCGTTCAACCCATAAATCGCTCATACATCAATACCAATAGCATGGTTTGATCGTTTGTCAATAGTTCTTACGAGATTTGCACAGTCCAATAGGGAATCGAAGTCACCAATGTCGAACCAAAAACCATCCAGTTTCTCAACATTGACACCTTCCTTCTCATTCATCAAGCGAATGAGGTCAACGATTTCCAGTTCTCCTCTTGCCGATGGTGCGACCTTTTTAGCCATTTCAACCACTTCATTGGAAAATACATAAAGACCGATCACAGCATCTTCTGAGATAAATTCTTTAGGTTTCTCCACAATTTGTTTGATCAAACCATTTTCATCAGTTTCCACCACACCATATGCTGATGGGTCTTTTACTTTGTAAGTGTAGATTGTATTTGATTGGGGATGAATCGGTGAGTTACCAATGATAATATTATCACCAAGGATCAAACAGATTTCATCTGCATCTTTAATAAATTCTTCACCAACAATAAAAGCATCGACAAGACCACGAGGTTTGTCCTGAATTGCATAAGTCAGATTCAGACCGAATTTACCACCATCTCCCAACAAAATCTTAAATTGTTTTTGTTGTTCCTCATCAGCATTGATAATAAGGATATCTTGATAACCCATCTCCTTCAGTGTTTGAAGGGGATAGGCGATCACTGGTTTTTTATAGATACCCAATAATTGTTTGGATGTCGTTTTTGTAATGGGGTATAAACGAGTAGCTTTCCCTCCCGAAAGCACAATTCCTTTTTTAGTCATAAATTTTATACAGTTCGTCTTCAGAGATTTCTTGTTGTTTCTTTAATCTTTCCTTCTGATCAGCGATGATTTGTTCACAGTATTCAATGATTGCTTGCTTCTCAGTTCTGATTGGAAAGATTTCTTGCAATTTTTTAGTATCCAACACACAGTTAGAACGATTCGCATATGCTTTCAATTGTGATCTATCTACCAATTTCCAATCAGAATTGTGCATACCATATGATTTTAGAATCTCACAAATCTCCTCTGTTTTCAGTGGTTCGGGATTGGTAACATTGTAAATCTCTTTACGAACCCAATAAGTATCATCATTCAAAGTGCTAATAAGGCATTGCACGAAATCACAAAGATCAGGAATGTATGTCTTGGAATTTACAAGATTCAATAAATCATTATATTTTTTAATTTTGGTGAAATAATTTCGATATGAATTATCTTGACCAAAAGGCATTCTAATTCTCAAAACAATACCTTTCAAATCTTTTGCAAGATTTTCGTAAGCATGTTTGGATCTACTGTAGAATGAACTGTGATTCTGGAACAGTCCGAAATTAGGAGTATCTTTTTCCGACCACTCTTTGTCGTATCCATCATAAAGACAACCAGTAGAAACGTGGATGTAGTAGACTCCCAATGAGTCGCATGATCTATTAATTTCCAAAGGAATAGTGGTGTTTAATTTCCAACATTCTTCTTTTTCCAATTCTGCTTGGTCTACGTTAGGTTTACCAGTAAATCCTGAACAATTTATTACCGTTCTAATATTATTATTGAGAATGAATTTCTTCAATACTGACATGTCATGGTAATCAAGATCGTTTCTCGATTTAATTTGGATGCTGAATTGATTGGATTGTAAATGGTTAAAAAGGTAATTACCAATGTAACCCTTTCCTAAAATTAAAATATTATTGTTCTGGCTCATATTCGTTCTCGATAAATTCTCTGATATTGATCAGACTACAAGTATCATTCTCTTGAATAAAGTCAAGGACACCTGCGCAGAAATCTTCAGCCATTACTGAAATTTCTGTGTCTTCAATTGAATCAAGAAAATCTTGAAAATCGTTAATAGATTTAATAATTTTCTCTTCGTGAGTTTCCAATTTTTTAAGTATTGTGTTTTTCTTCATATTAATTATCAAAAAATGTTATGTCAATATCAAATGTTTTTTCTTCCCCATCGATAACCACTTTCGTTTGGCTTCTATCGATTTCTTTAACTTTATCAATGAATTTAGCAATGTCTTGATTGATGGTCAGAGGCAAGTTCTCGATCACTGAAATTCTATCTTTGATAGACAATTCAGAGAAACTCAAAGATTTTTCACCAAATTTCACACTCTTGACGAATTTAACAATTTCAAAAGTGAATAGATTAGTCAGATTCTTTCCGACATCTTTTTCTCCATCTTTTTTCAGAATATCAATTGCATAATTGATAACTTTATTTTCTTCAAATAATGTAGGGGTATCCAGTTCTACTGTCACTGCACCCTCGACAGTATGTTGGAGAGGGATATCAATTTTCTCCAAAATTTTGATGTCTCTGATATTAATCTCTCCATCTGATGTTTTGACAATATCACCTAAACTTTCCTTTCTTAATTTTAAGATAACAGGAATTTTATCGACAACCAACCAACCATTACTTCCAGTGTTTTCAACGATGATATCATTCAACATTTTTTGGAATTTCAAAACACCAACAGTTCCTTCTGTGAAGGTTGAAATGATATTTTTTTGTTGTTTGAATGATAAAGGAGCGCAATCAAACTTTTCGCCAGTAGTGATACAATTCACTTTGAATTTTGTATTTTTTAAATCTTGGATACTGTCCAAGAAGTTCTTAACATTATTGTCCATGCCCGTATTTACTACTGAAGATCAAATGTCAATAAAAAATCTACAAAAAATACAACATCAATATTTATTATACGGTAGAGAAATATCAATTAAAAAAGTTGCGGTGTTTCGGGAACATCACTTTTCATTTTATCGATATAATATTCGATATCCATAATGGTAGAATCCATTAAAATCTTACCATCAATTTTCTTCGATAGATAATAGATGATATCTCGAAAGTAATCCATATCATAGGAATAAAACAAACCTTTAACCATTTCGTATGGTAAAGATGTTAAGAAGTTGATTTCCATGTTTTCCAGTGCAGCATTTTGCAAAATGACTTTTTTATCCTCTGCATTTATTAAAAATTGTATCATCTTATTGTAGAAATCTGCTGGTAATTTTTCCAACATTTCATCTTTAACTTCATCTGACAATTCCGTAAAATCAATAACAAAATTACCGTATTCTATTTTTTTAATAAAATTGGATACAGATAGAATATTCAATTCTTTTACAAATTTACTTGGGATATCGACTAATACTTTTATATTTGAATGTTCAAACCAAGTAGGTTGAGTGGAAAATTTATTCAATTCTTTTACAAGATAATCCAATGATATTTTTATATTTTTCTCTTTTATATTAAAATTGATAGTATATGATACATATTTCTCCCAATTCTTTAAGATATTTACGAACTTTTCATGTATATTATCACCTTTGAATTTATTCAAATAATCCATGAAGAAGTCCTCATCTTCCTCCAAACATTTTTTTATATCGTTGATCGTTATCCTCATTACACAGCAATCTGTTCGTAATTCTGACAAGCAAATGTCACAGATTTCACAGGGAATTCTGTATTCTGATAATCCATCGTAAACCCTTCAACACCAGTGGGAAATGCTTTTCTAAAGATATAACCTTTTCTCAATTCGCCACCATTCGTGTATTGTTTTACTGTGATATCAGCTTTGAGATTTGCACCTGCTTCGATCAAACCTTTTATTGATAAAGCTATGATCCAAGGTCTGAAATATTCATGTTCCAAATCTTTTCTAGTCTCTAAAAAGTTTATAGAAAAGCTACGAGACAAGAAATCTTGTCTACTGTTCAAAACATATCCTGGCAAAAATCCACCACTATTTTCACCAATTGAACTAGAACCAAAATTAGCTCCCTCAGTTGGAATTGTCACTGCTTGTGCTGGTAAAATATTACCATTTTTTGTCATGGAATTAGGAGTGATCTTAGCTCTCCATTTTTCCTGTGCTAACTGTAAATACTGGTTTATGGAATCATTCGATACTCCATCAATGGATACTGACCATAATACTGGTATAGAAAGACAGTATCTAGCGTCCCCTGAGAACGCTTGGAGAAAATCTTCAATCTGTGGGTTAGACATGTAATTACTTAATCACTTAGACCAGTCCACGATAGAAATGATACGCGAAAGTCGCAGTGAATGTTTTAATTTCACCAGTTCCATCAGCAATTTCATAAGAAACTTCGCTGATATTTCGAAGAGAAGCACCAATCAATTGGATTGTTCTACCAACTTGCATTTCACTACCCGATGTCACATTAGAACCTCTTTGGCAAGGAATTTGAAGAACATCCAAAGTGATTACAGACTCATATCCTGGCATACAAATATTACCAGTAGTGGTTTCATTGTCGAAAAGAATTCTACTTGCTCTTTCAAGTTTCTCTCTGATATCCAAATTTTGATCGAGATAAAATTCTACAGACCAACCTTCAGAACCTGGATAGCTAGATTTTCCAGGAATATTGAAAGTTTGACCTGAATAATTCACCTGTTTGTTTTCAATATCTCTTCCAGGAAAAGTAGCTGTTTTAGCGTAAACAAGATCAGTCTCACCATTCAAGGAGAGTCCTGTGATGTCGATTTGTTTAACACGGAAGAGGAAGTCGCGAGCAAATTGTTTTTGCATCGCCTGATTCATAAAATTCTCGATGGTAGTGGCCATAATAATATTTAACTTTAAGATGTGATTTTTCTCCAAATAAAGTTTCCAGCACTTTTTCTTTTCCCATTACAAACAGAACCGATATGTCCACTATCTATACCAGTCTGCCTCATAGCTTCTTGTATTGATGAATATCTTGCAACAAATTCCCCTGATTTAGTATATTGTTCCACTTCTATACGATCCTTTCGATTCATCATTAATTTATTTTTATGATCATCAGATGTTTTTTTACCATATCTCCCATTTCTCTCACCTCTTCTGGAATCTCCCATTTTTTTCTTCGTCTCCTCTGACATTTTTTTACCATACATAGGATGGTTTTCCCCACTCTTGGCTTTTGACATATTTTCTCTCCATTCTTCTGTGATGACTCTCCCTTTAAAAATTTCACTTCTTTTTTTGCGAGCTTCAAGAGATTGTGTTGCTGAATATCTATTTTGCCCTCTTGAACAAACATTGTATCCATTTCCACTCATTAAACTATTGTGTTCTTTTATTAATCTCTCTTCAATATCCAATAATTCTTCCTTAGACATATCGGGATAATATTGATATTTGAAGGAAAAATTTTCTAAACCATGTTTATTAATAGCTCTCAATATGGGTCTAGGAGTATCTATATTCGATTTATGATATGAATATACTCGCTGTCTCAGATTCATAGTTTCTCCGATATAAACCTTCCCATTTATTTCATTTTTTAAAATATAAATAGCAGGGTATTGATCATATTCAGTTGCTTTACCTAAATTGTAAATAGTAGTTCCAGCCATAATACTATTTAGTCATTTGTCAAAAATTTCAATAAAAAAAATCCTGATCAGTAAAAACCAATCAGGATTTGAATATTATTCAGTATTTAGATTAGATCAACTCATCAAAGTTTGCATCAGATCTAGTCGCCGTAAAGGTGCAGAGGATGAACTCTCCAGTTCTCGTTGGTTTGATTAGAATATCAACTTTCAGTTCATTGCTGTCAATGACTTGTGGTGTATTATTTCTCTCATCGCAGACGATCAAGTAATCATAGCAACCACCGTTTTCCTTCGCAGTTTTGAAGATTGGGTCTAGTGTATTGACCAATCTGGTGCGAGTGAATTCATTGTTAGGTTCAAACACGAAGAATTGCGCTGTTTTCTTGGTAGGTCTTTCCAGAGCAAGGAACAATCTACGAACATTGATACGATCAAATGCACTTGGTTTGCGAGACATCGTTTTTTGACCGAATACAACGATTCCTTGAGATGCAGAGAACATAACAGGGTTGATATTAACTTTGTAAAGTTCATCACGTTGTTTCTGATTAGGATTGATAGCGATGTCCAAAGCGTTGGTTACAAGACCACGAGTGAATCCAGCAGGAGCAGACCATGGGAATTCAGCAGCATCGCTACGAGCCATGATAGCAGCTTGATAACCAGAGAATGGAATCCAAACTTTCTCACCAGTGAAATCATCATAAGCTTGCACCCAGTTACCATAGGTAGCAGCGTAAGATGTATTTTCCAATTCAAATTGGTGTCTCATTGCCCAATAAACGTCCAATTGGAAGTTCTTGGTTTTATCAGCAAGAATCTTACTGTTTCTACCAGTCACAAGAATGTGACGGATTGGATCAGCAATGAAGATACAGTCACCACGACCACCAGTGTTACTTGGGAGGTTACAGAAATTCTCAAATTGATTGAAGACTGCACTGTAGCTTCCACGAAGATCGGTAGCAACCGCATCGTTGAAAATATCTTGTGATGTTCTAAGAGAATCGACTTTCGCTTTCAATGCAGGATTGTATAGAGTATCATCGTAATAAGTTGTTCCAGCGGCAGATGCCATTGTGAACACTGTTCCAAGACCACCTTCGACTACGACATCAATGTCGTAAATCTCATCGTTTTTAACACTTTCCAAAGCACGATTGATTTTACTTGGAATGCTTCCAATCAATTTCTGTGTAATTTTAGTTGGGCTATATGCACCAAGAGGATACAGAGCATCAGCTTTTACTTCCAAATCATTAACAATTTCATCCAATTGTTGTGCAAATGCTCCGAACTTGTTGGTAGCAGATAAACTACCACCAGCAGACAATTTGCTAACTTCGTTGTAGAAATTATCAGTAAACACTCTGATTTTCTTCTGAGGAATACCAGCGGAATCCAAAGAAGATTGTGTAAATTTATTGGAAATGTATGGGTTCACCATGACTTCCACATTACGAGCATTGGTATCTTGTGTTTCCAAGAAGAATGGAACAGATGGACCACCTGTAGGATTGAGTTGAGTACGGAATGTATCAATCGAACCGACAATTCTGTCATCCAGAACGAAATCCAATTTGAAAGATTCTGTAGCATAAATGCTCTTACGAAGTTTGAATACTCCCAAATTTAAGAGGTCATCATCTTCTCTACCATCAATGTTGTAATCTGTAAGATTCTCCATGATTTGAGAGATGCTATTGGAAGCTCCACTTGCAGTAGAAGACAGATTGAATTGCAGAGTGCCATTTGGAATCTGAGTATAGGTGCTGTGGTAGAGAGAAGTCAAGCTAGTGGTATATGCACGAGTAACAGCATTGAATGGGGAAGCGGGGTCGATGTTAGTATTATCGCAAATACCAACATAGTAACCTTCAAATTGACTATTGATAGTGGTCTGAGCTTTATCAAGCACGATCACACCAGCACTACCCATTCTTTGTAAGAGAGACAAAGAACTAAGAGTTGGGCTAGTGGGGTATCCATTAATAAGTTCGTTTCTAGTTGCAGCAGTTGAACTCCAATCAAAAAGAGTTCCTTCCATTGCTTGAGCATATTGAGTCTCAGTCAGAGTAACTTGGATAGGGCTACCCAAGATGTAAGAAGCAGCAGAAAGATCCAAATTATTTGTAACCGATGCCGACAAATTGGCAATAGTTGACAAAGATGCAGCAGAAAGAGTCGGGCTACTCACATTGTCAATAACCGTGGATGAAACAACATCAGGTTTAACTGCAACTACTGGATAAACCAGTGCCGTGTGTTGTGTACCGAATCCATCACCAGAACCGCTACCATAAGGAATGCGGAAAGTGTAGATGTTGGCAGGAGAATTCAGAAGTTCTCTTACAGTATAATAAAAATATCTTTCAGCACTATTCGTTGGTGTGCCGTAAATCGAATCCAATTCGTCTCTAGTAGTGATTTTGATCACTTCATCTGATGGACCTTGTGAGGTGAAACCAGTCACGAAAACGTTAGTACCAACATTTGTCGGTGCGATGAGACTCAAATCTCTCTCAAATATCTCTACTCCCGCTGAATTTATTGTTCTTTGCATATCATTATTTAGCTATTTCCTTCACAAATTTTAATTTTAACATAGTTCCTATCGGATAATCATGTCTAGCTGAAGGATTTATACGTTTCACGATTTTTTCACCAAAATCCTTCAAAATTTTTAAATTACTATAATCCATTCTAACCTTTTCATAAAATTCACGTTCATTTAAACAATAAATTTCATATGGCGATCTTTCATTGTTTTCATAAATAGTCACCACAAATGGTTTATCAGGATTTACTAAGTTTCTATACCCATAAATTTCTTCAACTGTTTTTCCTTTTCTGGGATCTTTTTTTGAATGTTTTATTCCTTTTTTCCATCCATGCCCATGTTTATCAAAATAATCATTGGCTTGTTTACGAAGTCTTTCTTTAAACGCATCGGGATTATTGTATATATCTTCCGCCTTTTTACCTTTTCTATGATCTATCCACCCTGGACTATAATCCGTTCTTTTTTTACCCTTGTGTTTAAACGGTCCCATACCACCCTTAGCTTGATTCTTAAAATTATAATAAGCGTCATTACTCTCCACATTGTAAAATTTTAACCATTTGGTTTCTAATTCGTATAATTCAGATCTATCGTTCCCATAGTAATAATTTAATACCAACATTTTAAATGTAGTAGGTCTTTTCTTAATAGAATCGTTCAACCATTTACTACCAGATTTATATTTGTCGAAAATACTACCCTTATGTGAACCAATATAAAACATATCTCGTTCCATATCGCACCACATATACACATATCCAAAATAGGATGTTTGTTCGTTAATTTCTACACCATGGGTTTGCATATAATTATTTAGCAAATACCGAACAAAAATTTCCTATTTAAGAAAGAGTCTGATTATATCTATCACATCCTAACAAATTGATGTGCATTTGTGAGAAAACAAAGGTAAATCCACTTTCAATCTCCATTTCACCCGTCTCGTTCTGAGAAAATGCCAATTCATCAATTGATGTCACAAAAGCTTTAGTATATTTAAATTGGATTACTTTATTATCATATTCATCCAAACCATACATCGTAATATCTGTTTGGTAATCGGAGAAATTACCATCGACTACAATTCCTTTTGCATTGAATTGTCCTGTTTTTTGGTCATGTTGTAAGTTCAACCATTGATAAATTGCCCAATAATTATTATAGCCAGAATCCACCTTAAATTTTACATTTACAGGAGGATATGGATCTTTGGAGTGGGATGACACATAAAGAGTATCGCCAGCATATCGAGTCGCAATCGCTTTGATTGTCAGACCTGGAACCATTGTCCCATAGATACTGAATTGCACACTATCAGGGATGATCGTATTGTCATTTCTCGTGTAATTTGATTGGATCTTCTTGAGAATTGGGGGTAGATCAAATACCAGAAGGAATTTGTCTTTTCTTGTTCTGTTAAGAAAGCTTTGGACTACGGGAGTTGACATGATATTATTTAATCATAGGAAATTAAATAATATCAAATTCTTTTGGTATAATCACGTTCCCCGTTCGCTCCTCGAACATTGGTGCGATATCCTTTGGTTTATGTCCAGCTAATCCACAACCAATCTGTGTAACGAGAAATGTCTTATCGGGATTATCCTTGGCAAATTTTAGAAAAACATCTACATGGTTTTTGATTTCCGCTAAAGACATTTTAGATAAATTGTAGCCTTTGGTGGGAAGAGCATAACATCTACCAGTCAATCCTTCTCCAACTCCATATTCTGCACCGAATTTCTTATGCGCTGTTTTAGCGGCTCCAAGTCCGTGTCTTCCCGATTTATTTGATCCGAATACCATATATTCATTATCACTCAATTCTGTAATATTGTCTGATGTATATCTCATATAATGATATTATCATCACGATGATGAATTTCAACCGAAATATTTATTCATTGCATCCCATTGCTCATAAGAAATATTCCTATCAGGATTGGAATAAACAGAACCTTCAGGTAAGAACCATCCCTGTGCTTCCAAATCTGCCATGTCACTAGCTGCCATTGAACCTGAACCACTAAAAAGCATTGGTGCTAAGTTGGAATTTTCAATTTTAGCAACTTCTTCATTCGTATAAATGGATGTGGCTGATTTGTATTTGAATAGTCCTTGGTCGATTGGTTTGATAACCAATGGTTTATCACAATCGTCTAGTTCATCAATTTCAAAATATAATTCGGTGATATCATTATACAATGCCATGAGCATCCAAACAGTTGCCATAACTCTATCGTCATGTTCTCCTGCTTTTGCTTTCCAAGAACCATTTGAATATCGAACAAATGTTTTGAATTCTTTCAAACAATCTATCGAACGGAAAGATACTGCTCTTGTTTCATTGACGAAATATCGCATATTAAGCACTGCTTTATATTTCGTATTGATATGAGAAATCATACCATTCTGTTTGTTTTTGTGTGCTTCTTTCGCACCCCAAGAAACCAGATTTTGATACATGAACTCGTTTGCCAATCGATCACAAACACCTGATCCTTGGTTGTTTCTCTCTATGAGTAGCAGAGGATTACCCCAATGACCACAAATTTCATTGACCACATTTGTGAATTCTGATGGACCGATTTTATTGTTGACATATTCAGCAACTTGCACGATTTCTTTTGGATTGGTAATATCAAAGATTTCCAAAACAGATGCATCCAATCCGACACCTTCCGCAACGTCACCACCAATGGCATATATTTTCTCCTGATCATACTCTTCCCAAATTTTATAGTGACCATCTTTGAGAATATGTTTTGGTTCAGAACATTCCGATTTTAATTTATCGAATAATGCTTCGTCAATCGACTGTTGGCTATTATCCAAGAATTCGTTACCATATTCCTGATTAAATGCTTCATAAGAACCCAAATCTTTGATTTGTTCTTGTTTCCACTCTTCGTCACGACCTGGAACTTCCCACCAATCAATACGCTCATAATGGAATCTGTTTTCCTTTTTGGTTGCACCGATATATAGACGATGGAATAGATTACCAACACCATTTGGAGTTGATGTGATAAGAATCCTAGATGTTCTAGCACGAGAAATTGTGGGATATACCGATCTCCAGAAATCTTCAACAATACTCTCTGGTTCGATGAAAGCAAGCTCATCTAACAACAATAGGTTAATTGTTTTACCCCTTGCAGCATTACCAGTGGTGGTTGAAATTTCAATACTACTACCATTAGCCAATTCCAATCCAGTATCACCCCATTTTTTAATACCTGGCTTCAACCAGTTAGGCAATTCCATGTAAGCAAGTCGGACTCGTTTGAAGATGTTTTTTGCAGTTTCCTCTTTGTTAGCAACGATAACGATGTTTTTATGGTCTTTGAAACAAGCTTCGTGTAGTGCCAATGCAGTAGCAATCGTCGTTTTACCACTCTGTCTCGATGATAGAACAATATTGAATCGGTGTTCATCAAAAGCTTCTAACAGTCTCTCTTGATAATCAAACAAAGGAATGACTTTCTTACCTTCATCGGGATCAATAATATAAAAGTAATTTGATGCGAAATATAAAAGAGATTCCTTACACTTCTCTATCTCCATCACCATTTCTGGTGTATATTCAAACACTGCATCAGCAGTTGGGAGATTGGGATTACCCATATACTCCTGTCTTTTCTTTTTAGCTGCCATAATTAAAAGTAATTACCATATATACTCCCATCACTACCTCCTGTAGATGGTGGGAATATCTCATTTCTCACAATATCATCGGAATTTTCCGTATAGATCTTATTGGCACTCAAAGCACTGGACAATTCAGGGAACAACACTGAAGATATTTTACCGAAGTAAGAATTATCAGCATTTTGTTGATTGAATGCTTCTCTAGGTTCATTTGTAGTGAAATTGTGTTCACTACGAACTGCTTTCAGTCTCCATACATAATGACCCATTGCAGGGTTGAGTTCTGACTGATCTTCGTCCATCGCCTCTGTCACTTCAAATATCTTAGCACTTCTACCATTAGGTCTATCACATCCAAATGGATAAACGATAATCTTGTCCTGTGATTTGGGTTCTACTGGATGATTTTGGAAATAACTCAAAGAACCGAATTTCGTCTCAAATTCATCGATGTGTAAATACAATGTTAAAGTATCGGGGGAGTCCATACCAGCCAAAGCATAAATTGGAGAACCATTTTCCATTTGGATATATGCTTTGATTTCCATTGCACTCAACCAATACATCGTGGTATGTTCTCCATAAATAGAATTCATTTGGTCTGGTTCAAAAGTATTGACCATATAACCAATTGTTACACCATAGTTATTGATGAGTTCTCCAAATTGAGAATTAAAAATTGCTCTTTCTGCTTGGAAATTAGATGGATCAGCGAATCCACCACAATTAGGACGATATACACCAGCGAAAATTTTCTCAGGTGTTAAGCATGATAAAGGTATTGTTGGACATCCAGCCATTATTTTTTAATTTCTATTATTTTTCCGCATTGTTGACCATGAAGATTGGTAAACATTTTTATAACTTGATTGGAATTCTTTCTTTTGATTTCTTTGCCATCTTCAAATTCAATACCACCCAAAGATCCCAACTCTTTTAATAATTCATCACCAATCAAAATTTGACCATTGCTTCTGATCTTTTGATATGGTCCTTCAGTTGAGATATTTTTTCTATTAACCATACGGACAATATCACTACCACCTTTTTTGTTGTCAGGATTGACTAGACTTTGTTTGATATTCCCAAAAGCATCTTTGTGGCGGTATTCTAATATGACACCGTTGTGTTTTTCGAAAAATTCCAGAAAAGATTCCATATTACTATTTAAGAAAAAAGGGAGAATCACCACGATTCTCCCTTCTTGAGTTTATTTTTTTCTAGAAATTATTAGCGGAAGAAGTCTTCCGACTGTCTCAAATCAGACACTTTGTTTTGTTTACCGTAATTTGGTTGTTTTGCACCATGCAGAGCATGACCGTAATCACCATCGTTACCAACTTTATCAGTGGTTCCAGTTACTTTGGTTCCTTGATTCTTAGGTTGTGGGCGACCACCAACTTTGTTGTTTTTGGATTGAAGTTTGTGAGAACCGTCTTTGGAGTTTTTAGCACCAATCGTTCCATCGTTACCAACTTCATCGGTAGGATAAAAGTTTTGTTCGTCTTCGTCGTATTCCTCTTCGTCGTCATACATATCGCCTTCTTCATCCATTTCATCGCCTTCTACATCGAAATCGAGATCATCTCCTTCGTCACCGAGGTCTTCTTCACCTCCAAGAACGCCCATAAGAACATCATGAAGTTTCTGAGCAGTAGCACGGTCGAGAGTAAAGGTAACTTCATCACCCATGTCTTCATCGCCCATATCTTCATCACCCATGTCATCACCGAATTCGTCATCAGTTGGAGCATTGCTAAGACCCAATGCAGCGTTTTCAGCATCTTCGCTACCACCCATAACAGATTCAAACAATTTATCAAATGTAGATTTTTTCATCATAAAAGTATTTAGTCTTTCTCTTGCAATTTTTTTAGATTCTTTAACAATATTTTCTTCAGCTTCTTCTCTTTGCATATCTTTTTTCATATTTTTGAGAGTTTTCTCAAGAGAAGCTTTTTCTTTATCGGATAGATTAGGATTTTTTAATTTTTCCTCGATTTCAGAAATTCTATCATATTGTTTTTCTTCGTTGTCTTCTTCATCACAACCACAATAATCATCGTTCAATGCTTTATGGAAGCCATCTGCTTCTGTCGGTCCGCCTTTTTGGATACCCATTTTATCATTGAATGCATTTTTCGACATTTTAGGAATTTTTTTGGATTTGTTGATATTTTCCTGAGCATTCTCATTCACAACGGTTTTAACGCTTTTAAGCATTTCCCCGTAAACATCTCCTAGTGTTGTTTGTTTTTTTCTCATAAATTATGGTTGATATGGTTGATTGGTTATAGTTACAGTTCCAGCATTAACATCCATATCGAATGAATTAGTTGGATATTTCAATTCAACAGTAGAACCATCAAATTGTGCCAATTCTGAAATGAATTGTGTCAATTTAGTGTGAAAATGGAAAACTTTGAATACATCAACTCCCAATTCATCGATAATTTCTTGAGGAGTTAAGTTTTCATGATTCCACATGATGTCAATACCATCTCTCTGGGTTCTAACCAAATTATTAAAGCAATTTTTTGATAATTCTTTAATACGTCTGGTTGTATTTTCCAGTCTAACCTTCTTTGGCACTGGCACTCGCAATGGTATTGTATTGTCTCCTAATAATGACATATTATTATTTAGCTAAATTTTTCCAAAATTCGTAACCTTTTAATGTTTTACATATATCTTCTCCTAAAATCTCATTTGCTCTAGAATTAGAAGGTATGATAGAATTTTTTATTGTATGTAAATCAACGTAATTATATACTGTATCGTCCTCTGGTGTTTTATTGACTATATTATCAAAATCGTGTTCAATTTTAGGAATACCCAAAAATTCCCAAACTCTATCCATAACATATTTTGGATTATGTGTAAGGTAATCATAATCAATCAAAAGAAACCTATCGCTGTAACCTCTTAAAAAGGCATCTTGTAGAATTGCATATGCCGATCCCACTTCACCTTGTAGGCTACCCCAGTGTTGCACCCTACCTTGAGTTGTCACACATTGAGGCATCGGACCTTGAGGTGGGAATTTATATGAACCTTTTCTATATAAAGACTCGAAAGAAGCTAAAACATCTTTAATGTCTCTCACAGGGGCAATAATTTTAACTTTTTTACCTGTTATTGTTTCGATCATTTCTATATTATGACCCCATGCTCTCGACTTATCAAAGATATATGTTTTTTCAGTGTTGTGGTAATTATTGAATACTGTATTGAGTATTCTTTTCAAATTTTCATCAGCAGAAGCATTTTTATCAGCACGATGTTCTAGTATATTAGACCAAGAAACCTTGATATTATTTAATAGATTTGGTAAACCAGAGGTAGGAGTACAGAATACATTTTCATTCTGTGCCAATAAGTTCATGAGTAGTGTGCTACCAGATCTTGGTAGTCCACCAACGAAAAATATTTCTTTCATCTCAAGATTTAGTCTAAATTAGACAGAAAGCAAAGCTATCTTTTTGAGATTACCATTTATTCTTATAACTAAAGAATTGCCACCGTCTACTGTCGATAGAGGAACTGATGATGATCCAAGAACAAATTGATTACGTGCGGTGGGGACAGCACCCGTGCCTAGAGCAATACAACCTGATAAAGATGCTCCAGAATTCGAACCAATGAAGATAGAATTATTCGCATTGGTAGCACCGCTACCAGCATCCAACCCTATGAAAATAGAATTATTCGCATTGGTAGCACCGCTACCAGCATTATAACCTAAAAAATTAGAATTATTTGCATAGGTAGCATCACTACCAGCCTTCTGACCAAAGAAATTAGAATTACCAGCATATTTAGCCTTATAACCAGCCTCAAGACCAAAGAAATTGGAATTACTTGCATTGGTAGCATAGATGCCAGTGCTACCTCCACCAGCCCTCTGACCTAAAAAATTAGAATTAAATGCATCAACACATCGTTCACCAGCCCTCTGACCTAAAAAATTAGAATTACTTGCATTGGTAGCATAATTACCAGCATATCTTCCTAAGAAATTGGAATTATTTGCATCATCAGCTTGGAAACCAGTATTAGCACCTAAGAAATTGGAATTATTTGCATTGTTAGCTTCAATACCAGCATTATAACCTAAGAAATTAGAATTAAATGCATTGATAGCACCGCTACCTGCATAATAACCTAAGAAATTAGAATCACTCGCATCTTCGGCGAAATAACCAGCTTTATAACCCAAGAAATTAGAATTACCCGCATCTACGGCTAAATGACCAGCATATCTTCCTAAGAAATTGGAACGCACTGTATTTGTAGTACCACTACCAGCATTCTTACCGACAAAAAAACTATCTGTACGTGTCGCGCTAATAGGCAAGCTGCCTATATTAATTGCGCTTGTAGCAAAAGTTTGAGTCGTTGAGAAATTATTATTAACGTTTACTCTAGCATAATTAGCAGAAATAGCACGGAAAGTGGTATCCGTATAATTTTTGATAGAGCTTAAAGGAGTATTATATGTCACCCCTCTTTGATTCAAAATAAAAGTCTCACCACCAGATAGAGGTGTTGTCGCTGGATCATATTGGGAAATCTTAGGCATATGATTATTTAGTCATCAATTAAATAATAATGTGAGTATTAAAATATCATCTCTTCAAAAGTCAAAAGCACAGAAAAATGCAAATTCTTCAGGATATTTGTATAAAGATGTCGATTTTGACCTCAAGCCAGCTTATTCTTACAATAACCAATTGAATAGAAAAGAGAATTTGAAGGATATTCAAGCTATATTCGATGTCGAAGCGATTAAAAATAGTATTGTTAATTGTTTCTTGACAGCACCTGGTCAAAAGATATTGAATCCTACCTTTGGTATTGATCTGAGAAGATTTTTGTTTGAACCTGTGGATGATTATACCTCAGAAATCATCGAAGATGACATCTCAAGAAGATTACCTCTTTTAGAACCAAGAATTACAGTGACAAATGTTTCAGTATTTGCTGATCCTGATGCACAGGAATATCGAATTTTTCTACAAATCAATATTCCATCTTTAGATGTGGAAGGTTTAAGTATCAAATCAAAATTAAATACCATCGGTTACACTATCCTCTAAATAATAAAAAATGAAAGAATCTATTGAATACAATTTACCGAAAAACGCTTACATCAATTTCGATGCGCTTTCTCTCAAAGATTTCATCATTCAAAAATTGAATGAAAATTCTAATTTCACTGATCAGAATTATGAGGGAAGTAACTTAGCTTCTTTTATTGATATCATCGCTTTTAGTTACCATGTTTTACTGTTTTATTTGAACCAGACAGCTTCGGAGAGTATGTTCTCTCAAGCTACGATTTATGAGAACATCAACAAAATCGTAAATTTGATCGGGTATAAACCAACTGGTAAACAAACATCTCTAGTTCCTGTGTCATGTGTGGCAAGCAATTCTTTGGGAGTTGGTAACTACACATTAAGAAAATATGGATATTTCTTGGTTGATAAAATCCAATACACGATATTGGAAGATTTCAATTTTGAAAAATCAATTACTGGTTCTCAGGATATTGATAGTATTAAAAATAATTTAATCCTTTATCAAGGCACAGTTGGTGAATATCCAATATACACTGCAAATGGTGATGAATTTGAAACTCTCCCGATTGTAGTAGTTAATAGAGTCGATACCAACGATACCAGATTTATTGCTGATGGGACTATCAGTGTGTATGTCAAAGAGCAGAGTGATGGTAAATGGTATGAATACCAAGAATTGGATAATATTTTCCTCGCTAAAAACGATGATCGTTACTACAGTGTTCGCCTGAACGATTCAGGGTTCTATGAAGTCAAATTCGGTAATGGTGTTTTCGGTAAAAAAATTGAATCTGGTGATGAAGTTGCAATTTATTACATCCTGAGTGATAACATCAATGGTATTATCAGCAAAGGTGCTATCAATGGTAACAAATTGTTCAATTTCAACTCCACTATATTCACTCAAATCTATAATGATACCACAACTTCCAACAGTGAGAATGTCATTGATTCTGTAAACAATTCGTTTCTGTATTTCACCAATACAGACAATTCCACTGCTATATCGGAAGCAGAAAGTGTTGAGCAAATCAAAAACAACGTTCCCAAATATTTAAATTCTCAAATAAAATTGGTAACTGAGGATGATTATGATACTTTCTTGAACAAAGAGATATCGAATATCATTTCTTCTGTTAAGACTGTCAATAACAAAATTTTTATTGATAGTTATATTGACTATTTCTACAAAATCTGTGTTGATCCCAATAAATCAAACAGAGTAATCATAAATCAAGTAAATTTTGCAGATTCTTGTGACTTCAATAATGTAAACGTGTTTTGTGTTCCCAAATTTAGTCTAAAAGATGATGGTACATATCCACCGTTTCTATCAAATAGCTTGAAAAATTTGATTATTGAAAAAACAAAAGATAGAAAAATTTTAAGCCATGAAGTAGTCCCTCGTGATCCAATTTATGTCGCTTTCGATATTGGATTTACCAATGGTGTCGCTAACAAAAGCGTCTTGGATACGAGTAAATTAGAAATTGTTCGTAGAAACGATTCTAAAACAAATCCTGAAAATTTGAAAAAGAAAGTTGGCGATATCATCTTGTCGTTTTTCGATAGTTCAAGAAATGTCTTAGGGCAAAAGCTGGATATTTCATCGCTGACATCGGACATATTAAGTTTGGAAGGAGTCGCCAATATAAGAACAAGAAATGGTAATGAGATCTTCAATGGTATTTCATTCGTATCATGGAATCCTATTTATGAGGATGTTGATGATCTTATTATCAATCAAACGACGACATTACCATTCTTCAAATTCCCTTACTTCTTCAATCCTCAATCAATATATCAAAAAATTTCAATAGTAAATGAGTAATTACCAACAATTTGATTTTAAAATCGTTGATTACAAAAACGAACAAGTTCTTAGTGCATATGCTCTAAAGGAAACACCATTAAAATTTATACCAAATGTTAATAATTTTGTATATATTAGAGTTTTGTGGGATTTCGGTGATGGGACATATTCCACATCATTAACTGCTAACAAATATTACGATAAGCCTGGAAAATATGATACCAATCTAACAATTTTCGATTGCTATTCAAACGCTATTATATCAAATACAATTAAAACAGTTGATATCAAAGACTATTTGGTAAACACCTTTAGAATAGACTTTGAAGATGCATCGTATTATGATAACATTACATGGAAAAATGGAAAGATTTCAGGTCCTTTAATTGCTTCAGCAACTTACCCAAGTAATGTTACTCCTTCCACCATATTCTACAGAATAAGCGGAAGTGGCAGTGAGTATTATTTCCAAGATACTCCAGATAAGTTCAGACATTTAAGAAACACATATTCTTTTTTTGAAAAAATATACAATCAGACAAAAAAACAATATGAATATATCGAGATTGATAAAATTGAAATAGATACAGTTCCAGTGTATGCTAAGATATCAAATAATAGTATTACATTGACTAATTCTACAGATGTATCAGCGTTTTATGTTGGTTTATCAGGTAACAAGCAAGTCTATTTTAAAGACGATAGTGTCAATAAGTTGCAAATCGATCTTTTCTTTGATAAAAGAAACAATAACATATGGGACAACAATTTGAAAGTATCTCTATCTGCTAATATCATTCAAAATAATGAAGTGGATAATTTCAGTGTTACCTCAAATGGTATGGATGGTGAATTTTATGCGGAAGATTCGTTCAACATAGATTCTCAAAAGTTTTCAAACGTCGATATTCCCTTTGTTATTAAAGTTAAAGATTCAGAACACTTTACAGTTAAGAATTTTAAACCTCTTTCTGCTTCAAACTTAGTATATACGGTATTATCTTCAGACGATGTTATTTCATCTCAATATTATACAATATCAGCTAAAGATTCTTTCAATGGTGCAGTGAGAAATACCATACGTTTCACATCACCAACCAAAATGAATGATGTTAAAATCACGGTATCTGGATCAGTATCATCAGTTCAAGGTAGTGTATACTCTTTGAATGGTGAGACATCTGTATTTGATGTTTATCCACAGAATTTCTTAACAATTGAGAAAAAGAATGAGAGTTACGATGCCACTGAAATGTTCAAGGATTTACGATTCCAAGAATTTCTTTTGGATGATAGTATGCTGTTTGATGAATTTATTGGGTCTATATTTGGAACATTGACTTCATCTTATGACACTCTCGGTAAGAAGATATACGAAAAAATAACAAATTTTGTTCAGAATATTCAAGATGTTGATAGGAACGAGATATTCCCATTAATTTCACAAATGAAAATGCTGAACGCATCGAATAATGTGTTTGAGGACAATTCTTTCACTTATCCAGAAAAAATTAAAAGAATTTTGGATCTTTTTTCCATCAGCAACAATAAATTGTTGGGTATCAATAACAAATTCAAAGAAAATTTCGATTTGAGAGGATATTCATCTAAGAGTGTATACGGTATCAATCTCGGAGATGAGATAAACACGAATACTTATGTGGTATCTGCTGGAACTCCTATTGTAGCACTCGAAAAATTCAGTAATAAATATTCCCTATTGAATACTGAGCAGCCTGTTGAATATACCACAAATACTGTCTATGCATTATCATCCTACAATCAAAATTGGGGATGGCCGTTGGTATTACCTGATACTTTCCAATTTGGAGATATAGAAAAATATTATCTATTTTTCGAATATGTCGATACTTTCGACAATACTCTGTATGATAACACCATAATCAAAGATAATACGTTATATGACATGTTATCCACGGAAAACATCATTAGAGATAATGATAATGACCCGATTTTGGATGAAAACGGTAATTATATTCTCAATGAATACACCACACCGTCTTACAAAGACTTCACAATGGGAATTGTATTACGTGATACACTTTATCAATCATTATCTCTGGTTAAATAATAAAAATGGAGAACGTATTAAACATCACACTTCCCAAATCCATCACAAATCCAAATGTCGATATTGTCGATGCTTTGGATTCGTCACAACCATTTTCTTTCTTAGAATTTATAAAAGTAGCAGAAGATTCAGTTGATAACTTGCAAAATGTTTACATTCAATACTTGAAAAGATGGAATAGGGTGAAGAATGTGAAGGAATCAGAAGATTCTTTGGTTATTATCGAGAGATATAGAGATTTCATAAAAGAAATAAATTTAAAATACTCCACAACAGAGGAGCAGAAATTCTTATCACAATTGGATTTCAATGATCCTTTGGATTTAGAGTTGGCAATACCGTTCTACAGTCGAAAATTGATAGAGATTGCTAATTATTACAATAAAAAGAGAGAAGAAGCAAAATATCAAGTTGTAAAGAAAAAGTTACTCGGCACTAATAATCTATTGGTGCAAGAAATAAGAAACAATATCATAAATTATTTGGAAAATGTTTCTAATGGTGAAATTTATTATGATATTCAACAAATCAAAGAAAATATTGATATTGATATTGATGAATTGTATGATTCATATCCATTATATTTCAACCAAACTCCGAATGATAGGATTTATGATAATAAAGATCTAGATTATGGGTTGGATATATTTTTGAAAAATAATTCAGAAATTATTTCAAACGTGTTTTCTGGTATGTCTAGTTCGGAATTAGGTATCAAAGAAATAAATGACCTTTTGGACAATAAAAGAAGACTGACTAAAAAATACATTGGTAGTGATTTTTATTACTTGTCCACTGGCTCAACTGTGAATAATTTTGTATCTGGTTTGGCTATATTGGCTGATGATCCGTCACAAAATTTTTTAAATGTTGATTACCCAACTACAGCATCGACAGATAGAAAAATCTTAATTTCAAAAGAAGATATTGGATATTTTCGACCTCATAAAACCTCGATAATCAATATTGATGGGAAAACACTCAGCTTTTCTTTCAATACTGAGAATCTGGAACCGAATACCATTTATTATTTCCCTGATCCGTCTATAAGAGGTGATAATGGTGATATTGTCACGTTTATCAATGATAATGACTATGTTCGTAGAAATTTCACTTCTGGTAAATCGCAAATATTACCATCGAGTAAAAGAAATGACAGCAAATATTACGGATACGTATCAAAAATCGAACCAAATTTCGACAAATATCTTGATAGATTACCAAATATCGGTTATCTACAAGATTCTAAACGCGATATCTACAACAATTTATTCGGTTTGTTTAAAGATGATAATAGCTTCACAAAAACTATTTCTACTTATGAAGCTGCCCCTGTATATTATCAGATATTAAATGGTCACACTTTCTATGACTATCTCTATGGAGAAGGCTTCAATTTCAATTATTCAACGGTTGATAATACCACATATGATTACACAAGTAGATCAGGACTAAGCACATTCACCAACGGTTTTTCTAGCATCGATCTGTATTATCAAATATTTGGTGGTGATTTCAGTAATAATCAATTTTATTATGAGAATGAATATCTTCCAAATTTCCAAACATTGGAAGGTTTGTTCATAATGGACGGTGATACTCCGTATATCGACGCAGCATCGTCTGATTTGAGTTCTTTTGAATTGAGTGGTAATTTCTATTACTCAAGACTGATTGAAGGTGGTATTAATTCTTCCTCACCATTGAGAAGAGCTTTGGATGATTCTAGATTTCCGACTATAACAGCGAACATGACTCAAAATGTGTTTCCTAATGAATTAAGCACATTTATGATTGATGGTGCTTGGTTTGGTAGTGATTATCCAGATTTTTCCCCAACTATATCTCAAATTTATTACGATAATACTACTTTGAAATCGAGTGAATACGTATTATCGTCAGCACCTGTTCAAAATCTTTATAACAGATTCAATTTGAATGGTAAATTGTATGTTAGAAACTCATATACAATGGAAATTTCACCTTTTGAATCTGAATTGAGTTATCTAACGGGTGTTCTTCCATTGTCAGTGTATACTGAATCGGTAAGTGCTGTTAAGAGATTTGATATTATCTCTGATATTCTCACAATTGAAACGGAAAACAACTTAATTATCACTAAATTGATTTTTGAAGATGGTGAATTTTTGACTCCAACCAAACAGACATATATAATCCAACATAATGGTAATATTTCAAATAGATACAGTAAAGATGGCAACATTTACTTCACCACTATTAGAAGCTTATCGAGTAATAATGTTGATTATGTGCTTGTAAGCCCTTCGATATTTGAATTCAACACTGAAAAACACACTTTATCAGAATATGATGATTATTCAATATCTCCAATAAAGGTGAATTCGCCCTCAATGTCCACATTTGAATCGCCAACATTGGCTTACAATCCGAAAAATGATAAGTTCACCACATCATTCTTGATTAAGAATGCTCTAAATGAATTTGTTATGAGTGAAATGGATTTCAAAATGAATCCTTTGGAAATAATAAATATTTCACAATACAATCAAAAATGAATACTGCATATTTATCTTTATCTTCGAGTAACACATCCAATACAACGACAGTGCCTTTGGTGGTGTTGAATGATATAACAACACTAAATGTTGTTTTGACTGGTGTTTCGGAAAAATTTTTACCTTGTTTCTTGAAAATAAATTGGGGTGATAATGTTGAAGATTTTTTTGAAAATGATGTCATGTTAAACATTTTTTCACCGATTAATAGGTATTCGGAGGTATTGAATACTACTCATAGTCATGTCTATTACCCAAGTGTTTCTTCGACGAGTAAAAATCTATCGGCAAATGTTTACATATCCTATTGTAATGGTGATATCTCCACTTTTACCGTTCCCATCAGTGTTATCAATTATAATTATTCGCAAAGTATTGAAGATTTAACGTTGATAAAGACCATCAGCAAATTTGATAAAAAAATACACCAATTTGTGACCAAAAATGGTGGGTATTTGATTGAGCTTGAAACACCATTCAATTAAATACTAATGTGGATACCTTTATAAGTCAAATATCATCCTGTAAAGCTCGTGATTTCTCATACAATGATGAGAATTTCACGCTCAATAAATTTGAAAGATACTATGATGGAGGGTATAAATTCAATTTTTATAACGCATTTTCCAACATCAGAGATGTCAAATATAAAAATTACAGCATTTTCTATTTGACTGATGAACGTAAGCTGTCTGACATAACTCTCAATGATAAAAATGTTATAAAATTGGAAAAATCTCTAACATTTTTAAAATTTGGAGGGATTTATTTGGGATTCAAACCAAAAGATACGGAACAATTGGCATTATCTGGTATTTATACAAAATATGATTATTATGGAGATTATTCTTTCCTTGATATTACATCAGATTCGACCAATTTTATAATTGATCTGAAAGATTCAAATGTTTGTAACATTTACAAAATTTACAATTATAAAAAATACTATCTAACGCAAGATTCTAACAACACTGTCAATTTTTATACTAGAAAATTAGGATTGTCTGGTATAGATTTCAATTACATTTACTCTAGCTCTAATAACTCGTTATGCCTATTCAGAAATGATGGATCTTGTAAGATACTCACAAAACAAGGTAATAATCTAACTCTAGTTCCGTTTACAAGTGCCAATAAAATATTGGCTCCCTTGAATAATATCAAAATTGACAAAAAAATCTATAATAATATTGGTGACAATGAGAATTTCACATTGGTTGGTTATGAGGAGAGTAACATCATCCCAGATAATCTGATAGAAAAAGATTTATCTAACAATTATCTATTGCATTCTGAAAACGATGATGTTGAGATCATCACTTTGAAAAACCAATTGACACAAGAAGATATTTTCACATCTGGAAACACTTTGATATCTTCAAACAATTCTCCTTTCTACATGAAAGAGATGAGATCGTATACATCGATTTTCAATGATATTGATAGTGAGAAAGACGAAAGTTTGTCTTTGAATTATGTATTCTACAATAAACCTTATATCATTAAAAGTGGTATGAATACGATTAAAGCTCCAAACGATCTAAATCCTTTCACAAAAATCAACATAAATGATACAAAATTTGTAGAATCAGGAGCATTTTCATATACAACTCCTCTGTATGCTGATAAGGTTTACAAATTGGATAATGCCAATGGATACACTGATGGACAAAATTACCTATGCACTTGGTTATCTGGTTCGCCTTCGAGTAATAATAAAGTATGGGTAGATAGATATTATTACCCAGATCGCATTGAGAAGGCATCAGCATTGGCGACTAATTCAACTTTCAATGTTACTTACACTGATTTGATTGAACAATTGGTATCAGGAAATGAACTCGCCAAACAAAGTTTATCAGCTTATCAGGTTTTTGATAAAAAAAGTGATTTTATCATTGAACCAAATGATGTATTTGTATATGAACGGTTGAATTCTTTACCTACTGTGAGTTCTCCAGATGAGATTCCAGTGTGTAAAATTGAAAATGTTAATTTTTTCAACGAAATAAATTATTTTGAAAATATAAATGCAGATGGTGTCTTTTCCATATTTTTCACTTTCAGTGGTGATAATACCAATTGGTCGTTTTCTAGTAAACGCAATAATATTAATGGTGGATTGAATATTGATAAGAAGAATGATGGTAATATTTCATTTCTGATGAATTTGTATGATTCTAGTAATGAAACTATTATCGGTTTTGATGCTACTGCAAGCTTTAAAAAATTAAAAATTAACACGTTGGTAGTTGCTATCGATGCTATTAATGGACGAGGATATTTTAATCTGAATGGTGCAAGTATCAAAGAGTTCACTTTTGATAAATCACAATTTTTTGGCAAGAAAATACTTTTCGGAGACTTTGTTGATAATGATCATATTAAAAATTTCAAAATATATACAAGATATATCGATTTCGACGAATCTTTAATATTACCATACACCAATGGGTTGCAAAGTATAGACACTCTGGTTATCACTATTCCATCTGGACAAAGAAATAGCGAAGATGAAATCGAATTGTTGCAAAGTGTCTGTAATAATCAAACCTTCAAATCAAATCATGTTGATATTTTGATTAAAAATATTAGTCTCCCCGATAATATCAAAAATGAATTGAAAAGGATTGTAACGGAAACATGCAAATCCTTCTCACCTTTAACTTCGGAAGTAAATAACATAGAATTTATTGAATAATGATGACATATTTCAAATATACAAACGGTGAATCCTTTACCTTAAATGGTATTGATTATTCAGGATTTTTTAATGTTGATAATGGTGTGGCTTATACTGGCAAGACCAAAGACCAATTCTCTGAAGAATTGACATCGAAAAATAATTTTTCGTCGGAATTTTATCTTAAAAAATTAGAATTTGATAATCAATTTGATTCGATTCAACACATAACACCATATTTCACTAATGCTTTCGATGTTTTAAATAAAAATGAATTAGATAAAATTTTCGATAAAATCAATACAAACAATTTGATTGTTTTCAAATCTTTGATTATTAGTAACCCTCAAATCGTGGATTTCGATGAAAACGATTGCCATTTTTATGGACTATCATCAACAATTAGAGATGAAAGAAACAATGATTTGATGGTGGGTAAAGATGTTGTCACACATATTGACAATTTTAACTATTCGAGTGAATGGGATTTTTTAGAAAAAGTGAAATATGGTGATTTTGTAGTGAAATCTGATCAAAAATTCAAATATCTCTGCTCAACTGGTAAAGAATTGATAACAATAAATGGATCATTTGATGATACTTCATTATTGACATATAATATTCAAAACTTGGAATTTGGCGAGGAGGTTTATGGTATAAATTATGATGAATTTGAAAATAAAATCAATATAATTATAAATGATGTCATCAACACTTATGAAGGATTGAATTATATCGAATGTGAAGCTTTAATCTTAGTTGATAGTATAAAAATCGGCAATGTTGACACCATTTCTTTAAAATGGAGTGCTAAAGAGAAATTTTCAAAAGCATTTGGCAATTTCAATGACAAATTTTTCAACATAAATTCCAATAATGTGAAATTTATGAAATATGGTGACAATATGAGAACCGTAATTGATGGGAATATTCTTTATCTTTGGAATAAAAAATCTTCAACATTACTTGGAAGAGTAAATCTATCTGAATATAGTATAGAAAATGTCGTGGCGATTGATATCAGAAGTGTTGACGATTTTGTCATCATTTTACATGAAAAAAACGGTATTTATTCAATTTTTACATTTGTTCCTTATTCCATCTCCACTACTTTCACTAATTATGAAATAAATGATTTGGAGGTGGATAATTATGATATCGCTTTTTCAACTTACGATTCTAATATATTTTATATAAGAAGTGTGAAGAATATTGAAACTAGATTTATATCCAACCCACGTAATACTGCCAATAATTTCAAGAAATTCAATTTGAAATATCCACCTGACTATCTCTTCAAAAACACTTATCATAAATTTGGCAGTGACAACGCTCCAATTAAGTGGAATACGAATAGAATGAACGCCAATAACTTTTATAACATACTATTCAGTGAAATTACTAAGGGTGATAAAAATTACACATTATTACACAATTCTGGTAGAATATATGTACTAAAACAACCTATCGAAGATAATAGATACACTGCAATTGATAGTAATATCACGAAAAATTTCAAAAATGTGACATGTGGAGATTATTCGTTCGGTATATTTTTCAACCAAAATCTTTCGAACATTCTGAAAGACGTATTGACACTCTTCACCAAAGCGTCAAATTCATTTAATTTTAAAAAAGATGACGTATTATTGAATAATATTGAATTGATCAGTTACGACTTTGATAATTTACGAATTAATGGCAATGAAAGCATCAACACAACAACTATGCAAAGAATTTTCACATTAATAGTCGAAATTCAACAAAAATTAATTTCCAATTTAACAACTTCCGAATAAATAATATTATGCTACCTGATCTCACTGACCAATTCATCGCAGATTCTTATAAAGGAATATTACACACCTCAAATGTCCCCACTGATGGAGCCAGTTTACCCCAAGTTTATGATGGTTCGGGTAATAAAACTTCTTTTAAAGTGGGTTCTGATGGCAATGGTGCATCTTTCACTGGAACTTTATCATCTGACAATTATAGCATCGGTAATTACTCCACTTTGATTGATTACCTTTATCCTGTGAATTCAATTTATCTCTCATCTGATGATGTCAATCCACAATCGAGATTTTCGAATACCAAATGGCAAGCTGTGGCAGAAGGTAGATTTTTGGCTGGTGTCGGTTTGGGTGACGATGGAGTAAATCTTAAAAACATTACAAGCGGTGATAATAGTGGTGAATATGTAACCACATTAACTGTAGGACAGTTACCAAGTCATACCCACACTGGAGTCACTGGCACTAGAGGACCTAGTGGAGAGACTCTTATGAGCGGTGAACCAACTTTATTGGATTCCAGACGTTCCATGGTTCACGAGAACGCTGGTCATACGACAGACGACAGTACGAATAAAACGCTAAATTTAGATGGTCAGGTATTTTTGGATAATACTGGTAGTGGGAACCCTATTGATAATACACCACCATCATTCGGTGTTTATGTCTGGAAAAGAACTTCATAATTATGCCTGATATCGTCATATCTAAATTAAAAATCCGTAGAGGTACGAATGAACAAAGAAAATCTGTTCGTTTGGATCAAGGGGAACCTGGATACACAACTGATACCAAACGTTTATACATCGGAAACGGTGTATTGAGCGGTGGAGTATCAATAACGACAAAAAATCATATACCTCTGACTAATTTTTATAGTTTATCCGATACATATTCGGAAATAGGTGATATCGTATCTATTGATAATATTTGGTATCAATTAACGGCGAACCCTTATACTGATATCACAAAATGGGGTAGGATCGCTACCAAAGTATCACAAGAATTTGAGTATGACTCTTTTTCAACAATCAATTTGAAATTGAGTGGTCTATCGGCATCTAAAATAAACCCAAATACAGTTGGTGGTGGCTTGTTTATTAATAATAATAAATTACAAATCAATTATAATCCAACATTTTTCGGACTTTCAGCTAGTAAATTATCGTTAAATGCTGCATCGATTACTACTAGAGAATTATTGTCAACATCATTTGGAAATGGTTTGAGCGGTGGGAATGGTAATACAGTTACTTTGAGAACCAATCCGACGAATTTTTCATTTGTCGATGGTATTTTAACTGCTAATTATACTTCATTATACAATTCGATTAGTTCTTCTTTTGGTAAATCACAATTTTTTCCACCAGTAAGCACATACAATTCTCTAACAACTCTAAGTGCTAATGGTAATGATGTATCAACTTTCGATGGTGTTCTATATCAAATGAATGGTTCATCTGCTACCAAATTAAGTGCGTGGACGAACATTAGTGACACAAAAGCAGTTCAGAGGTCTGTTTTCACAACACTGACAGGCAATTCTACGTTAAATGCGACAAATAGCTTATCATCTATTTTTAATGGGACACCTGCACACACTATCACAGGTGCTATACCAGGTCTTCAATTAACTAGATTTGAGGCGATATCATCAAATGGTGTCACCACGGTAACAATAACACTATCATCTGCTGGGTTTTTAGCTTATGAAGGTGATTTCAGTTCAAAAACAGGTCAACAATTCGGTAGATTCGCAATTCCAATTTTCGCATATTAATCATGAGTATAGAAATCTTTAACAACACACTATTAAAAATTTTATTCCGCCAAGGAACTGATAATGAACGTAGAAATATAATTTTCAATTCGGGAGAACCTGCTTTTACTACAGATACCAAACGATTATTTATTGGCGATGGTGTAACGACTGGTGGCGTTCTCGCTGGTAATCTATTTAAAGGAACAGTGACAAATATCACCAGTGTCGCTCCAGCAGAAATCGGCGATACTGTTTATAATAGTGACACCAAAATACTATATCGATTGAAGAGTGGCACTGGAGCTAATATTGGCGATTGGGAGGCTATTGGAGGTAAGGGAATCGATAGTAACACACAAATATCTAAATTTGGCAGCACTATAACAAATTTAGTAAGCACTAATAGAACAACTTTTTCAACTTCATCGGGTAGTCGCGATATGAATACTTTTTACATAGTAACTGATGATTCAAATTATATTTTAATGTAATTTGAAAAGTAAATTTCATAAATTTATCCTCTATTATGTCCACCACCACTACCTCTAGTACTACTCCACCTACGGATACTACTCCTCCACCTACGGATACTACTCCACCACCTACCTCTAGCACTACTCCACCACCTACATCTAGCACTACTCCACCACCTTCTACTTCTACAACCACTACTACCACCACTTCCACCACCACTTCTACCACCACCGCTACAACTACTCCACCACCAACAACTACTCCACCTGAAACAACAACTGAAAAATGTTGCGTGCCGAAACCAGAAGTCACAGTAAATTTACCACCTATTGTGCCACGTTTTACCACGATTTCCATACCACCACTATCGGTTTCGTTGACACTACCAACTACTTTAAATCCTTTAAATATTAAAATAACAAACACTACTACAACTACTACTACAACTACAACCACTACTACGACTACAATTCCGACGATTTTTATCCCAAAATGTGTAGATAATACTTGTAATAAATTAGGATTCTAATAATTATTTACATGAGAAAATTGACCATTGGAATGGCAACACATGATGATTATGATGGGGTATATTTCACCATTCAAGCAATACGAATGTATCATTCGGAAGTGTTGGATGATATCGAATTTGTAATTATTGATAATAATCCTGATTCAAATCATGGTAAAGCGATAAGGGATTTGACAAATTGGATGAAAGAACCGTTTCAATATCTTCCTTTCGTAAAATATAAATCAACCAGTATTAGAAATAAAATATTCGAGTTGGCAGATACTCCTTATGTGTTATCAATCGATTCTCATGTCTTTTTAGAAAAAGGATCTTTGAAAAGACTGATAGATTTTTATGACAGTGGTTTAGATGGTGGTAATTTACTACAAGGACCGATCATTTATGATGATTTGAAAAATTATTCAACTCATTTCGACTTCACATGGAGAGGACATATGTTAGGCACTTGGCAAACAGATGAAAGAGGATCAGATAAAGATAACGACCCCTTTGAAATCCCCTCTCAGGGTCTTGGTCTTTTTTCTTGTAGAAAAGATTCTTGGTTAGGATTTAACAAAGAATTTCGTGGATTTGGTGGAGAAGAAGGATATATCCATAAAAAATACATAAAAAATGGTAAAAGAACATTATGTTTGCCGTTTTTAAGATGGTTGCATCGTTTTAATAGACCAAATGGTGTTACTTATCCAAACAAATACGAAGAAAGATATCGTAATTACATGTTAGGTTTTCACGAATTAAATCTTCCGACAAACGAATTGAAAGAACATTTCAAAGACGTATTATCGGAAGATAAACAATCGGAAATTGAGAAAGAAGTTATAGGATTACTCCAAAATTCCTAGATCATACTCATATCGAACATCGGAAAGCATTGCATGATATCGCTCGTCAATGTATTTTTCAATTGCCAGTGGCTTAATCATGTTGACAGGGTTAATGTTTAGTTCTTCAGCTTTGTTTTCAATGAAGATAAATGCTTCTGCTAAACATGCCCATCTTGCAAATTCAGTCAGTGTCATTTCAACATTTCCTTTTTTAGTCTCTATTTTTATCATTTTGTATTTTCTTTAATTAGTTTATCAATGTTAAGTTCTTCGATTGGTTCAGTGATCAGTATAGTATCCAATTTAAGTGTGACGGAATATTTGTTTTTACAATAGTCACATTCAACCACAAATTCTTCCATTGGTTTGAAAATGCCATCAAACATGTTGTTACCACAATTACAAGGGAATTTGACAGATGCTTCGTCCAATAGTTCCTCATAATTTTTAATAACTTCTTCTTGCTCAGTGATTACCACATCGGATTCTTGAAGCATATTCTCCAGAGTCTCGACACGCTCATCAACTTTCTTCTTGCCCAAAAGTTCTTCCAATTCTTCCACTCTTTTATCATTGTTCTTTCTGTTTTGCGACCAGTAATAAACTGAGCCGAACCCTAATCCAGCCAAGACAAATGTTTTAGAGAATGACTCCAAATTATCTGATAACCCATAAGCAATGGCACTTGAAGCCACTACTCCCAATAATATCTGTTTTCCGTATTTCATATTTGTTTTGCTTTTAAAATAATATCTGCTGCAATGTCTGGATCAAATTTGAAAGAGATCTTAGATGACTCCATGATTCCTTCCAACTTGCCAAATTCTTCGTTCACCATTCGCTCCAATTGCTCGCATGTGTAGTATTGTGGGCTAGTTTTTAAATCCATCAATTTCTCCCAATACTTCTCATCAAATTCCTTGACGTTTACCATGTATTTACCAGTGGTGAAGAACTCAATACCGACTTTACACAAACGAAGGATTTGAACAAAGTTTTTGGGGCTGAATCCGTAGGTTTCCACTGCTTTTTTCCTTTTACCACCTAACTGACCGCTTCTTTGTCCAGTAGCCAATCGAATCTCACTGAATACATAACCCTTTAATGAATTTTTAAGGGTATTAGTGTCGATTAGATCGTAAGCATGGGTGACAATCTCGTCAAAGATTGGATGTTTGTAGGTGAATGCTGTATTGGGAGCAAATAATATCTCCAAAACCTGAGTATTACTCTTTCTCAATAATTTTAAGTATCGAGTGATCTCATAATAAGTGGAATCAATGTCATCAGTCTGGACAATCGATTCAATATTATCCAAATTGGCTAAATATCGCTTATTTTTAGCGACGAATAGACCACGATAATCAATATCGGACTCTGGTGTGTTCAAACCATACAAAGTTGAGCCACCAATCAATTGGCAGATCATTTTACCTTCGCAATTCTTAAATGCTTCGTGATTTTCAATACTTAATTCCATAAATACCCCCTGTATTTTATAATTGTGTTCATTATTTTTGTATCTTTCTTCAAAAACGATTCTTCCAGTATCAAATATTCATTTACATTAGTCCCACCCCAATTATCAACTTGATATTGTAGAGCAGGACGCTCATTTTTTAGATAAAGATAAGCATTTTTGAGTTCTTTTTGACGCTTTTTATTAGCATTCGCCGTTTTCTGATCGATATGACCCTTTTCTAATTCATAGGAGTAGTCATAGGCAGCATCATTAAGACCATCTTCCTTTTCCACATAATGAATCAAAGACTCGAACAATGCAATTTCGATGATCAGTTCTTTATCCATCCAATCACCTTTGAGCTTGTCAGTTAGCCATTTCTGTTGATTTTTATTTTTCTTTTTAGTCATTCCAATTGAAACCTTTCTTGTCTCTGAATAAGGTGTTGATTTATTACAGATATCTTTAAGGATCGACATTTGTTCATAGGGAGGATACCCATGAACGTGTTTCATTTTTATGTTATCGGGAATTTTGAACATGCCCGATTATACTCTAGTTTTTAATTATTGCCAATGGTATAATTCGACAATATCTTGTCACCATTTTTCATCAAATACATCATGATCTTCTCCAGATTACCTTTCAGCTTAATTAGATCACCATTTTTTTGATATTTTTCCATTTTAATGATATTATTCAGTTTGGAAGACGCTTGAAATGCACTGTCTTGGATATCGGCTAGATATTGAGGCAGTCCTTCAAATTCATATGGGAGAGTGTCTGGTGCTTGTGCCAATTTCTCATCCGTTTTATATTTTCTCATCTGTTCAGAAGGATTTAGAGGATTTTTGAAATCAAAATCAATAGCACCAGAGGCGATTGCAGTAGAATAAGGAGAATTTGAAGCAGCCATACATAGATTATTTAATCATTTAAGCTAAATAATATCATGGCACGTTATTCGATAGAAGATCAGAAAAAATTAGAAGAAATTTTAGAAGAAGGATTTCTTCGTAGATTCGCTAATAAAATTGTAGGAGGATTTTCTAAACAAGGAATGCGAGATGTTAATAAAATACACGAATTCGCTCAATCTGCTGCATATGATCTTGGTAAAGATATATCTAAAATTTTTGGTGGTAATGCTGGAAATCATACCCAACAAATATACAATTTGATTAAAAATTATGTGGAGACGAGTTCCACTAATAAAGGAACACCAAGTGCTAATACAGCAACACCAACTGCCAATACAGCAACACCAACTGCCAATACAGCAACACCAACCCCTAACACTAAATAATAATATGCGAAACAAATTTCAAGCTAAATTCCTCAAATTACTACAAGAAGCACCTGAACTGGAGTTCGATCCTGCTGCTGAAGAAGCTGCTGCTGCTGGACAATTGGATGATGGAATCACTCTCGATGAATATGGTGTAGATACAGAAGCAGATCCAAATGTTATGGCTACTATGGGAGATGATTCTCAAAATCAAGAAATGATTTCCACTGTTGATAGCTGGAAAGCAAATTTTGAAAAAATTGATACGTATCTTAAAGATAATGTATTATCGTCTATTTCACAATCACGTAATAACACTATTATCGGTGATTTAACAAGTGAATTGGGATCAATTGAAAGAATTAGAAGTGAAATTGATAGATTTTGTAATGCTATTGATACGTCTGTCGCTAAAAAGCGTGAATAATAATTGATCACTTGATCAATTTCATCTTTACCGTTGCTGCCAACCCTTTATAGGTGTTCTTCAGAATTAAATCTGTTGGGTATTCGTTCATTTCATAAGCCATACACACGGCATTTATGTCTTTGAAGCGTTTCCCATCATACTCAGGCCATATAAAGACTTTCTCCCCCATCTCAATGAGCTTTAGTGTCTTCTCTCGTGCAGTCTTGTCAAGCCATTGACTATCAAGCACCCAAATTCTCTCAAAGAATTTCAGACTATCCATTTGTTCTTGTTGACTAAAAGTAAACAATTGTTCACCTTTAGTAATACCTCCAACACCTAATCCGTTTTTTACGAAACAAGCATCTAACGGTCCTTCAATGATAAACACCTTGTCTAAGTCAGACGATACTCGCTCGATACCGAAGACACTTTTATCTCCACCATCTTTTGACAAGTAACTTGGAGATTCATCATCTAAAATCCTTCTGGATTGGTAATAGATGATCTTACCCGCTTCATCTTTGAACGGGATCACCAAACGATTATCATGCACACGGTCTTTCAGAGATAGATAAAATGCATCAGGACGGTTCACAGCTTTATCCAATCGTCTATCCTTGATATAATCTAAGGCTTTTTGGACAATCTTATTATTCTTGTAATAATCCGTCTGATTTTTATCAGATAAATTGATACTATCTACTGGTAAAGACGATGTAGTCTTTGGTTTTTCTTCTTTTTCTTCTAAATCCATCACATTTATCATGCCGAAATTACCCTTTTCAATCTCATCGACTATTTGATTGAATGACATTCCTGAAACTTCCTTGATCCATTTGTAGGGTTTGGATGACCATCCACAATTATGGCAAAAAATGTTATCATTCTCTGGAATATAGAAGCATCTCTTCTTATGACCCCAGCTTTTTCCTTCTCTACAAATAGGACAACAACAATTATAAGTGTTGCCATGAGTATTATGACTTACTTTATACCCAAATTCATAAAATTTGGATACAACGTAATCACTTGGAATCTCCACCAACCTTTTTTGATTGGTGTTGATATTCCGCTTCGATAACTTGGAAGATATTTCTTGGAAGATTTTCAATGTATTCAATGATACCTTGTTCTTTCGCAAAGTCAAATTTTTCTTTTGGAACTCGTTGGATTTCCATCAATGGTGTGGAAAGAAAAACGTATTCATCGCCATCTTTTTTAATAAAATTAAAGAATTGACCAACGAAGTCTCCTGCTTGAACAGCATAGACATCGCCTTTTTTTATTTTCGGTTTTAAAAAATTAAAAATCACCTGATATATTCATTCTACCAGCCATGAACTCTCCAAATTTTTGAATGAAGAGGTTCTGCATGGCGTTATCTTCTAATTTATTAGAATGAAATGAGATTTCCACCACATTTCCATCTAAATCGTAACCTAAGAGTTTACCACATGTTAAAAATTCTTGCATTGTAGCTTTTAAAGCATTTTTAATTACGCTTTTACCACCTTTTCTATCTCTTTTGAGCTTTTGTTTCAAAGATTCTCTAAGGATTTCTAAAACCTTTTCATCCACAAATACCTCATCAGGGGGTTCTTCTCCCTTTTCCATAATATTATTTAGTCTTTTTTATAGACTGAATTTTCTTCGATTTGTCCAACACCCTTTTCAATCAAAGTGGTGATGACAATCTCCATACTTTGTGTTTTGAGGTTGAAATTTTTAATAAAACGATTTCCACCGTCATTAATCTCGAATAGAATATCACCTTTGAACTCTTTGTTTTGATAACAAGTGATCATCACAGATGTATTACTTGGGTCTACCATCACAGACCATTTACGAGGATCATGTTGACCGTATTGATCAAACAATTTGACCACGACGAAACCAGAATCTCTCAATCTTTTAACAAAATAACCTTGTGTGGTAATATTATTCTTCATAGAAATATTTACTGTTATTTGGATTTTTGCAAGAGAAATTCTTCCACTGATGAGTAGAAATCATCATCTTCAAAATTCGTTCCGTAATAAGGTGTGATGCTGAGATAACGATCAGGCTTAATACCGATATAAATCATTTTCTTCTCGTTCTCTCTAGCAGGAAGATTATCAATCAAAACATTATCAGAATGTGATATCTTAGTATTAGTCCCATAATTCATACCACCATATAATGTCTTATATGTTGCTTGGTGAATTTCCTCTCTTGGGATTATATTTTCAGAAGGAAAGTCAAAACAAGCTAATCTTGATACTTCTGTTGCATATTCTCTAGTCGCAATTGTCAATATATACACGTTTTCCAATCCAACATAGCTACGTGCCAATTTAATGACATCGAGTGCTGATGATCGAACTTTGATGTCGTAAACACCGCCGTATTCTAATGCGATAGTGAAATCACAATCGGTTAGATATCGCGATGCTGCTGATCCCGATATTAATGTCTCGTCAAGATCTATGAAAATTTTATTTAGCATGATAATATTTGTTTAATGATTCGTCTTCCTACGTGATTTGCGGTGTGGACATAGATTTTAATATCTTCCCCACCTTTTAATAATGATTTAAGGTAATTGGCACAGTGGATACCACATTTGGTATCAAAATTTTCCCATTCGTAAATTTCAGACCGTGTTGTTTCTTTCATGTAATGAACCATATGGTCTTTACATAAGTCACAATCGAAAGAAACTGCTCGTGGCAACCCCTTTTCGTTGAGGATTTTCACAAAGTCCTCATAATTTCTAACAATTTCCCAACAACCATTGGGAATATCAGAGTATCCACACAACATTTTTCCTTCCCCATAAAGAAATGCTTCTTTCGGAGTTCTAACATCGTCTAAGAATAAGTTATACATTAGGAATTTTACAAAGTATTGTTGAAATGTTTAATCTTTTTTGGAAATCAGACCATTTGATGGGAGTATCCATATCCACACCATCGTTCTGTCTCCAACCATCAGGGTCCATCATCTGAACATCTGGCATCGTCTTGAGCCATTCGTTTGCAGATTTCTTAGCGAAGACTTTTTCCCATCCTTCAGAATATGCAGAATTCTGAGGAGATGTTTTAATGACTTTTCCTGTAATTTCGTTAATCGCCATAAATAATTTCTTTTGTTCTTGTGATAAATTCCGATCTGTCGCCAATTTCACAATTGAAGCAGTAATCCCATAGATAATCTTCGATATCAGGGTTCACTAAACCTTTGATATTTTTATAAATTTCTTGTTGTTGATGATCAAGAGCTTGAATAGATGCTCTAGCATCCTCGATTTGTAATTTCGTTTCTTCGTCCATAATTAATTCTTCAATGAGCTAAAAATATATTCCATTTCAAAATCACCACTCTTCGTGACGATACAACCAACTCCCAACTTGGAATTGATTTTGAATACATTACCCGTCTTCGATACTTTAGACAATAATTTCAAATTGTCAATCTTTAGAATGAAAGGATTGAGTTCAAATTCAACTTCATCCCCTACAATACTCAGAGTATCGCTGTTTGGAACAGTCTCGTCTCCTACTTTCCACACCAAATTACCATCTTCTGTGAAAATATATAATTTTTTGGTGTTTGTGATGGAAGATTTTTGAAGAATATTGGAAAGGAAATCAAAGTCCAACTCAAATTCGATGTTATATTCAAAATTACGAATCTTTTCCAGAGATAACTTGGGTCTAGTGATGACTCCTTCTTCATGGAGATGGTATTTGAATTTGATTTGCTTATCTTTATACTCCAAATGGTTTCCGTTCAACTTTAGCTTCACAGTATCAGATGATACCATGTCTAATGCTTTGGAAAGCTTCTTCAGAGAAGGTAGATTCAGATTCTTTTCTTCGAAATCACCTCTTAGATATGCATGAGCATACATGGAGTTATCCTCGCTAGAGGAAATACCATGTATGCCGTCATCTTTCATCTCTAGAACACATGTATCACTTATTTGTGACAAGCTTAACAATAGGTTCTGAAACGGTTTTCTGTTTAGATTGATTTGCATATGTCTTTTCTAGCAGATTATTCTGCTTTGTCAACTTATTGGAGATTTCTCTCAATAAAATAATAACTTCTTCCACTTTAGTTGGCTCCAAATTCAATTCCAATTGCCCATCATCCACTTTTTGTGGCATTGGAGCATACTGAGGAACTTGGGGTAGTTCTTGAGGTGGAACATAATTTGGAATTGGGACGATAGGTGGTTGAGCAACTTGGGGATATTGAACAGGAGGAGGAGGAGGTGCTTGTTGTCTTTGTGTTTGAATATAATCATTCAAACCTTTTTTCAAAGTATGTGTTGATGTGATAAGTGTCGATGGTCGATCAACCATCATTTGATCAATTTGACTGGATTGTCCAATCAAAAATGCCATTGCTTCAATTTCTTCGGGAATGTTATTCATAATTTATTAAAGGGGAAACCCTCCCCACCGATTGATGGAGAGGGTTAGTAGGGTTAGTCATCTAATCCAGCAAGAAGATCGTCAATTTCATCATTGTCATCTTCGACTACTTGCTTTTTGGGAGTCGATGTCGCTTTCGGTGTTTCATGAACGAAAGGAATGTCATCGTCATCGTCTTCTTTAGAGGCTACAGCTTCTTTTTTGGCTTGCTTCAAAGGCTTGCGCTCTTCTTTCTCTTCACCAACGAAGAAGTGTTCGTTAAGAACTTCTTGAAGCTCATCAAAAGTCTTCACGGGATAAACCGCTTCCAGATCATGAAGAGACTCACAAATCTTATCAATCTCTTCCTCATCCAAAACAGTCTTGGACTTGGTAGTGATAAACGAAGATTCGAATGTGGTATATTCACCTTTCTTCTCAGCAACGATCTTGAAATCGTGTCCTTTAGTCGGGTCAAAAATATCCCAACCAAGTTCATCGGAACGCTCACCTTCAGTGGCATCGTCGATAATCTTCTTGAGTTGTGGACCCATACGAAGAATCTTCACAGTGCCATTGTTTTCTGGTTTAGCAGGATCATTGACCACGTAAACATTCACAAGCCACTGCTCTTTCTGAGCAATTTCTGCTTTGTATTCTTTGTTCTCAGCTTTAGGATTAGCTTCTTTCCAGCTTTTCCAAAGCTTCCAACGAAGTTCAGAAATCGGATCACGATCACCAAAAGTTTGAAGACCGATGAAGCTCATGTAAGAACCTGTCGCTTTGCTGTTCCAGCCATTCACCCAATGATGGAAGAGACTCTTTTCAGGATTCTCCACATTTGGGATCAGACGCAGAGTATATGTATTACCAGCAGGAAAACTCATAATATTTGAGAATTGTCCACCAGACGATTCATTACCCTTGTTTAAAGCTGCTTTGATCGAATCGAACATCGCAGCACCGAATTTGCTTTTTGTTTTTGTACTCATTTGTTGTTTAGTTATTATAGTTGTTTTGTTATTTTGTCAATTGCTTGTTTTGAAAATTCCTTCATTTTTTTACTCAGATAGAATTTGTTCTTCGTTTTTTGAAACGAAATCCAAAAGTCTGAGAAAATAAAATCCAGAATACGATTCTCTACCTCGATTTTTGTAACACCTAAAGCATGAAGCGCATACATATTTATATGATGGTTCTTCAGATGGTCAATCATGTTCGGTAGAGCGTCTTCAATATATAATGGATATTCTTTCAAAGTCAAGTTTTTTTCTTTGCAGAAATTTTTGACAAATTTAAGACTATCCACCAATCGATTGAGGGAACTCTCCGAATCAGGATCATCCATCTCAATTTTCTTCATGTATTGAGAGTATGCCTTCTTTGCTTTGGAAGTCAAGTAAAAATCCAAATCAAAATAGTCATCATCCTCAAAAATTGCGTAAGGGGCAGCGAAATAATCATCAATTTTAATATTTTGATAACTATTGAAAAATCTTTCCAGAGAAGCGAGACGATCTAGCTTGGTTTGATCCATGTCGGAGAAATCCTTACGAATCCGAAATGGTTTGTCGCGCATCTTGCGGGAGATGGCGAGATGGGAGTTGTAAATTCTTTTTTGAAAATCAGATATCACCATATTTTGATAGATAATTTAATTCTTTACCAACCGAATAACAACGAGTTTCTGGATTATATACTTGATCCGATGAAAACATACTACCAAACATTGGGTGTCTGTAATGAGATTTTTCACCCTTTTTGATTTTAAACCCCCAAGATTTCCAAGCATTGAATGTTCGGTATGTCATACCTTTCACCTTATCCTTTTCTGTTTCATCGTGATACATTTATCGTCTATTCTTCTCCTGATTCTCTCTGATCTTCTTAGCTCTCTCCAATGCCCTCTCAGCAGCCCGTTCGTATTGTTCCGCAGTAGGAAATCCAGCGATCATGCCGATACCAACATCATCGTATTCCGTTATTTCTCTGATAATCTTACCATCCGATCTAACCATTCTCAGGTGAATTCGTGGCATTTCTCCTTTCATGGCATCCATGTAGCCATCACAGTATGATTTCACTTCATTTTTAATAAATGAGTTCCAATCATTTAACCATGGACTCTGTATACTGTAAGTATATTTCATTTCTTTCTCTTTTTCTGCTCTGAATTAATGTATTTCGTGATGAACTTACTACGTGAAATAGTAGGATCATAATCTAGAAACACTTTAACAAGTTCTTGGTCAGAGTCAAGAGATAAAATGGTTTTCAAAATTGTTTTTAGCCTTTCCTCTTGGAGAGTAGTCACGAAAACATTCTGAATGGATAATTTTTTTCCTTTAAGATGATTTATAAAGGAACAATAGCAAAGGAAGAGGTGATTTGTTTCCTCTTCCACAATTTCTGATGATGGATCAAAGCTCATATGTTTTTAATAGTAAATGTTTTTTAACTGACGGGGCGATGGCAGACCAAGCTTCATGATAATATGGGCCAGATTGATCCAATAATGCTACGTCATATTTCTTCATTATACATCCCATATTTTTTGATTCGATGTTACCAAAATCGATACTTGGAGATTTACCATCAAAATGTTTATCAATATTTTGATGGAATTTTCTTTTAACTCTATCACGTAAATATTGATTCGATGAAAAATGGACAACTGTTTTACCTCTAAATGCTTCCCATGCTGCTAATGTAAGCATGAACGTGGATACACCAAAAATTTGTCGCCCGTAAGCATCCGCAGTGAATCCGTTTTTATAAAAATTGAACATAATTTTCTGCATCTCAATAATAGGAAATCCATTAAAATTCAAAAAGAATTGACAAAAATCCTCTTCCTCTGTCGGAGGAGTGATTTTATTTTCGACGATTGTTTTCGCTACTGCTACGGTGGGGAGAAACAAAGCTCCCAATGCTCCTAAAAATGTTCTACGTTTCATAATTCCTTCAATGTTTCGCTGAATTTCAAAAATTCTTTGGTGATTTTACCTCCTGATGCCCATTCACCGCCACCACCGTCACACAGATTAGCAGCCATTTTAGCAATGTCAACCTCCGATCCCTTATATTTGCGGAAAGATACGAATTGTGTGTCGGGATTCATGACGATCACAGCGTCTCCTTGATAATTTTCCATGATGGAGTGGCTTAATTCATTTACAGAGAACTTAGAAATGGTGGAAATCACCTTGAATCCATCCCATTCTCCTGAATATAGAGTAATGTGTTCCAATTCCTTCTCCAATTCTTCAAAAAATCCTTCCGCAAGCTTAACTTCTGTTGTGGTGAACCCGTCGAACCCATTCCAGAAACGATTTACAAAATTAACAAAGCGATTTCCTCCCGATTTGCGGTAAAGAGCGTTCAAATACTTGGTTTCCTCGTGTTTTAAGTCGTAGGAATTGTAATCATCGACGTAAAGGAAGAATTTCTTCAAATTTTTGGTAAATTCCACCTTTTCTTTGAACTTTTTATATAACATCTTGGTGCAAGACGAGCATTCCTCTTGAATCATGGTGGAATCCCACACTTTAAAGTCTTCGGGACGGTCGGAAACGAATACCACACGATGATCATCGATCTTTTTAATCAAATTCTGATCCAAAACCATACCAACCACGAAGATTTTTTCATAATCCTCCGCATTTTCTTTAGCCCAAGGTAAGTATTGCTCCTCAAATTTACCAAAGAAGCAGTGGCGATACTCGAAATTCTTAAACAAATTACCCAAAAGGACGGTAGAACCGATACCATCCAAATCACTATTGACCCAAGCAAAACACTTTGACATGTCATACCTACAATTTTTTATAAATTTGTCAAGAGTATTCATCAGTCGCTTAATTTCTCAAGGAGGCTAAGTTCATCATCATTCATCAACTCTTCTTCATCGTCATCCGATTGGTATATACTAAGCGTTGGGTAATCGATTCTCATGGCTTGCGTCATTCCTCTTGGTCCGAACCTATTTTTCATCATTCCTAGACGAATTACTGCCATTTCTTGGTCTTCTTCGTTCTGGAAGATAGATGTAATCACATCAGCAGTCATAACGATTGCTAATGACTCAGCAACACCCGACATATCAGGGTTATTCTGTCCGACAGCAGATCTATTCAACTGACAAGCTGAAATAATAGGGCATTTATAGACATAAGACAATGCTCTAACTTGTTCGCAGATGTTTTTACCCTTTTCATAGCTGTTACTACCAGCAGCAGTCATCAAAGTGATGTAATCAAGCACAATAGCATCAATTCTGATACCAGAATCCTTCATTTTCTTGATGAAAGCTCCTAATTGCTTAGGTGTAATCGTAGATGGGGGGAATTCTTTGATATAAATGCGTCCATCAGTGTTCTTATGCTCTTGTTCAAGGGCATGTCGAAGCGTTGGGACACAATTACGGAACTCCTTCATGGGAATCTTCGTCACATTCGACGCGATTCTCTTAGCATAGAGTGTCTCAGACATCTCCAGAGTCACTACAAGCACATGCTTACCCTGTGATGCGATGTTTGCAGCCACATTACCAAGGAAGATACTCTTACCAATGTTGGATTGACCAGCAAACACATACAACGCCTTACCAGCTTCTTGAAATCCACCCCCAAGTGCTTCATCTAACCATGCCCATTTGGAAGAAATGGTATTTTCGTCACTCAAAATGTCATCAATGACCTTTTCAACATCACCATAAAGCTCAATTCCCTTATCAACATTGAGGTTGATACCAGCAATCTTCTCAAATTTCTCTACGATCTCAGCAGTATCAGCTTCTCCTTCGGAAATTGCCTCTGCGGACTCCAAAATGGAGTGATACATACCCCTTTCCTTGAGGAATCTTTCAGTATTCTCATACAATTCATCCTCATTGTGGTTGGAATCAATCTCTTTGAATGACTCGATCAACTTCTTGAAGTTGGATTTGAGTTCATCTGTGGTGAGATATGTCTTCACCTCTGTAAATGTAGGGATAGCTTGTCGCTTTTCATAGAAATCAGCAACAATCTCAAAATATTTCGCAATATTCTTGTCCGTAAAATACTTCGGTTGAACGTAATCAGCGATAGATGCCAGATAAGCACCATTCGTGATCGCGTTCTTCACCAGAACCTTTTCAAAATAATCAAAATCAATTTCACTCATGCGTTTCCATATTTGGAGAGATAATAAGACTCACCAGCTTTCCAGTCTTCTGTAAATTCTCTCAGTCCTGGTGATTCGTGAGTAATCATAACATCCCCCACACCAATTTTCAAGCCTTTTTCTAAAGCTCTAGCACACATGCAAAGATCGTAAAAATGGAAACCCGATGGACAATCCTCATCGAACCTCACTGTCTCAATAGCTTTACGATTGAATGCCATGAAAACACCATCGATCATCACCACTCGATGAGGATACACACCGAAGCTTGTCATGTGTTTTCTATCAGCATTGCCATGAGCCACTGCACCGTGTAGATTACCACCAAATCCACCCCCCATTAGATGCCAAAGCGCAGGAGACTTGATTTCAGCCCTAGAGCATCCCGCCACACCCACGATATCAAAATCTTTGAACGCTCTCTCCAAATTTGGACGAGGATCATGTTCCAGATGAACATCATCATGAATAAACATAATGTAATCAAATTTTTTTTGGATTGCTAAATCAAGACAATTATTATAGACTTCTGCTAATCCCTTCTTATTGTTTAAGATAGTGTGTGTAAACCCATCTAAACCATGTTCTATAAGACTTTTGGTAAGTGGAAATCCCCAATCACCACGTTTTGTCGCGGTGCAAATACAAATATTAGAATTTGACATGGGATTACCTTAACATGGATACTATAAGTGTCAATCAATTAAATATTAAGATGAACGAATTTGATAAGTTATTTGAGAAAGTTTTGACTGAGGGTAGATTCCGAAAATCTTCCGAAGTTATCCATAAACTGGATGTTCCAATGTTTTCAATTTTTTTAGATTCCAAAGTGCAAAATGTTAAGAATATGGAATTGTGGAATGAAGTTGCAAGAGCATTTAAAGAAGCAAAAACACATATCAACAAAATTGGATTTCAGTCAATGCATGTGAATGCTGTGTTTAAGAAATCATCTGATAAAGATGAAGCAGGAGAAGCATTTGGTGATCCTCGAAAGAAAAAATATGGAAAAGATAAGAATTACAAAGACTTAAAATACATCACCCTCGATACAAAATTTTTACTTGGTTTACAATTAAAAAATAAACAAATTTATGATCAATTGGTAAAAACAATTATTCATGAGTGGGGTCATATTTGGATGTTTAATAAAGGAGAATCTTTTTTCACAGCAATTAAAAAATTTTATCGTCAATTAACAAATAATGATCCAAAATTAAAAAGTGATAAAGCGTTGAGAGATGATTTAGCAAAATTGATCGAGTTTCCTCGTTCTTATGGTTTGAAAGATTACTATGAAATGTGGGCAGTGATGGTTGAACGTTTTTTAGATTTAAATCCAGTATACAGGAAAAAAATTTTTGAGTTGATGGATACGAATGAGCCTAGATGGGAGCCTAATAGTAGACAAAAAAAAGAAACCAATACTAAATAAGAGTATGAGAAATTACGGATTCGATTATTTAGTGGAGAAAGTTCAAATGTTGAATGAAATGGGTCTAAAAAGTGAATTCTGGAATACCAATTTTCCAGAATTCAGGAACTTCTATTTGGAATTACAAGACAAAATGGCAAAGCATCCAAAAGCCTCACCTATCCCAAAAACTCGTGCAGATAAACGAATAGAATATATCAGTCGTATGTTATTCGATTTTCTCTCAAAAGAAGAACTTGCTGCAATTGGAATTAATAAAAGTAAGGGATTTGAGGCTAATGTTCGCAATTTAGCAATCAGAGATATTTCTCCAGACGAAAGAATTGAAAGGCTTAAAATAGGTGACAAAAGAATGAGAGAATTCACACCAGGATATGCCGAACTTGCTGGAAAATGGGCAGACACCACTCCTAAACAACAAGATTATATGTTATCTCTGATGGTGAGAGCATATGAAGAAAAAGCATTATCCAAAAAATTTACAAGCAAAGTAATGGATGATGCTAATATTGACGCATATTTCAACAAACACCTTTTTAAAGGTGGTAGTTCCAATTTTGCATCAGGAATGATAAACCGAAAAGAGGAACTACTTGGCATGGATTTAGGTAATTTCTACGAAATTCAAAATAAAGCAAAGGGTATTATACAAAGACTCCGAAAAAGTAAGAACATACCAAAAGGTCTTCTCATGTCCATTTATCATTCGGAGAGATCATTGGAGAGACAAGACACTCAACTTAAAAAGGATGATTTGTTTGATTTGAAAATATTCAAAAACACTATTGAAGATTTGGTGGAATATAGAAGAGATTTGGTCAAAAATATGAGTCGAATGGATTTTCTTTCCGATGAACAAAACAGATTAACGGATGTTGATAAATCCGTATTTGAATCCATGCTTAACAGTATCAACATTTCCATCCAAAATGGGCAACCTATTCCAAAGGAACAAATTGAAAAAATTGTTCCGAGAGTTATGGGTAAGGTTTCTGATATTGTTTTAAAAAATTACAATCAAAATTACGAATTTGAATCGACAGATGATGATGCAGGATTAAAAGCAGATAGATATCAAACCATTTATGATTCATTGGATGATGATTTATTAAACCATATGATCGAACAAGGGAATATTACTCCAGAAGAAAAAGAAATTTTAAAAGCATGGAGAAATGGCGCATCCAATTTACAACAAACTATCGTTTCTAAAAGCTCAAGAGATGCAGAAAAAGCGGATCAAGCTCAATCTAGAGAAGACATTAAAAATATAAGACAAGGGGAATACGAAAAACAAGCTAAGAAATGGGAAGCTGAAAAAAAATTAAAGGAAAAAGGTGTAAAGAAACCGAAGATTAATATTGAAAATGAAGTTGCTGGATTGTCAGCACCAGAAGTTGAAGAAAAATTAAGAGAAATGATGGATGTCGATGATCCAGATTACGAAAAAATTAATGCTGTGTCCAAATATCTAAAAAAACTCAAAAAAAATAATCCCGAAGATGAGGAAAATGTTATGAGTTACATGACAGAACAAGTCTATAAAGACGGATTCTCAGATAATACAGGTAAATTCGTTGATCGAGGGTTTAAAAAGCCTAAAAATTATGCTCATTGGTTATGGCTAAATGAGCAATAAATCGAATTATGGATTACACGATAGATTTGATAGATAAAGAATTAGCTAAAAAGCTAATAAAAGAAAATCATTATTCACACGCATGGACACCTTCTAGATACACGTTGGGATTATTCGACGGGGAAAATTTAATAGGTGTTGCAGTGTATGGTTTCCCTGTTGGGAGGCAAACTGTCAAATCCATCACACCCAATTTAGAGAATAAAGATGTTTTAGAATTAAAAAGATTATGGCTCGTAGACGAAGCACCAAAAAATAGTGAAAGCTATTTTATAGGTAAAACTTTTGATTGGTTGAGAAAAAATACTGATATTAAAGTTTTAATCAGTTATTCTGACGCAACATATAATCATTTAGGCATTATCTACCAAGCGACAAATTGGTTGTATCAAGGTAATAAAATCGCGACTGGAAATGGATATCTACACAAAATACATGGAAAACTTACAAACCCAAGAAGTGTTTGTGTTGTATATAAAACAATTAAAACTGAAGAACTTCTCAAAATTGACCCTAACTATGAACGGGTTAAAATTAAGAAAAAACATAGATATATTTATATTTTACATAAAAAAGATCGTAAAAAGATAATAAGGGAACTAAAGCATAAACCAATGCCTTATCCGAAAGATAATCTTAATAGTGATTGAGGTTCATAAAATGATTACAAGTGAAATGCCACTGAGAAAACTCAGTGGCATTAATTGAAATTGTTTTATCCATCAATCTCGTTATCTTCTTCCAATTCGATCAGATTATCGTCATCAGGAGATGAGCCATAAGCCCAATGCTCTTTGATTCGTTTCTCAAGTTCGGGAAGCAATTTATTTTCCCATAGACCAATATCTTTACTCCATACTTTATAGTATCCAAGCTTGTCTCCTGTCCAATCGGTATAGGAAGAACCTGAATTATCGACTACTCCCATACCTTTCATGATATCAAGCAAGCCGTAATACTTATCCAACCCCTTGCTAAAGGACAGATAGAACTCACCTTCAAGGTATTGCTTGATAAAGCGATTCTTAACTGTCAAAGCACGGATAACAACACCTGAATAATTCTTCTGCGATGCAGCCAATTTATCACTAACTTGCTTATTATCAGCATCTTTTACCAATTTTCTAGCAAGTTGAATAGTGACAGAGGGTAGATACACTGCTGCTTTACCACCTGGCATATTCTTCTCAAGAGATGGATACATTGCACTCGGATCGTCATAGACATGGTTAGTAATCAGAATAGGAGTCTTGGTGAGAGTTGACATGTTGGTGCATGTCTTCAACAGACTCTTAACAGATTTTGCAAATGTTCCCATATCAGCAGACATGGAATCCTTATCCATACGAGTCAGTTCCATTTCTGAGTTCAAGTTCGCAAGAGAATCAATAGCGATAATAAATTTACCGAATTGTTTCTTCTCTCGAACACTCTTCAGGAATTTGTAGATCGCATTTCGTGTTTGCTCCACTGATTCACATCCGACATATTTGACTTTGGTAATATCCAAACCAAATTTAGCAGCAGACTCAGGATCAATTGCACCTTCCGTGTCAAAAATGACAGGGATCAAGCCTTTCTTTTGAGCATTTGCCAGAATTTGCATTACAAGTCCCGTTTTAAATGCACCTGATGGTCCTGCTAATTGTGTGATACGTCCATTTGGAATACCACCATACAACGAACCAGAAATCAGAGCATTGAGAACCATACTCCCCGTATCAATCCAGTCATTTACACTGGAAAGAGTTGAATCACTCAGATATGCTGAGTATGGCACTACATCATCCAAAGCGTTCAAAGACGCTAAAATATCTTTATCTATTTTTTCCATATATTAACAATATAAATCAGGTTTTGAAATTGGGAATTTGGGTTTCACAATGGAATCAAATAATTCCGCATAATTCGGTTTTTTACTTCTCTCAGGTGTCACTTTATTGAAAACAAAATCCAAATGATCACGAATGATCTGAACTTGTTTCTCACTTAAATTATTGGTATCAGAGATTTCGAAAAATCCCTTCAACCAATATGTAAATTGTTCTGGTGACATATTATAGATCGTCAATCGAAATAACTTTAGGTGAGGATGTTGGTGCATTTTGTTCAACAGGAGGAGTATTAATCTTCTCATATTGAAGCAAAATTCTATCATCCAAAACCACATCACTTGTCACGACATTAGCTTTGTTGTATGTCCAATTATTCTGACCACGGAATTCCTTGTTAATAAATTCAAAGAAGAATACTGGAAAGCTCTGAACTTGAATCTGTCCTGTTTGTTCTGGTTGAACGAATAGAATGACTGGGTTGTTAAGTGTCAGTGTGGTTTCCGTTTCACCTACGAGTTTACCGATGATGTTACGTCCGATTTGGTCAATGATTGCTACGTGTTTTTCTTTCATATGTTTTTGTATTTTAATAGATTATTTTGCTTTTTCAAGTTCTAATTTGTTGTTTTGTATTTTTTTCTGGAATCCTAATGCTACTCCGTGTTTTCCTTCTGCCATCTTAAAGAAATAATCGGATCGTTCTTTAATTACTTTACGAACAATTTCCAACTTTGGGTTTGGGAATTCTACATTATATTCCTTATCGTTTAATAGATTGATGAAATTTTCGATAATTCGATTCTCTGCATCATCTAAACCTTTATTATATGCCTCTTGTATTGTCATAATTAATAAATTTGTGCAGGGTTTATCATCATTCTCACTGGACTTCCTCCTGCTTATTCCAGATCAGATCAGAGCGACTGATCACAATCTTAATTATGCATTTTCTACAAATGCATAAAGTTCTTTAGCGCGTTTAATAACGTCTTCTGTTTTTGGAAGAAGATCAGAGATGATTTTTTCATCAATTTTTTCTTCTGTCCAATCGTTGCCAATCATTTTCTTTTTGGCGTTGTGTAATTTCTCATGAAAAATATTCATGAGGTCACTATGGGCGATGCTCAAAATATCGAGCCTTATTTCGTATGCGTTTTTGTTTGTGTTCATTTGTGTATAAATCAGAGTGTTGTGCCTGATAACAATATCTACCCCATTTACAGGGAAATGCAAGTATTATTTCGAATAATCTTTCGGATGTTTTGCTTGAATGTAAACTTCACCGTATGCTTCAAGAGTTCCCGTGATCATTTGAAATTCTTTTTGCGAAAGAGAATCCAGATCTTTGAGTTTGGCATAGGCTTCTTTATATTTCGCTTTGAAATGGGATTCTTTGTCATCTTTCTTAGCTTTTCGCAAAGCATCAGCATATGGTTTCACCTTACCAGCGAAGTGGTAAGCTGTTAAGATGGCGAAAGAACCTTTTTTTCTCGCAGATTCTTCTATTTTCTTTGCTCCCTCTGCTCTTTTAGTGACAAAGGTGGGAAAAAGAGTATCAACAAGTTCGTTTAAAAGTTTTTCGAATAAAATTGTAAATTGCATATTATTACTTAATAGATATTACTCTCCAAACAAATCTTCCAATTCCACCGTGAGATTCTCTGATGGTTTTCTAAGTTTCCATCCGACTGCTTCGTAGAATCTCTCAATTGCAGCGTAGAATACCTTACCAAACATTTTCTCATAATCAACTGTGAAGATATCATCAAATTCAGTCTGCCATTCTCCTTTGAATCCAATCATCTCCAAATTATATTTGTTTGGTTTCTTGATATATACCATTTTCACTTTATCCCCTGATTTGAATTTATCATATTTGGATGTCCATCCATTCTGTTCAACGATCAAATCGTGATAATAAGCAGCTTTCAAGTGACTCGGCATCCCCTTTACAGTATTCATACCATTACATCTTGCTGAATATTCCGAGTAATTATTCATACCAGAAATCTTGGCAATATCTGTGATGGGTAATTTCTTAAATTCTTCATATGCTTCGTTGAATAAATCGTTGGTTTCTTTTAAGGATTGAGTCATGATCATGTGTTCAATGACTTTCTTGACATATGGTTTCACTTTCTTAGGCATCGTGGTTTTCACTACATCGACTCCGATATATTTGAATTTATTCATCACGACACCCTCCTCATCCAATTTATGAAGAGCGTAATATTTTTTACCAATGAAAATACCACTATCGCAGATGCTTTCTCTCTTAAACACGAATCTTGGGTCAATACTTTTCAAATTCTGTTTAGCCCACTTTGTGATTCCGTCATTTACGAAGTCTTCAACATCTTGACACAAACCATAAAATTTATCAGAAACTTTATCCCCATCTTTTAAGACATATCCAATCTTTTCGAATATCTTCAAAGAAGTGTAGAAGCTATCAGTATCATTGTATATCAGAGATTTCTCGATTTCTTCTTTATTATCGAAATACTGTGATAGGTATTCCATGAACAAATCATTACTTTTCTTAATAACTGCTTGACCTGTCAATGTCACAGATGTTCCAATATCCTCATCACCAAGGGGAGCATATTTGTTGAGCATGTAACCATAGAGAGAGTTAAGGTGGATTTTATAAGCGTATTGAATACTATCAAATTTCTGTTCCCCTTCTTTATCTCCTTTCTTACGAGACTCCAACATCTTGTTCTTCATCTCCTTACGTTTGGAATACAAGTTATCCAAGAACTCAGGAACAAGACCACGTTTCTTCTGAGAAAATAGAAATCCAGCTTTAGTCAAAGCTGCCTTTTCTTCATCCATGAACTTCTTAAAGTTTTCTTTAGTCATATCAAAAAGCCTTCCTGACACATGGTGAATTTTCACTTTATCACCATCCTTTTCAACTCTACCGATTTTAGTCTCAGGAGAGAGATTGAGCGAAATCATGACTGATGGATACAGAGAGTTGGCATCAAATGACACGATATTCTCAGCGAACCCTACTCTTGGTTCTGCCACATAACCTCCAGGTGCTTTGAAATCGGTCACAGGACGAATAAACGTGGGGATATACTCTCCGCGCATACGCGCACGAATAGCGATAGCACCGTTCATTGGTGGGACTGTTTTGATAGCATTTTCCAAATCACATAGTCCCGTGTATGCGAGGAATCGAAGAAGATTGATGTATCCCTTTTTCTCGTCTAATTTAACACAAATTTCCACATCGCGAATGTTGTAATCAGTGTAGGTATACCAATCTTTTTTAGCCAATTCCCATAGATTACCTTCATGCTGAATTTTATTGATACCTAATTCAACTTCTCCGATATTATCCAACTTGTATGATTCTTGCTTCTCTAAGCTGAATTTCATATACATCACATAATAATCCAAAATAGAAATTCCTTCGATCACATACTCCTTGGTAGGCATTCCAAATTTACCATTTGGATTTGTCTTTTCGTAAATCCTTTCAATTGGTGACAATTTCTTCGCCCATTCTTCTCCCAATTCAAATGTGATTCTGTTGATCAAGTATGGGATATCGAATCCTGCTATGTTCCATCCACTAATCACATCAAATCCCTCTTTTCTGAAATACTTGATAAATGATTTGAGCAAATCTTCTTCTGATTTACAAAAATAATATCGAACATCATCTCTGGTTGTGTGGTAATTCTTCAGACCGAAGACATGATACATTTTAGAAAATGAATCGAACACAGTGATCAGATTTATCACTGCTTCTGCTGTTTCTGGTTCTGGAAAACCACCTTTTTTCAAGTAACACGAATCAGTGATATCAACCCATCTACCACGTTCTTCATCCCAAACCTCATATTCGCCAATATATGACCTCAACTCTCCGACTGTAATATGTTTTTCCATTTTTCTCTCAATTTTTTAAATCTAGTATGTACCCAAGGTGATAATGTTTCTAAATGTTTGTCGAATTCTGAATCACTCATTACGGCAAATCTCTTACCCATAATTTCATTTTGATTTGTCGATTTACCTTTTTTAGCTTTTGAAATTTCTAAACCTCGTTTAACATGATCAACTTTATCAGAGTGAATAGAATTTTCAAGATGTTTTTTCAATTTATCTTCTGGTAGATTGGTGAAATATTTATTAATGTTTTCAACCATCTTTTGGTGTTGGATATCACTTCTATGAAAGTTTTTAGTTTGAAAAATATCGTGACACAGCTTACCACAAAATCTTTTATGATCATGAGGTATTTTATTATTACAATTTTCACACCTCAAATATCCCCCATCATGATTAATACCCGATTCATTATATTTATTGATTAAGCTAATAATCGTCTTTTCTGATCTTTTTTTCTTATTTATCTCATAGTTTTTGTTACGAGTTTCAGCAGATTTCTGTTTAATTTCAGGTCGTTTACACGGGTGATTTTTAGAAAAATGTTTTCTCGCTGTTTGGTACATTCTTGCAGAATATTCCCTTTTACTATTTTTTGTATTTTTAGCGCACATACCGTTGAACGCACATGCTAACTGGTAGTCGTTGGGATATATCATACATAATAAATGGTGTGCGACATAATGTGCTTTAGCAGATAATTTCACTAAATTAGTAATATCATTATTCCCACCCTTACAGATAGGAGTTATATGATGTGTCTCATAATAATCTTTAATTACTTCTGATTCGCGATTTTTATATGTTTTGATTAAATTATCGTATTGATATTGATAGTCCATATTACTATTTAGGACATTCGATATCTAAATTCTATTTTTTACGTATTTTAACTTCATGATCACTTGTATAATTAGAACATGGACACTCGATGTCTAGATAAGCAACCTTCAAAGGATATTGGGAGAAATTGTCATCCTCACAAACTGACCAATAATTATCAATCAAAAATTGTTGATATGGGGGAAGGTTTTCGTAGATTCGCTTGATATTACTATCTTTTACGAAATTATTTCTGTCATACGAAGAAGCAAATTCTTTCTTTTTGAGAGGAGTCCCATAGATGGATTTCTCTTTACCACCTTTATCCTCTAAAAGAATATATGGTTTGAAGTCGTGTTCTTCTTTTACACGCTCTCCGTTTTCATCCCATGTCCATAAGAAAATCTTACGCTCACGGTTGTTGTAAATACAATTCCTATACATAAAAAAATGATAAACCACGAAATGCAAAAGTCAATACGATATTAACCTCATCAAATGATTAAATAAAAATATGCCAATTAATACTAAAGTATGGACAAACGCTGCAAATACCGAAAGCGGTAAATTTGTTGAGATTGTAAATGATGTCAGATTTCCAGCAACATCGGCAATGGCAGATCCATCTTTCGGTTCTCCCCAAATAGTCGAATATCCAAAATATGCTGTTTTGGTAAAAAATATTGATGACACGACAAGCAACTTTAGTGGCAATTTCAACATGGCAAGTGACGCATTCGGAAGAACGAGAACATCAAGTCCTTTGACTCTTTTTGACTCGTCTCATAGATATGCGGATAACAACCTTTGGGCAACATTAACAGGTGGAACTACAACAACCTCTGCTTCTGCGGAATTCGTTCAAAATCAAGGTCTTGTAGAATTGAAAGTTGACGCTCTAAGCGGCTCTAAAGTGTACCGCGAAACTACTAAAGTATTTGCATATCAACCTGGTAAGAGCTTACAGCTGTTAAATACATTCACCTTCAACCAAGCCAAGACAAATCTTAGACAACGTGTTGGTTATTTTGGTGTTGATAATGGTATCTACTTAGAGTTAGACGATAGCACTCTTTACATGGTTGAACGTAGCATTACTTCTGGATCGCTTTCATCCAACCGTATCCCTCAATCACAATGGAATGTAGATCGCTTAGACGGATCAGGAAAATCTGGAATTACTCTAGACATCACAAAAGCGCAGATTCTATGGGCTGACATTGAATGGCTCGGTCTAGGTACTGTGAGAACAGGATTTGTTATCAATGGTCAGTTTGTAGCTTGCCATTACTTTCACCATGCTAACTTAATTGACTCAACATACATTACAACAGCATCACTACCGCTTAGATATGAAATTGAAAATAAAGCTGCAACTTCAGGACCGAGTAAATTAAAACAAGTTTGTAGCACTGCTATATCTGAAGGTGGTTACGAGTTAAGAGGCTTACAACAAGCAGCATCTATCCCAATTGATACCCCAAGAACCTTTGCGGCTGCAAATACATATTATCCAATTGTTTCTATTAAACTAAGATCTTCTCCAGATAGATTAGATGCTATTGTTATTTTAACTGCATTATCTATTTTAGGTGCAGGAGATAATAAAGTCTATAATTGGAGAGTTGTAGCCAGTGGAACAACAACAGGAGGATCTTGGTTAAGTGCAGGAATAAATAGTTCCGTAGAATACAACATCAGTGGTACAAGTTTTGCTGGTGGTAGAGTATTAGCTAGCGGGTATATATCTTCTAACAATCAAAGCTCTTCAGGTGTAGATATTCTAAAAGAAGCATTATTTAAATTTCAATTAGAGAGAAATTCATTTACCAATACTCCTTATGAGCTAACATTGGTTGCTGGTGTTAATAGTTCTAGCGGAACTACGGGGTTATATGCTTCTATGGACTGGGAGGAAATAAGCCGATAAATCAATCATTCCAGTATTTCATAAATCTTCGAGATGGATCACCAAATGGTGTATTCATTGATTCTAGAAACGCTCCAATATTTTCAGGTCTTTCGAGGAATCTCGTTTCACCAAGTTTTCTCAATTCTTTGGATAAATTGTGATAACGATCACGATTTTTATAATTCAGTAATTGCTCTACTTTTAGAGCTAAGTCCTCTGAATTTTTAAATTTCAGAAAATCAGGAACATCTGCATAAGTCACTAAATCCTGACACATGCAAGGGATACCCAAAACAGCACCTTCAATATATTTGATATCTGACTTCGATTTATTGAAATTATTATCCATCAAAGGTGCAAGAGTCAACTGCACGTTTAATTCGGAAATAAATTTCGGATAATTCGTCAATGTCTGCCAATGATGGAATTCAATTTCTCCATTTTGAATGTATGGATGCAATTGTGGAGGGAATGCGCCGATGAAAATGAATTGATATTTATATCTATTATCGATAATAAATTTCAACACATGAGAAAAATCATCTTGTCCACCATTCTTCACATCGAAGTGCGCTCCTGAACCAGAATACAAGATTCTTGGTTTTTTACGATTTTTATCATAATTTTTAGCAATTTTATAAGAATCGTAATAATGTCCAATCCACCATTCAGGTGGAAAATTTGGAATCACAGAGATTTTTCCTTGACCTGTTTTCTCGATAAACAGATCACGCATGAACTTGCATGTGACTGTGACTTCATCTGCCATTCGCATCATGTCAACGCAATTTTGACGGATTTCGTCATTATCGAACGATGGTTTTCCTGAATTATAATCAGGAATCTCTTCACGAAATACAACATCATCCACTTCATAGATAATCTTGAATCCCATTTCTGCTTGAATGCTCTTGAGAAATTCAAAATATTGTTTTTGAGGGGTAGATGCTTGTCTTTGCAATTTGACAGTTTTAATATCTCGAAACCAATTTTTATCGAAAATCATCTTAGTGAGTGATGTAGACTCACCAAGATTATTCATATTGATGTGATGTTCAGGCCAACCTACTCGCCATTGTCCACATCCCTGACGATCCGCTACAAAATTTAAATAAACATTACCTTTTTTGGGTTCTTCTTTATTTTTATTTGGTGTTTGAAAAGGAGTCGTTGGGAAAGGAGATGCGAATGGTTGATTATTAAACATAATATTAATTATGTATTAATCTGAAATGTCAATCCCCTTCTCTATTCATCCAAGAAGGTTTTTTATAAGGAGCGTCATAATCACTCGAAGCTTTTCGTCTGACACCAGCTATTCTATCTGCTAAAGCTCTATCGGCTGCACGTTTTTCCATTTCAGCTTTCATTTTCTCTTCTTTTTGTTCATCTGTTAAAGTGTTTACAAAAAAAGTATCAGCGTCACGAAAATTTGCATACTCTTCATATTCATTATCATATTTATAATCTTGATAATTTTCGCCTATTGCTTTCAGAGAATCTTTAATAGCATCTTCATATGAAGGATCATATTTATCCCACATGCTATAAACTTTTTGATTTTTCCAGATTCTTATTTTTATTCTTTCTCTTGCCAATCTTTTCAAATCTTCGACATCATCAGCATTAGTTATTAATTTTTGAATAATATCGTCATCACTACTATTAATAGCAGCAATCAAATTACTATGCCCCACAATGTCTTTAGACAAGACATATTCACCATCTCTACCGATAAGACCTGTATAAGCATTTGGAGTGCTATCATACGAAAGATATTTACGATGACCATTATCATCGATAATTGTAATATTATCGGGAGATTCGTTTATAATCCTCGAATAAATGTTTGCAATATCTGAGAAATAATTTTTACTTTTCACTTATATATTTAGTCTTCTAGTAACTCCCATTTCTTTTTCAAGGAAGACAATTTCACCAGTAACATGCTTCTCCATTTCCTTTCTATGAGAGATGGCATAGACGGATAACGAATTTTTATCAATTATTTAATCCTCAATAAAAAATCATACGGTATTATTCCATAATACTCGAACGTATCTTGATCATCATTTCTAACGTTTTCATCATTTTTTAACAAATTAATATCTAAATTATTGGTATCAATTTTGAAAATAACAATTTCATCCAACCAATCTTCATTAACCAATTCTGATTCTTCTGCATATGATTCCGCAACATCAGGATCATTCGCCAAATACACAACATCTTTGGAATCCTCCCAATTTTTTCTTTTTTTCGGATTACCACCCAATCCAAATTTTTTAATATTTTTAATTAATGGTTTGTAGGTAGCGTGGTATAAAAAATTTTGATTTATCGACTCATAAATCAAACCTATATTCATAATATCATTCATTATAATATTTAATTCACTCTTCTAGTTATCCCATTTTCTTTCTCATATGTATCCATAATATAAAAATCGAATTTGTAACCAGCTTTTAACACTGAATCTCGTTTTGCAAGATTCCTCTCCATCTCTTTTTCGTAAAAATAAGAAGACTTTACCTCCACAATTCTATTATCTTTAGGTATGTATATATCTGGGTAATACACTCTTTTTTTACCATTCCACGAATATTCAAATTTCGGAACTTTATATTTCCCGTTTTCAATTTCCCTTATGTTATAACCTTCATCGATCAGCCTGTAAATAGCCTTTAATTCATATCCCTGATAAACAATTTCAACCCCATCGATTATAGCTTTTTTATATTTTTTGGCTGATTTTTGCTGTTTTACAAAAAAATCTTCATTTTGCATTACACCGTTTACACCGTATCTACATTGTAGAGTTTTTTGTCTTTTATTATTAGATTCATCGGTTTGACATTTATCAAGTCCTCTGATTGTCGCGTTATTTCTCAATAATATTTTTTTAAGTGTTATATTATCACAAGAAAATTCTTTAGCCAAATCATCAACAGTCTTACCACTTTTATAAGATTCTACAATATAATTTATACTTTCGTCATCTGAAATTTTAAACTTATTACACAACCCCCTAACCTTTTCAGTGTTTCTAGCTTCGATAAAATTTCTTATTTTAATATTATTTCTTCGTAAACAATTTAAAACCGTTCCGACATCAATATCATATTTATTAGCGATATCAACACTTGATTCGTTATTCAAATACATTTCTATAATATCATCTTTGTGATTAATACATATATCGTGTATATGATATTCTCCCGATGATCTTGATTTATACCCATTATCTTTAAAAAATTTTCTTATAAATTTGGAATCTTTATAATTATAAATTTCGGATATTTTAGGAAAAGATAGACCATCATCATAATACATTTTCAAAATATTTTGTTCTTCCCCGACCAACCTACCACCGTTGATTTTTTTAGTAATTACATATTCCATATAATCCTACTTAATCAAATGCTGGTTATTTTCTCGATGTTATACCATTTTCTTTCGAAAGTTCAACAATTTCACCAGTAACATGTTTGGCGGTTTCTGTTCTATGAGAAATCACATAAACAGAAAGATCAAATCTATCAATTCGTTGTTTGATTTGTTCGATTAACTTATCAATTCCCATGGAATCTAAAGTGGAATCAAGGTATTCATCGAAAAATTCCACATTAGACGACACTCCAGAAATCTTTCTCTTCAAGTCCTTGAACGCCCACGCACACGCGAGGTCAACTGTTCTACGTTCACCACCGCTCAAGTTCCAGTAGGAAATCTCCTTACCTTTGTCATTGGAAAGCTGCTCATCAAAGTATTCGTCAAATTTGCAACGGATGGACATACCAAGATCGTTGATGTATTGCTGAATGCTTGCGTTCATCATGGAAAGAAGTCTCTTCACCACAAAGCTACGAACACCTTCTTCACCAAGAACAAATTTACAGATTTCATAATCATCTGATTTCTGTTTAAGCATTCGGAAATTATCATTCTCAGTATTTTGTCTCACCCAAGTATTTTGAATACTTTCCTCAAAATTTGGTTTAGGTAATTCTTCCAGCTTCAAGTTGTTCAAAGAATCTTTGTATTGCTTGAGACTATTTTCCAAACCTTCCAATTTTTGTTTGGTGACTTTCGATTCATTGATTTGATCCTGAAACTCAGCTACCTTAGCTTGAACCTTTTCTTTTTTCGAATGGAATTGAGATTTTTGTTCTTTCAATTCATCAATTTCCTTGACAATATCATCCAATTCCGATTGATATTGTTCTTTCATCTTCTCCAGATGTTCCACATGAGTATGGGGAACATCTTGGAGGCACTTATCACATTTAATCATAATTTTTTTTATATATCCTATAACTGTCCATTGAATTACCATATTGTCTTTGATATGAAGTGGGAATTTTTCATCGTTTTCCATTTTCGGGAAAAGTGTTTTTATGTATTTTAACAATGAATCTTCATTATCAAATTCCATAATTTTATCAGGTATTTTTCCTTCGTGATTTCTCCATTTCCCTATATCTCTTTTAACAAATCTTATCATATAACTTTCTCAATTTGTTCAATTTCTTTCACCTTCAATTTTCTCAAAGTCTCCTTGGATGAAATCGCATCGTTCACATGACCGATCTTTCCATCCAATTTTCTCCAAGCTTCATGATACTTCTCTTGCTCCAATTGTATTGATGAGACATCTGTTATGGATATTTTAGCAATCTTTTCCACTGTTTCGTCGATCTTCTCTTGGATCTCCTTGCGTTTTTGTTCAAGAATTTCTTCTCGCTCTTGGACTTTCTTTTGGTAATCCTCCTGTTGTCTGTTCAGGGTTTCCAGAGTGTTATCAATTTCCTCCAATTTAGCAGAAGAAATATTCATGTCCGATTTGTTTTCGCGGATCAGATTCTTCAATTCGTTGCTCATCTTACCAAAGACTTCCAGAGAGAAAATATCATTGATGAATTTGCGCTTCTCTTCAGGCTTCTTTGCCATGAATGGGACATTATCAGACAATGACAAAATATCACAGCTACGGCAAATCACAGGATTGGAACCAATCAAATCACAGATGAATTTATCAGTGTTGGCAATGGAGTCCTTGGTAATGTCTTCTTCGCCTCTCAGGAGCGTCACAGAGCTTGGTTTGAGTTGTCGCTTGATTGTATATGTCTGAGTGTCATTGTCAGTCTCTACGTCGAACGTAAGCTCAATAGCACCCTTTCCTTTGGTGATATTGTTGATGATGAATTCTTTTTTGATATCACGGATGGTTTTACCAAACAGAGCATAGTAGAAAAGTTCTGCGATGCAGCTTTTCCCAATACCGTTTACACGATCTGGATTATCCAGATTCTTTCCAGTAATCAGGTTAAAACCAGATTGGAAATCAATCACAATCTGGTCGTTTCCAATACTGAGGAAATTCTGACCCGATAAATTTTTATATAAGATTTTTTTCATTTACACTTTTCGTATAACTCATCATTTATTTTCTTCACTCTTACCAATTGCTCATCATCCAGCTTGAGTTGTTCGTAGAACTCATCAAACATTCCAACAATATCAATGGAATCGACTTGTTCAACATCTCCGATTGTCTTGGTTGCCACGTTGTATTCCGTGGTGAGACGGAAAGGAGCGAAGTTGGACAGGTAGACTTTGAACTTCTCCACCTTATCATCTTCAATGTCTTTGTCAACTATGAGCTTGATAATGTTTCCTTCAATATCCTCTGCTTTATAATTCTTGATCTTAGTCAGAGGAATTTTAATAAATTCAGGAGACATCGTATTCTTCACAAATTCAACGGAATCATCTTCCAGATTCAGAATGTGATAACCCTTGTCATCTCCACAATCGTTGAAATCGTGATGAAAAGTATTACCAATGTATCGAATCGTTCCTTCATTGTATTTCTTGATACTCTTAGTATGGAAGTGACCAGACCAAACATTGGTGGTTCGTGATGCGAGGAAATCCATAACTTGGAATCCATGATCACAGACCTTGTAATTGTTCATCTGAAATGTCTGGATTTCAAAGTGTCCAAAGATGTGATCAAATTTACCATCAGGTAATTCGTGATTCCATGGGACGAATAGTAACTTCTTACCAAACGCATCCAATTCCAAGTTCTGATCAATAATAGTGATATTGTCATGACCCTTGAGGAATCCCAAGCTATGGACATCACTACGATTTTTATAGAAAGCATCGTGATTTCCAATCACCATGAACATATTAAAGTTCTTGAATTTGGCAATCAATTCGGATGCAACGTGGATTGTCTGCACAGAGATTTCTGAACGGTTATGGAAAAAGTCACCAAGGAAAAAAATGTCTGTGATTTTCTTTTTCTTCAAATCGGAAACCATCCAATCTGCCCACTTGAGAGCGATTTCGTGCCACTCTGTCGAATTTCCATATAGACCTAAGTGTAGGTCAGAGAATATTGCTACGTTCGGTTTCTTAATCATTATCATCGTATTCATCTCCCTCCATCACTGGTTTCACATACACATGACCCATTGCATCAGGACCAGACATGTTTTCCATATACACCATCTCCTTATATTCGTTCAACCCTTCATGTTGACCTTTTTCCTTATTGATACGGTTCGTAAAAGCGTTCCATGCTATCCGATTAAAGTAAGAGAAAGGGTTGAATTCCGATTCAATATTATATAATTTTTTCTCCAAAGCATGATACATTTTTACAATCGCATCTCCCACCATTTCTTCTTTCCAGCTTCGAGAATATCGAATAAATCGATGATTGTATGATAATCCCTCTGCTATTTTAACAATGTTAGATGCTAGATTATTAGTCATCTTATCCGACTCATAATAATATGTTAATTGTTCTCGAAACTCTTTAGAGTTTACATAATACTCATTTTTATTACTCATATTTCAATTGTTCTTTCCGTCCATTGGATATCTTCTTTATCATAAATTTCTTGTCTGTATTCGGCATGGGAAGATGAATATTTGGTATCATCGACAACATCAAATATCCTCAATTTGTCTTTACTTTCATGCAAACGAAGTCCTCTACCAATTGACTGAACAACACGAATAAAGCTCTTACCCAATCCAACAAACATAATATTTGGAAGATTTTTAATGTTGATACCTGTGGAAAAGATAGATGACATCGCAATACAAATGATATTATCATTCTTTTCCATCATGTCAATTATTTTTTGTCTTTCTTGAACATCGACTTCACCTTTGACAAAATATATATGTCTATCCAATTTATTAGACAAAACAGATAGTAAAGAATCGCCATGTTCCAAGTGATTAACCATAATAAGAACGTTACCATTAAGTTTGCCAGCCAATTTACAAATAAAATCATTCCGTTTTTCATTTTTATATAAGTATTCTAATTCTTGTTTATAATTTAATTTATATGTTTTTGAATGTTTCAATTTTAAAACATTTATATTAACATTTGATAGATATTTCTCATCTCTCAATTCTTTGGATTTCTTCTCATAAATCACTGGTCCAAAGACACCAAGCGTTTTCCATTGATTCAATGGTTTATCAGATAATGTCCCTGTAAAACCGAACTTGTTTGGTGTTTTAATTTTATTAATAATTTTTGACAAATTGGCATCACTATTGACACCGTGACACTCATCGACTATCAATAAATTCACATCAAGTATCCAAGGATTATCAGTAAATTTGGAACCTAAATTCTGAGTATTGCATATAACAACTTGAGTATCTTGCAAAGGACTTTCACCAGTCCAACCTGAATATGAGAATGTGACTTGGTAGTCCTCGAAATCTTTTTGTAACTGATTTACAAGAGAAAGACCTGGAACTACGATAAGACATTTGAATGTATCATTTGATACGTTTTCCATATAATTTTCTATCAGTAATGCTTGAGCTAGAGATTTACCTGCTCCTGTTGCTAATAGAAAAACACCATAACCTTTCTCTAGTCCAGCTATGATAGAATCTTTTTGATAATAACGAGCATCATATTTAAGTTCATCTTTGAACTCGAATTTCCCAATGCCACATTTCAATCTATCACGAAATTCATCAGTGAATGTGATATCGGTAATTTGGTTATCTCTTAGATGTTTTAGAATCTCCCCATAAAATCCGAAGTCAAACAAACCAGTGGGCGTGATTGCATACTTACGGTCTTTTACAAAACGATGTCCTTTCTTCTTAGCGAAAGAAGCACCGTCATTCTTAACAGAAAAATGATTACGGATCATACCGAGTGTTTCGGAATCCGTAATCAATTGCGCCTGTCGCTTAGTTGGTTTATAATCAAATGTTATCATGCTCCATACATATCTTGTATCCATTCCCAAATTTCTTCATCAGCCTCAAATCTACCATAATTCTCCAATTTTTCAAGAATTTCTGCCATCATATTGGGATTAATATAATCGAATTTGATTTTTTGGTGTTCCATTTTCATATGAAAAACGCGAATGATATTTTCGTAAAAAGATTCTTCTGGATTTAATTCGTATTTATTCATAATTCCTGTAGTTTCCGCAGTTCCAAAATGTTCTTAATGTCGTTACCAATGAATGTAATCTGACTTACCAATTTTTCCAGATATTCAATAAGATACTCTTGCTCTTTAATTTTTTGATTGATTGCCTCCAATGATGGAGTCTTATCCAGATCATCCAAATATTGCTTATTGAGTGCCACAGGAGATTCTTCCATAAGCTTCTTTTGAAGAGTGTGCTTAGTGGATGCTTTGAGTTTGTAAAGTTTATCCTTATCGATCTTTGCATCAATGAGACGGCACACCCAAAAGTGCTTCTCGGAGGGAACTCTGCGAGTCACATTTTCGAGATTGAAGTCATTTATTTTGGCAAATTCTTCGTATTGTTGTTGATATTTTTTAATTAATTCGTAACTCATAATTTTACATAAAAGAAGACCAGCGGATTTGATTCGCTGCATCTTCGACAAATTTTTTAATAAAGTCACCGTGACATTTATTAGGGGCGCAGTAACAAACAAGATTCGTATCCTTATCGTTTAATTCTCTCTCAATAATATTTTGAACCTGTCTTCGAAATCCTTCATCAGTTGATGAAAATTTATTTCTAAAATATTCTTGATACCCTTCAATAGCTTCTTCAGTGGTTTCCACTTTATAGAGAGCTTGAGGATGATCGGATTCTTTAGAGTGGTAAGGGTTGCCCAATACAGAGCCACGCCCAATATAAAAATCATCGGGAGTTGGCTTATGTTTTGACTTATTCACTACTCGCATCATTTAGTTAAATAATAACATGAACCAACCCTTTGTCAACGATAAAAATGAAATCGCCAACATTTATCAACAAATGTTGAACGAAGATATGACTGCTGGTGATGTATATGGGGGGGATGTTGCTGGACATGCTGGTATTGAAAATACCGATTGGTTTGCGCCAGGAGATGCAAGGAATCCTTATGGGATGGGTGTCACCACCAGAAGAGGTAAATTGAAAAATAGAAAACGTAAGAAGAAAATTAAAAAGAATTAATTCTCTTTCTCGCTACTTCACAATATTCGGAATTCAAATCGAAGCCGATATAATTCATACCTAATTGTTTGGCAACTGCTCCTGTTGTTCCTGAACCCATGAAGAAGTCCAATACGATACCGTTTTCAGGACATCCACTCTTCAACATACGTTCCACCAATTCTTCAGGAAATGTAGCCGTGTGAACGGACTTGTTGGGTTTGGTATTAATTTTCCAAACTGCTCTCATGGAGCGTCCTCCTCGCTTACGCATTGCGTCCAGAATCCTTCTCTTCGTATCACTTGGGTTCTGAGCCTTCTGAGACTCATAATCCTTCGTAGCCTCTCCTGTATATACTTCATCAGGATTGGAAGAATTGGCAAATGGTTCAATTTGTTGTTTGAAATAATACGATTTACTTTTCACAAACATGAACACCGATTCAAAATCAACGACGAAACGATCTGTAACGCTCTGTGGAAGGGCATTTCCTTTATGCCACACGATATTATTTCTCAAAATCCAACCTCTGTTCTGCATCTCAATGGCAAAACGGAAAGGAATTAGTGCCAATTGTTTGGGTTTTCTCCAACCACCCAATTTTTCTTTGGGTTTTTCTCGAAATTTGAATGACTCTTTTTGAGGTTCTTCTTTGTTTTTCCAAACACCTTTACCACTTCCAAGATATGTGTCTCCCAAGTTCACAAATACCACACCATCATCTCGCATTACACGGTAAACTTCATCGTAGTAATCACATAATCCATTGACAAATTCTTCAGGTGTCTCTGCCAATCCAAATTCATTTTCATCATCTGTGTATTGACGAAGGTTGTAGTAAGGAGGTGATGTGAGACAACAATGGATCGATTTGTCGGGCAATTCCTTCAATCCAGTCATTGCGTCAATATTTTTGATGTAATTCAGTTCCATGTTTGGAATGTAGCACAAATTTTTTGGATGTCAAACGGATGTTTTTCAATTTTCTGGCGATTAAATTTAACTAAATTTCCTTATTATATTGTACATCTATTCCCACCCCCCTCCCATTAATTATACACACCATATTCATTTGTCAATGGCTATTCTATTATTATAATTAATTATCTTATTATTAGATATAGATTAGATATTAACTATGATTAAAGATAACTAAAGAAAGAAACAAAAGAAAAAAAATTAATTAAAATCAATCTTCTTATCATTATCTATTGATTAAGATTAATGTACAATAAATATAATAAATCAGAATCAATTATAATTAAATATAAATGCAAAAATCAGAAAGTCAACCCCAAAGCTCATGGAAAAATTTCCCAACCGATACGGAAGGTGTTGTAGGATTTGTTTACCTCATTCGCAATAATCATCCAGATTCCAAGAAAAAATACTACATTGGGCAAAAGAAATTGCTCAAGAAAGTAAAAAGGAAACCATTGAAAGGTAAGACACGCAATAGAATTTCTTATGTGGACAACGATGTTGAAAAGTATTGGGGATCGTCCAAGGAATTGCTTGCAGACATTGAGAAATACGGTATTGAGCATTTTTCCAGAGAAGTGATAGAAGTCTGTCAATCAAAATTCCATATGACCTACGGAGAATTGATTTGGCAAATTAAATGCAATGCATTGATGGATCAAAAATACTACAATGGCATTCTAAATGTCCGCTTAGGTGTCATTCCCAAAAATTATGTTGACATCGAACGTGACCCTGTTACTCTTGGGTTGTGAGTAGAATTTATTTTCAAAATAAGAAAATCATCGATATTGATGAGGTTTTCAAAGAAACAAATGAAAATTTCGCAACTCTTCTGGAAAGTCTAGGATTGACTACAACTTTTGATTTCTCTAAAAGAAATAACCAGAAATTGTATACTCATGAATTCATCAAGACATTCACCGAATTTTTGAAATATACACGACAAGATTTTGTATTTTTCTCCAATACACTGACAAAGGATAAATTCCGCAATCAGCTTTTGAAAAAAGTTCGTAGAATTTTCAAAATCAATATCATCGAGAAGAATTTCGACTTTGAAAAATTAGAATATCTTTTGAAAATTTGGAATGCTGAAGTTATCTCAGAATTTGAATCAGCATTTCAAAATAGAAAAACACCATCATTCCGAAAAATATCTAAATATTTGGAGAAAGAGGGTCTGACTTTTCTCAATGAGCAATATTTCCAAGAAGTTGTCAATAAGATGACTATTTTGATTAAATAATGCTATGAATAAATTTTTGAAAATTATCGAAGAACATGATCCAGCTACTAAGCGTAAAATGGATGATTCTTCCAAAGCTAAAAAAAGCAAATTTTTAGAAATTCTGGAGCAATATGATCCAGCTAATGAGCAGAAAAGGGAAGATGCTTTCAAAGCTAAAATGCTCTTGCATGAAAAGAAAAAACGTCTCAAAAAGAAAAAATACGCTGAAGAAGACGAATCTATTGATGCTGGAACAGGTACGTATGAAGTCGATAAAGAAGTTGAAGGTTTGGCAGGTAAAGCTTCCAGTGGCTTGAAAGGTCTTGCAGGTAAATTGTTTGGCACTTCCGCACAAAAAGCAAAATCAGCAGTTAAAGAAAGACAAAATCTTGCTGGACAAGCTGTTGATGCTTACAGAAAAGGTTCCGTGAGAATTAAAAAAGGATTACAAGCAGTAAAACAATCCGCAGTTGGAAGAACTTATTAATATGAAATCAAAAACATTACAATTAATTGAAAAATATAGTCGTCTTCTTGAACAAGACGAGCAAGATCCTAATGCTGGTATGGAACAAGCACCTCCTCAAGAGGGGCAACCAGCACCTGAAGCACCACCAGCGGAAGAAGCTAATCCTGTTCCTCTGACTTCCATAGCAGAAATTAATTACATTAAGCATGTTGTGATGGCATTGTTATACGCAACAACTACTAACGTGTCAGAAGCAGATAAATCAAATCTGAAAGAACTTGAAGTTGCTTTGCAGGATGATGACGAGGCTCAAAAATTACTACAACAGACTGGAAAGACTGGTAAAGAATTTTATGAAGAAGAAATTCTACCAATTATCAACGCAATTCAGAATGATAAAGAAGAAGCACAGAATTTAAACGCGATTGACTAAATAATATTATGAAATTCAAAGGAGAAGAAAATAAAGTGATTTGGGAATCTTTCCGTGGTGGAGTTATGAACGAAAGATTCGATGACGAGATGGATGATGACTTTGGTGATGACATGGGTGATGATGATGATTATGGAATGATGGACGATGATCCAGATTTCGGTGAGGGTGGATTTGATAGTGAGGGTGATGACTTCGGTGACGACGATGAGCCTGAAGCACATGGGATGGTTATGGAATTTGATCCAATTAGTCCTGTGGAAAAACATGAAGTCAATGAGGTTCTTGTATCTGAGTTGAAAAAACTCGCTGAATATGCTAATCGTTTGTATGAAATGAGAAACGATTGTGAATTTGAAGATTGGATGGTTTCAGCGATTACTATTTCTTCGACTTATGTTTCCGATGTTTGGCATCGTCTTGATGCTAAAGCTGATTTTGCGAATACTGGTTTCGATCAGTCCCGTGATTATTAATAATTTTATAAATGAATGACAAGTTTCAAACAATTCTTTGTGGAAAAAAATATCTTCGGTCTAGTAGAAGATATCATTGTTGATGGTGTCGGGACTATTTCCGCTAAATTGGATACTGGTAACGGTGCTTACAATGTATTACATGGAGAAGATGTTGAATTTGGCAAGGATAAGAAAACAGGCGAGAAGATAGTAAGATTCACAACCACCAATTCCATGAGATTAGAAAAACCCACAGAAGATACAATTATAATTAATATCGGAGAAGGAAATACTGTTGAAAGACCTGTGTGTCTTTTCGATTGCGTCATAGGGGGTAAAAAATTTAAAAGTATCCCCTTTTCTATTAGTAATCGATCCACAAATGATCACAAGGTTTTGATCGGGAAAGACTTTATTAAAAATGAATTGGATGCCCTAATTGATGTGGCATTAAATAATGTAGCAGACAAACAATTATCAGTCGATGTATAAGTTATCACAAAGAGAATTATTGGAAGAAGGACTTTGGGATTCTTTTAAAAAAACTAAAGCAAAAGTCGCCAATTCTAAAATCGGTAGATTTGCTAAATCAGCTTATCAATTAGGTAAAGAATTTGGTAAAGTTGTCGCGCCTGATACTAGCTCTAAACTTGCTAATATAAGATCAGCAGGTAGAGGTATTATACAAAGAGTGGGTCAAGCCTATCAAACTATAGAAGAAAGAATTTTGGATTGGATGGATGAACAAGGTATAGTGCCAATTCCTAATGAAAAAATTAAAACTGGAAAAAATACCCCAAAGGGGCAGCACTATCTGGTTAAAGTGGCTCAAAAAGGTGTTACACCAGAAGGTGAATCTGTTGCTGGTAAAAAATATAGATATCCTCAAGCAATTATTCTTTTTGATAAAGATAAAGATATCTTTGAATGGGTTATCAAACCTAGAACGGACGTATTCATGAAACTAAATAATCAGGATCAATATTGGGATGAAACAGCTAGACCAGAGGGAGAACAAACTTCTCAACAAAGAAATCCTTGACAAATAATTGAAGCCTATAAATATCACCATGAACATAGAAATCGTGGTGAAAGAGGATGAGAATTTTAAGATCGTAAACGGTGAAGAAGAAACGCCGAAAGCTGTCGAGCAACCAATCAAAGAAGAAAAACCACAACCAACTTTGGAAAATCCAAAAGGTCTTTCGTGGTTTAACGGAACTTCTTGGGGGGCGAAGTAATTACACCTTGAGTACTGCGGTGATATGCTTGAGTATTTGCGATCTCACGATATCACTCGTGTCGAATTCGACACATTGGATCTCATTTTTTCTTGAGAAATCGGTATCAAAAGATTCATATACGGAAATAAATCCTGAATCCTTGATATCTGCTTGAGCAGCATCACCCAACACGAAGTATCGAGAATGTTTACCAAAACGTGTGAGGATGGTGGTTAGCTCTCCCCTTGTCATGTTTTGTGCTTCGTCAATAATGACAGCACAGCGATGGAAGGTAAGACCCCTTACAAAGTTCACTGGTATTGCTTTAATGTATTCGTTATCCATCAAATGAGTAATATCTGCTTTAGATAAAATTTCATTTAATTTATCCAACATTGGCATAATATAAGGTAAGAACTTCTCATTCTCATCCCCTTTTAGAAATCCAATCGAACGTGAAGAACTCTCTACCACGGAACGAATGTAGATGATTTTATCAACATGTCCACTCCTTAGAAGTTCTAGTGCTGAAAATACAGCTAAGTGAGTCTTTGCACTCCCTGCTGGTCCGTTGACAAAAACCATATTATTCCTCGGACTTTGCGACATATAATAAAATTTCTGTTGGTTATCAGTCATTGGATAATTATTTTTCAAATATAAATTTGATAGATCAAACCCCTTTTTGATGTGTTCGGTAAATTCCTCTGTCACATCCCGCTCTTTCCTCTTACGAGGAGGTGTCTTTTTAACTGACATATGTATTATTATTTAACAAAAATCACTTGATTTCTGAGAATATGGTGGTAAATTAATTAATATGAAAATTGCGTTTAGTGGTAGCGGTAATGTCGGGAAAAGCACATTAATCAAGTCATTTTTACAGAAATGGCAGATGTATAAAACACCGTTGAAAACATACAGAGATATTATCAAAGAAAAAGATTTGAAACATTCTTCCAATACCACGGCAGAGACACAATTGCTTATCTTGGATTGGATGACACAGACCCTAGAAGTTAATAAGGATGAGAAATATGTCGTGTATGATCGTTGTCCTTTGGATAATTTGGCATACACGCTTCATGCCACGGAAAAAGATTTGGTGTCGGAAGATGTTCTCGGAATTACTGTAGATATTGTTCGACGTTCTCTAAAGAACCTTGATATTATTTTTTGGATTAAATACGATCCCACCATCAAAGTCGTGGAAGATGGATTACGCGATACTAATTTGAATTATATCAAGGAGATTGACGACATCTTTTCAGGTCTTTATGAGCAATATTCTGATCATCTGGAGAACACACCATTCTTCATTGCTGACGATATGCCAGCAATTATCCCCATTGAAAATATCCCGAATCTCGATGATCGAATTGCTTGGGTAGGAGAATTTATCGACCAAAAAGGCGAATTGATTGAAACACAAGAAAGTGTCCTTGATCCTAAAAATCTAGACATGATGGAAGAAATGCTGAGAGAACAGAGTCAATGGATGGAAAAAGATAACCAATTCAAGAATCTGACGAATCAGATCAAGAATTTCAAAATTTAAAAACTAGATTACAATCGCAACATGACGAAACAACAAAATCACATTACTTGGAAAAACGAAAGTGAGGAGCTTTATGTTCTCAATCTGGATCAAAATTTTGATCCTTTTGCGGATTATTTTAATGGAATTTTTAAAGTTAATTTTTCCAAAGGACTTTTTCCAGCAGGAGAACCAAATTTTAAAATCGAATCACCATTATATAATGGTAATATGGTGATCACGCATCGTATCAATTCGGTGTCCGATTTGATCGATATCGTAATAGCCAATGATGCTGTTCGTCGTATGGGAATTAAAAATATTGAATTGTTTATACCCTATTTCCCAGCGGCAAGACAAGATAGAATCTGCAATACAGGAGAAGCCTTTACTTTGAAAATCTTCGCAGATATGATCAACTCTTGTGGATTCGATAAGGTATCTATTCTGTGTCCGCATAGTGATGTCACACCAGCATTGATCAACAATGTTCATATTTTAGATGAACGTGAATTCATGTTGCAAAGCGTTTTGCAAATGTCGAATGGTAAGGATGTTAATATCGTATGTCCTGATGCTGGTGCTGGTAAAAGAGTTCAGAAAATCATTGAATATCTATCCAATCAAGATAGAACTCATCATTATCATCTCGTTCGATGTGAAAAAATTCGAGACGTTAAAGATGGTTCTTTGAAAGAATTTTACGTTGGTGAAGGACTTGTTGAGGGCGCACCGACATTGATAATCGATGATATCAATTGTAAAGGTGGGACATTCTTAGGTCTTGCTGAAAAATTGAGAGAGAAAAAATGTGGTTCTTTGGGATTGTTCACTACGCACAGTGATTGCCAAGAAGGGGTTGAAAATGTTTCACGTAAATTTGACTTCGTTTTCACGACCAATAGTAAGCAAAATTGGTCAGATATCTTAAAATTCGCTGATTTGACAACTTATAAAATCAAATACTGATGAGATATAATCATCCTTTTACGAAATCTGAAAATTGTGCAGAGAGATTATTCCAACAATGGAAAGAGCATAACTCTTTAATTATTGCAGTAGACTTTGATGACACAGTTTGCCCTTATAAAGACGATTATGATACCTCAGAAGTTATCAATATCTTGAAAAGATGTAATGAAAATAATTTCAAATTAATTGTTTTCACTGCTTCGGAGAAAGAAAGATTTGAAAAAATTGAACAATTTTTTGAAGACAACCTTATTAAAATTGAAGGACTTAACAAAAATTTACTAGACAAAATTGGAAACGATGGTAAGATTTACTATAATCTTTTACTTTGTGATAGAGCGGGTTTAGGACAAGCTCTAGAAACTTTAGAAATACTCTTAGAAAAAATAAACAAAAATACAAAATAAATATGAAAAAGAAACCGCATCTCAGCTTCGATGGATACAAATGTGATCATCGTCGTCAATATCCAGAAAATAGCTTGCTTGTTTATAGCAATATGACCGCTCGTGGTAGTCGCGTGAAAGGACTTGATAAAGTTATTTTCTTCGGACTTCAAGCGTTTATCAAAGAACATCTTATTAAGGAATGGAATGAAGAATTCTTCCAAAAAGATGTTGAAGAAGTAGTTGCTGATTACAATCGTCGTCTGAAAAATTATCTCGGACCGAATGGTATTGGCGAGCAACATATCCGTGATCTTCATGCTCTTGGACATCTCCCATTGGAAATTTGGGCATTGCCAGAAGGTTCTGCTGTTAATTTGAGAGTTCCCATGCTTGTCATGTGGAATACTAACGATAATTTTTTCTGGTTGACGAATGCAATCGAAACTATCATCAGTTCCAATCTTTGGGGTCCATGCACAAGTTCTACTACGGCAGTTATGTATCGTAAAATTCTCAATGAGTGGTGCAAAAAAACCAGTCCCGAAATGATTGATTTCGTGCCATGGCAAGGTCATGACTTCAGTTTCCGTGGACACTTTGGATTCGATGCCGCTGTTATGAGTGGTGCTGGTCACTTGCTGGCATTTACTGGAACTGACACTGTTCCTGCCATTGACTACCTTGAAGAGTATTACAACGCAAATTCTGATAAAGAACTCGTTGGTGGTAGCGTCTCAGCTACGGAACACAGTGTGATGTGCATGGGTGGACTTGAAGATGAAGTCGGAACTTTTAAACGTCTCATCACCGAACTTTATCCAAATGGCATTGTCAGTATCGTCTCTGATACCTGGGACTTCTGGAACGTAGTCAATCCTGATGGCGGCATTTGTGCTCAGCTTAAAGATTTGATCATGGCTCGTGATGGCAAGGTTGTCATTCGTCCTGACAGTGGTGATCCAGTGAAGATTGTTACTGGCTATACTGATGAAGAATGGACGGCCCTTGAACATGCTCGTAGTTATAGCGGTGGCGTTACATTGCCATCGGAACTTGAGCGTAAGGGCCTGATTGTTTGCCTCTGGGAGATCTTTGGTGGCACAGTCTCTTCGACTGGCTATAAGATGCTCGACTCTCACATTGGAGCAATCTATGGTGATAGCATTACTCTTGAGCGCGCAGAGCAAATCTGCCAACGTCTCGCTGATAAAGGCTTTGCATCGACTAACATTGTCTTTGGTATTGGCAGCTTTACCTATCAAGGTGCTATAAATCCTGATGCTATTATCACTAGAGATACTCACGGATTTGCAGTCAAATCTACTTATGGTGAAGTTCTAGTGAACGGTGAACGCAAAGGTATTGAAATCTTCAAAGATCCTAAAACTGATGATGGACTTAAAAAATCTGCCAAAGGTTTGATCGCTGTGTATGAAACTGAAAATGGTTTCACTATGAAAGATCAAGCGACTTGGGATGATGTGAAAAATTGCGCATTCGTGAATGTTTTCAAGAATGGAGAGCTTATTAAAGACTGGACATTGAGTGAAATCCGAGAATTAGTATCTAATAATTTTTGATATGAGCGGGAAAATTGGTGTTGGTGTTATAACCAAAGATAGAGAAGATTTTTTCTGGAAATGTTGGAAATCTTTGGAGCTATGCTCTAACCATATTGATGAATATGTTGTAGTGAATGACGGTAATCCTTATGCCGTCACTCCTACAATTTATTCAAATACTGTGGATCTAATACAGCATACAGACAATACTGGCGTTGCTATTTCAAAGAATCAAGCATTGCAACATCTTTTAGATAAGGGATGTGATCACATCTTTCTAATTGAAGATGATATGCTCATCAAAGACCCCAATATCTTTCGAGCATATATCAATGCTTCAAAGAAAAGCGGAATCCAACACCTGATGTTCGGCTATCACGGACCAGCCAATAAGAACGGTATCTCCAAAGGCAAGCCATCCCCCCGATTGGTGGTGGATTATGGAGATTTCTCCTTAGCTTTCAACCAGCATTGTGTGGGAGCGTTCTGTTACTATTCCCGCAAGTGTCTAGAAGATGTCGGTCTGATTGATGAGCAATTCCGAAATGCTTTTGATCATGTTTCCCATAGCTATGAGCTTGCCCTGAAAGGATATTCCACTCCTTATTGGTGGTGGACTGATCTGGCAAATTCTTCGAATTACATTGAAGAGCAAGCGTGTTCAGAGGAAAATTCATCCATCAAGACTCCAGAATCCATGCAGAAATGGGGGAGTAATATTCGGAGTTCCATGGAATACTTCAAGGAAAAATTCGGTATTTATCCATTTGGAAGAGACGGTGTTTCTGATACAGATGAAAAAGAAGTATTGACTTTTTTGAAAAATAAGAAAAATAATTGAAGTGAAAACAGACCTTAATAACATTGGCTTGATGATCCATTTCCGTAGGGATGTGGATGACCGCTTTCGCAATCTGGAAATGGTTGTGAAATTTTATCGAGAGAACTCAGAAAATCTCCAGATCGCCATTCTAAATGACGACAAGGAATTGGATAAGGACTTCAAGAGACTTTGTAAGCAATATGACTGTAAAGGTCTGTTCATGGTAAACCATGATGTCTATTGGAGAACCAAGGCATTCAATGAGATGTCCAAAATTTTGGATGTGGATTATCTGATTGCTGGTGATACGGATGTGATTGTCGATCCAGTATTTTTACATGAAGCTAAATATAAATTCGAAAAGTACGGTAAGGGTAGAATCATTTACCCTTATAATGGAATGTTTATCCATTTGAAGCAACCAATGTTTGAAAAATTTGCGGAAAATCAATCCTTGGTTGATCTATTGGAAAAGTCTCAATCATTGAAGCCGATCCCTTATGATCAGGATGATAATTTCCTAGTAGCGCATCCACATAGCAAAGGTGGTATGGTGATGTTCAGCAAAGAAACATTTATTCGTTGCAATGGTTATAATCCAAATTTTAAAGGATGGGGTTATGAAGACGATGAGATTTTAGCTAGATTTAATAAAATGGGGTGTTTTATCGATAGAGTTGAAGATAAAAATGCAATCGCATGGCATTTACCACACGAGAATACTGTAAGAGAAAAGCATCCGTATTACGATAATAATCGGAGACATTCTGATTTTGTTTGTGGTAATACTAAGCGGGAGGAGTTGGAACAATATACTAAAAGTTGGATTATTTGATATGAAAATTGCAATACTAACAATAGCGACTAATAATTACAAATCACTTTTATGTGATTTGATCAAATCGATTGATGAATATTTTTTAACTAATTACGAAAAGGATATCTTCACATTTTCGGATGAAAATATTTTCCATAGTGAAAAAAATAACATAATTTTTAATAAAATAGGGCATCAATCTTGGCCATTTATAACTTTACAGAGATTTAAATTTTTCAATTCTCAAATTGAAAAATTGTCACAATATGATTATATCATTTATATGGATTGTGATTTAATAATAAATTCGAAAATAGATGAAATGCCAAATACATCTATTTTTGGCGTATCCCATCCTGCTAATATTTTTGATAATTCTTTTTGGACTACTGAGAAGAATTCGAAATCCACTGCTTATCTACCTTTTAAAACCGATAGACCATACATACAAGGTTGTTTATGGGGTGGTAAATCATTAAATATTTGCAATTTAATTGATAATCTAAATAAAAATATTGATATCGATTTACGAAATAATATCGTTGCCGTTTGGCATGATGAATCCCATTTGAATAAATACTTTTCAAGTATTCCTATAGATGAAATTACAGTCTTAGATTCGGGGTATGCATATCCTGAAAAATGGTCATTGGAAGTCGAAAAAAAAATAATTCATAAAGATAAAAATATGTCAGAATATCCAAGATTTGAGGGAACAGGTCATGAAATATAAATTAACTTTAGGTTGCATATTTAAAAATGAATCTCTTAATATGAGAGAATGGGTCACCCATTATCTCAATAGAGGGGTTGAGCATATTTACATGATAGATGATAATAGCGACGATGATTATCAAGAAATCATACAACCATTCCAAGAAGAAGGAAAAATAACTATTTTTAAAAATGATATTCCCAAAATTCCAAACAGACAGAGTATAGCTTATAATAAATTTTTAACACCAGTGATCGGTGAATCGGAATGGTTTATGATCAACGATTTAGATGAATTTGTATATTCCCCGAATAATCTATTATTAAGTGACACATTAAATCGATATTATAATTATGAAGTTGTGTATAATAATTGGTTTAATTTTAATTCAAATGGCAACGTTGATCATCCAAAATCTATCGTTTCTTCATGTGTTAAGAGAATGGATGAAAATCAAACTATATATGCCCCGTTACCAAACGGTGAATGGGTTGAGCAAAACGCTGCAAGTTTGAAATATATACTTAACACTAAAAAGTTTAATAATAAAAATTTAGAAATTCATAAAGTTTCTAGTTCTTCTAATATAAACTTGACAAATGCTGAAAATGATTATGATATGATTATCAATCATTACCCGACACAATCTAAAGAATTTTGGCAAAAGGTTAAAATGCCTAGAGGTGATGTCAATAACTGGCATCCAGATGATGCTAGAAATTGGCGATATTTCAATGCTTTTGAAGTTGGAGATATCATAGACACGAGATTAAAAGAACAAAACGAAAAATATGAATTACAGTGACGAATATTTACAAAATCATGAATTAAATTATTGGATTAATGGTCATAAAATGCCCTTTCACCATGAAAAATTTTATAAAGAATTTTTCCCATTTGAAAAAATATCATCGGGGAATATTTTAGAAATTGGGTGTGGTGGATGTCCAATCAGTGAATACAATGATATTGATCTTTCTGGAAGATTGGTATTACTAGATCCACTTTTAAACAAATTATCAAAAATTCAACGATATGAATTTTTGAATAAATATAAAATATTGAGTGATAATATTTTATATTCAAATATCGATGATAAATTCGATTTTATTATTTGTTTGAATGTGATAGATCATTTCAATGATCCTGATTACAATTTTGTTGATAAAATTTTTAATTCATTAAATGATAATGGTGAATTCTGGATTTATTATGATTTGAGAACAGTGTCTTCTGATGATCATCTTGTAATAGATGATGTCAAATTGCTTAATAAATTTAAAAAATATTTTGATGTGATTAAAATGTCCGAAGATATTAACCCAACTCACGAAGGATGGTCAAATGTTTACAAATCTATTAGATTGATTCTAAGAAAAAAATAAAAAAAAATGAAAAAAATAACATTTTGTATGACATCTTGCGGGAGATTTGATTTATTAGATCAAACTTTATCATCTTTTTTACAGACATGTGATTACGATATCGAAAAATTCATTATAATTGATGATTCTACTGATAGTCAATGCCATTCAAACATTAGAGAAAAATATCAATTTGTAGAATTGATAACAAATGACGAAAGAATTGGTCAGATAAAAAGTATTGATAAAATGTATTCACATGTTGATACTGAATACATCTTCCATTGTGAAGATGATTGGTTATTTTTCAAATCTGGATATTTAAATAAAAGTTTAAAGTTATTGGAAAGCGATTCAAATATTTTCCAATGTTGGATTAGAGATCGAAATGATCATAATCACCCCACATTAAATGAAATTGAAGAATATGATGGTGTAGAATTTAAAGAACTACTCCCTATGTGGGAAGGTATTTATTCGGGGTTCACATTCAATCCTTCTTTGATTAGAAAATCAGATTATGATAAATTAGGTAATTATTATAAAATTGGCGGTGAAACTAAAATAGGACACTTTTTAAAAAACAAATTTAATCATAAATTTGTGACATTAATGGATGGATATGTTAAACATATAGGATATTCTCATCACGTAGATGATATCGATGTTGAAAGAAATAGAAATCATTATTACGATTTTAAATATGTCTAATTGTTATGTAAATGTTATTGGTGGCGTGGGTAATCAGTTATTTCAAATAGCTGCTGGTTATGCTTATGCTAAGAAACATGGTAAGAAATTGATCATCAACCCTTATAATTGGTTTGCTGGTCAAGGAACTAATCCTTTGGTGTATAAAGATACGATCTTCAAGAATTTTGAATATGGTAATCGTCTCACTAGAGATGTGATTGGTATCCGTGAAAAAAGATTTAATTATGATGAATTACCGTTCCATGAGGGGTCTGTATCATTGAGCGGATATTTCCAATCTTTGAAATACTTTGAAGAATATAAAGATGAATTTATTTCTTTATTGAACTTACCAGAAGTTGATAGTCTTCCCAGATATGGAGACAATCTGAACGTTGCATTTCATATAAGAAGAGGTGATTATATCGTTCATGCTCCTATACATTATGTATGTAAAACTGAATACTTTAATAAATTATTCGATACTTTCACACCTGAAGATGTGAAGGGGAATAAAATTATTGTATTCACAGATTCACCTGAAATTGTTTTAGAAGAATTTAAAGGTAAAGAATTTATTATAATGAAATCAGAATCTGATATTAAAGAGCTTGCATATATGTCGAAGTGTGATATCGTAGTGGGGAGCAACTCTACTTTTTCTTGGTGGGCAGCTTTGATTGGAAATAAGATATCTTATTTCCCTTCCAAGTGGTTCCCGAATGGTAGAGAAGCGATTGATATTTACCACGATAAAATGTTTAAAGTTGATGTTTGAAATTAATAAAATATATAATGAAAATTGTCTGGATACTATGAATAGGATGCCAGAAGAATCTATCGATTTAACTGTTACCAGTCCTCCATATGATGATTTGAGAACTTATAATGGTTATTCATTTGATTTTGAAAATGTAGCCAAAGGACTTTTTAAAGTCACTAAAAAAGGTGGAGTTGTTGTTTGGGTAGTTGGTGATCAGACTAAAGATGGTGATAAATCTGGAACGAGTTTTCGACAAGCTCTTTACTTCAAAGAAATTGGTTTCAAATTACATGATGTCATCATTTATGAAAAGAGCGGAGTCTCGCCAGTGAAAAATAGATATTACCCTGCATTTGAATATATGTTTGTTTTATCTAAAGATAAAGTCAAAACATTCAATCCTATTTGCGACAGACCAAATAAATGGAGAGAGCGTTGGGGTAAGACTCGCCAGCGTAGAAAAGCAGATGGGACTATGGGTGAGAAATATGAAAGTAAGATCGCTCCTGAATTTGGTATTCGACGTAATATTTGGAAGTATACCCAAGGAGGTGGTTATGGTTCTGATGATAAAATTGCATACAAACATCCAGCAATCTTTCCTGAAAAATTAGCAGAAGATCATATTTTAAGCTGGTCAAATGAAGGCGATTTGGTATACGATCCATTTATGGGAAGTGGGACTACTGCTAAAATGGCTATTAAAAATAATAGAAACTTTTTAGGTAGTGAGATCAGTGAGGAGTATCTAAACATCATCAATAATCGCTTATGTTTAACACCATAAATCATATTCTTTTCGATAAGAAAAGTGAGATGACCAATGAATTGTTGGAAGAATTTTCACCATACATGGTCACTCGTTACTTAAGTTTCTATGATAAAGATCTGTTGAAATATGCTAACGAGACAGTAAATAGATACTCACAGATATTCGATACCGACGAAGAAACATTTCGATTCTTTGAAAATGTAATTCCCAAATTGAAAAGAAAAAATATCAAATATATATCTAAAAGAAAAAATTTATGAAAGTATTAGTAGTCACTCCAACTTATGGCAGACTTCCTTTTTTGGGAAGAATGGTAGCATCATTTTTATCACAAACACATGAAAATTCAGATTTGGTGATAATAAATGATGATCCAAATGTTAATATCAAATTTGATCATGAGAGGGTATTCATCCTAAACATCAATAAGAAATTGATATTAGATGTTAAAAAAAATATCGGTGCAGTCATGGGTAAAGATTATGATTTGATCATGCCATTGGATGACGATGATATATTTTTTCCTGAACAAATATCATATCACGTTAGGAAATTTCAAGAAAATCCTCATATACAAATGTATAGAAATATCAGATCATATATTGTGTATGGTGGAAAATTTGAAGAAGGCGTGAATGCTCCGAACGCGATAGCTTATACACCAGATTTGTATTTTGATATTAAAGGTTATCAACATTTTTCAAAAAATTCGGGAGGCGATTCTGTTTTTTATGGTAAAATATCGAATGATAAAAAAATAGCGATCAAAGATGAAGAAAATATACATTTTGTTTATAATTTTGGAGCTATAAATTATCATTTATCTTGTATAGGTGATGAATCAAAACTTCCCGCTATTGCAGAGCAACAATTGAAATCTCTCAATTGTGGTGGTATTTTTGAAATCAAACCAGATTATGAAGAATTTCAAAAATTCATAAATATGAGAGATCTTTTTATTGAAAGAGGTAAAACACCAATTTCTGTTAAATCTTTATCAGAAGGAAAAATTATATTTGACATATAAAGTAATATGAATAAATATATTCATGTCGAAAGTATCTATTGATGTTTTAGCCCCTCAAAAATCCCACATTGACCTTAGTGATAAAGCACTACCAAGTGATTTTGGTTTGGATGATTATAGTCTATCCAAACTTTTTGACGATGTGATGCTTCTTGAATATTGTGATTTGGTCACAGGAGAAGAAACAGGTGACTATATCCTACGTGGAGGAATTGCAATTCCTGTTGCTCAAGTTCATAATGCTTGGAGAAAAGGTAAAGTCATCCTCAAAGGACCAAACGTGCGATACACTGAAGTCGGTGATATCGTAGTGTTCCCCAATAATATGGGTATTCCAATCACCAATTTGGAAGTAACAGGTCACGGTAAAGTGAAGAACGGTTTGTTCTTGAATGAACAGCGCATGTTTGGCGTTTGTGAAGTAAATGCTGAAAAAATTAAGACGAAGTGAATTGCAAAGATTGCTGAAAAGTAATATTTGCGATTTATTAATTGTTCGTAGGCGACCTGAACGCTCACCAGGACGACCTTATATTCGTCAGATGTTGTGTACGAACAGTATGGAGATTCTCAATTCTTATAATGGTAAGACAACTTTGAACTTTTCAGGTTCTTTCGACCCCAAAAAAGTTGATGAGCGTAGACATGATCTGGTTGTCACTTGGGATATCTTCATGCAGGACTTTAGAAATGTCTCAATGGACATGTGCTACCTCGTCCAAAAAATCCCAGCAGATGATAACTTTTGGAAGTTTTTCAATGAAAATATATTCCCCATGAGTCCAAACGAGAAATTGCGATACATGGACAACGAACTCAATCTCGACCCTTATCCATGAACAGAATCGAAGAACATTTAAAAAAATTAATTTTCCGTGATGTGAAATTTGTTTTGAATTCCCGAACAATCAAAGGGGGTAAAATACAAATGTTTAACACAAAACAAAATTTTGTAAGATTTAAAATTGAGGAAGATAATGAAACCAAAGAATGGGAAATCTCTTATCCTTATGATATTAAAAAAATCGAAAATGGATTTATTTTTGATTATGCTCTGAGCGCATTCTGTCCAAGAACTGAAGAAGTTTATTGGAAGATGAAAGCAATCAACAAGTCAGATGCTTCCAAATTTTTCGATAATTATCTTTACGTCTTGACATCTTAAAATTACGTGGTAGGATTTCCATATCAAATGTATTTTGATGTGAAATTGAAATCTTAAAAAATGCGTAACTTAATATTAAACTTCCCAGAGGGATTTAACCCTCGTGATAAACAAGCGAAAGCTCTCAATGCCATTGAAAAAGCATTTGAGAATGGTAAAAAATTCATAATCGTCCATGCAGACACGGGGGTAGGTAAGACACACTTAGCTAAAACCCTTGGGAATGTATCTAAAGATGTTCCCGTTGAATTTGAACGGCTCGTAAAGAATTATAGCGTATTTGCTGAAAATGGTGCAGAATTGATGAAAGACATCGATTCATTTGGTTGCTATTCTTTGACGATTACCAAATCACTCCAAGACCAATACCAGAATACTTTCGATGATACGGGAGTTCTGAAAGGTAAGAGTAACTACCAGTGTGATGTGGATGATACATTATCAGTTGATGTTGCACCATGTATTTACGTTGCCAATCAGAAGAATGAGTGTTGGAAAGCTAATCGTTGCCCATATTACAATTCTCGCAATAACATGCTAACATCAAAGTTTTCTGCTTTGAATTACAGTATGTTTTTCTCTCTCCCCAACCATCTCAAGAAAAGACAAATCATTGTATGTGATGAGGGTTCGGAATTGGAAGAGCAGTTAGTTGGTCAATTTACATGTGAAGTGGATATCCCATTTCTCATGAAGACTCAAACACTCGTCACGCCATTCCCTAATGATGATAATAACAAAACCAAGGTGTTGGCATGGATTAGCAAGGTTGCAGACAGTGTAACAAATTCCGTAGAAGAATACAAAAGTTGGTTTGGTGAGAATAGTAATAAAAAGGATATCATCACTTTCAATAAAAAGAAACAGGAATACACCAAACTCACCAATCTTCAAAATTCCTTGCAATTGTTGGTTGATACTTTCTATGATAGCGACTACATCGTAGAACGATTGGAAAATGCCATTCGATTTATTCCTTTGAAAGTTGATGTTCTTTCAAAATATTTGTTTGATTATGCTGAAAAGGTAGTCATTCTTTCTGCGACGATTATTGATCCTGATGCTTATTGTAAAGCTCTTGGTATTAAAGATCATGAATATATCCATATTGGAACAGACTTCAATCCAGAGAAGTCACCGATTCACATCATGGCGAAACAGAAATTAAATTTCCAAAATCTAAAATCCATGCTTCCAACTTTGGTGAAACAGATCAAAGGTATTATGGAACATCATAAAGATGAAAAAGGTATCATCCACACGCACACTCAATATTTGGCAGATTATATTCGAGAAAATATAAAATCAGATCGTTTGCTTTGTAGAGAAGCAGGAGTGAATAATGAACAGCTTTTGGAAATCCATGAATCGTCCAGTGAACCGACCATTTTGGTATCTCCTTCAATGACATATGGCGTGGATTTGAAAGGTGATTTGTCTCGCTTCCAAATCATTCTGAAAGCACCATGGCTACCGACAAAGGATGTTCGAGTAGAGAAGCTGATGAAAATTGATAAGGATTGGTATGGTAATGCTATGCTCAAGACTCTGCTTCAGGCTTGTGGTCGTAGTGTTCGCGCCCATGATGACTGGTGTGAAACATATATACTTGACGGGAGCATTTTTGATGCTATTAATAGAAACAAGAAGAAGCTTCCCAAGTTCTTCCTAGACAGATTTAACTGATATGAGCAAATTAAAAGAAACAATCAAAAAAGCACTGGAGAGAACCTATTGGGTGAATTCAGTTGGTGAATTTAAGAATCCTTCTGACTATCCTCAAGAATTTGAACAGAAGTTCGGAAATATTTCTCTGAACACTATTATTCTCGATGATTATCTAGTAGATGCTCGAAGACTTAATGATATCCATGATCTTTTCAGAAAATGGAAATTTGATGTCACCCATCAATATAAAATCAATGATTTCAAAGCTGGATATTATTTCAACGAATTTTTATATTTGATGGTTCGTTGTAATTTCGGTTTACCTGAAAACAAAATTGATAAAGAGGATGATGAAGATGTAGAATTTGTTGGCTTGGAAAGCGGTGTTGTTTCCATATCATTTTGCCCTCTTCTTAAAAATAAAAATGCTATCGAACAATTGTTGGTGGAGTTAATTGATATGAACGTTCTTTTCGTTCCCGATTCGGAGAAGAACTTTTACATGATCGCTCAGAATGCTCAAGGTTTGTATAAACAAAAGACCACTTTCAATAATATTGAAATTAAAGACGGTGAGTATCCTTTGTATTATGGAGATGAATTTCCATATGAAAAGATCATGAAATTCTTTGACGATAAATCAAATAATCTCATGGTATTTTACGGACCTCCTGGATGTGGTAAGACGAACTTCATTAAGAACATGATTACGAAATGTGAGAATGATGTTATCTATGTTCCACCTTCGATGGTTAGTATTATCTCAGAACCAAGCTTCGTTTCTTTCATGTTGCAGAATCAAGGATGCACTTTGATCGTGGAAGACGCAGAACAAATTCTTTGTGGTGATAGAAATTCAGCAACAACAAATTTGTTGAACTTGACTGATGGTTTCCTCAAGGACTCACTGAAAATCAAAGTGGTTGCCACGATGAATGCTGATATCAAAGCAATTGATTCAGCTTTATTGAGAAAAGGAAGACTCCACATCTCTCACCATTTCGGTAAACTTTCAGCAAAAGATGCCAATCGTTTGGGAGAACATTGCGGTATCAGTCATATTTTTGATGATGAAATTGCTCTGTGTGATGTCTTCAATGTTGAAGAATTCGACTCACCTTTGAAGCAACAAGAAAGAGCAATTGGATTTGGAAATTTTTAATAATATGAGAAAACAATACAACCTATATACAGATACTATCGTGGAATATGAAGATTCCGAAGAAATTCGCAATATCGTTTTTGATAAAGTAATAGATTTTTTCAAAGAATATAATTGTTTCAGTGGAGAGATTATTTGTCAATCAGACGACCCCCAAATCTATGCATCTGAACTTTTATCTGATATTGCCGATAATGTGATTAAAGCTAAATACATTGATGTTGATTAAGTATTATGAGTGAAGGACTATAATTACTTTTTCGAAAATTCCCAACTCCTCAATATGTTCGTTGCAGCATTTGACGATGCTTTCGTGTATCGTTACGATGCGAAAACCAGACAATCGAAGGAGAAAATTGAAGTTCGGTATGTAAACGGACCTAAACACCGTGTCCTTCATGATCTTTCTGATAGAGCTAAGACACTGACACTGCCAGTAGTAACGATTGAGCAGACAAGTTTAGCTCGTGATCCTTCTAGGATTTCAAATAAAGATCAATTTCTGTATAGAAAACAGTTGGATTCTAGCAATAGACTTGCTAAAATTCCAACACCAATTCCAGTAAATCTCACTCTGGATGTGAACATCATTTGTTATTTTAAAGAAGATCTAGATCAGATCATCCAGAATTTCGTCGTAAATTGTAATCCATATATTATCGTTTCTTGGAAAATTCCTGAGAAATTTAATTTACCATTTATCGATGAGATTCGTTCAGAAATTCAATGGTCAGGAGATATTTCCTATGAAAATCCCAAAGATTTATCACCTGATACAAAATGGAGAATTTCTGCATCCACATCATTCACGATCAAAGGTTGGTTGTTCAAGGATTATAACCAGACTCAATCACCGATCTATGTCGTGAATGCAGACTTCCATGCCCTCCCTGTCAGCACTAGATTTTGTGATTACAATCTCTTCGATGCTATCAGTGCAGAGGGTGTTCAAACAGACAGTATATCAATCAGTGCATATCCCGAATTCACCAATTATTTCATCAATGGTATTCATCAAGGAGATTCTTTGATTGTAACTGAGTTGAACGAAAGAAATTTCCAATTCTATGGAAAGAGATTTGGTTACAATAACACTTGGTATCTGTCGGCAAACAGAAATATTCCCGAATTAATTTATAAGGAGATTGATACTGCCAAGTTCCCAACCATTTCTGCTTACCAGTTACCAGAGAATGTGATCGAGGTTGTGAATGATAATATTGCGACAATTTCTTTGAGTTCTGATTATTTTAATAATTTCAATGGAAATGCTGTATTTATCACAGCTAATGATGCAGGATGGATAAGTTCTCATTGAATAATTGACAAATCCCCCTAAATAATAAGTATGGCGGGTATCGGCAGTTCAACAACACCATCTTCAAATAAACAGTATCAAGGTAGCGATGGAAAAGGCTCTACTTTTGATAGGAATATGCAATCCTATTTGAAGAATCGTGGGAATTTTATTCAACAAACTCCTGATGAAGCAAAGAATACGAAATATAAATATTTCCAAAAAATCGGGTTACGTAGACCTGAAGCGATTGCTAAGAACTCCGTAGCTCTTAATAACGACTGGAATAACACAGCGTTTTCAGCAATTTACCAAGACAAATCCTTTACGGATTTGATGTATTCCCAAGCATCAGAAGAAAAACCAGGTCGTCTTAGAGACTACCGTATGATTGCTGCTTACTCTGAAGTGGCAGATGCTTTGGACGAGATTTGTGACGAAACCATTAACGTCGATGAAGATGGAGAAATCGTAACTCTTAATTTCCGTAACGCTGATTTAGAATCAGATAAAAAAGAAGAATTACAAAAAGAATTTTCTAAATTCTGTTCCATGTTGGACTTGGATGACAATGGATGGCATTATTTCCGACAATTTCTTGTTGAAGGTGAACTCTTTTTTGAATTGATTCTGAAAGATGATTATATCAAACAAGGTGTTGTTGCTATTAAAAATCTTCCTGCTGATCAATTTGATCCCGTTTATGACAACATCCAGACGATGTTGGTCAAAGCATTCATTTATAAAAAGCCTATTTTTTCTAGCATCGATAATAAAAAAGTCGAACGCTATGAATATATTCCATTTGAAAAGAACCAAGTTCTTTATGTGAATAGCGGACAATATAATGAAACAAAAGATTTTATTATTCCTTTCATTGAGAATTGCCGTAGAGCTTATAGACAGCTTTCGATGATCGAAGATTCTGTGGTTATCCATAGAATGGTTCATGCCCCTCTTCGTTTCCTTTTCAATGTTGATGTTGGTAGATTGCCAGTTCCTCAAGCTGAAGCATATCTGAGAAAATTGCAATCCCAATATTGGTCTACCAAGACTTTCGATTTGGATCAAAGTGATATTGTTAAAAAATATGCACCGCAATCTACTCTAGATTCTTTCTGGTTTGCTAAGAGACAAGGACAGGAAGCAACAACTGTTGAAACATTTGGTGGTCAACAATCAGATGGTAACATGGAGCCACTGGATTGGTTCATTAAGAAACTTTATCGTTCTCTGAAGACTCCAACTTCTCGTCTTAACAATGAAACGGGTTATAATGACGGAACAGAAATGCTTCGTGAAGAACTCAAATTCGCGAAGATGATCATCCGTCAACAACAAAGATTTGCTCAAGGTATCAAAAGAGCATTTGTCACTCATCTCAAATTCAAAGAAATGTTCGAAGAATACGATCTTTTCGAAGATAATATTCAAGTGGAATTTAATGTTCCGACGAATTTCTATGACATGAGAGAAAGTCAAAAATTGGAACTAAAAATTAACACCTTTACCAGTATTACAAACAGCGAATTTGTCTCCAAAACCTTTGCCATGAAAAAATATTTGGACTGGAAAGATTCAGACATTCTTGCTAATCGCCATTTCCTGAGAAATGAAGCAGAGTTCCTATACGAAATTGAGCAAATTAAAGCCAACGGACCTAACTGGAAAGAACTTGCAGCACAACAAGCTGAAGGTGCTGCGGGAGGAGAAGGCGGCGACTTAGGTGGCGGTGGTGGAGGCGGAGGTGGTATGCCTCCAGACTTCGGAGGTGGAGGAGCCGCTATAGGAGGTGGCGAAGAAGCTGATTTGGGCGGTGGAGAAGCATCACCTCCAGCAGAGGAAGCACCACCAGTAGAGGAAGCACCTCCAGTTTAATTCAGAGGAATATTAAAATTCCTAGCACACTCTTTTGATTTTTGATCGAACGGATAAATTGACCCGTTCCACAAATAATCTTTTCCTTCTTCTATTGATCCAAGAGGACGAACTTTCACTAGCCATTCGCCCATAGATTCTCCACGAGAATTTTTGAATTTTAATTTACCAGAAAATTGCGAAAAGGCATCAGTAGATTCTTCCCATCTACGCATGTAATCGTCCAATTGACTTTCATCTTCTATGAAATTTTTCCAATTCAAACGAAGTAATTCTTCCGATGATGTTGCGCACAAATGACAATATGCTTCATTAACTTGAATGTTCATTGCTTTGGAAGTAGTGCGAAAAGATGGTTTCGGATTCAACCAAAACATTGCTTCTATTTCTGCTTTGATAATTTTCAGAGAATCTTTCATTGAACCACCACCATTAGGGGAGATTTCATATTCAACATTCTTCATTCGAGTGTCTAAATTACCAATTCCCGATTTAATTTCTTGTAAAATTTCTGGTATTTCATGTTTGGATTTATTATAAATTTTATGTTGTTCATATTTTTTAATAATAAATTTTTTAATTTTTTTGAAAAAAACCAAGAAGGTGCTTACCAATCCAATGACAATTGAAATAGTTTGCGCGTTTTGCATTAAGAAAATCCATAAATCCATGATATTATTTATCCGCAAAAGCTTACACGATTGAATGCTGAGTTATAATAGAATTTAGTTCCGTTATTGGATAAAGCAGACCACCCAGTGTCAGTCGATTTGTCACACACATAAAAATAATATTGACTGCCATTATTAGCCGATGGATGAGTGAAAACGGTGCTTTGCCCCCAAAGTATGAAATCGTTGGAAGAAAGGTAATAATATTTGGAACCATTATTAGTATTGGCATTCCACCCTGAAACAGTAGGGACGCCGCAAGAAAGTTGATAATAAACAGAACCATTATTGGATTCAAATGACATATTATTATTTAGCGTATTAAATAATTCTATGAGCCTTTGTCAAGTAGAACCAATTTCAGCTTTCATGTCCACTAATCTCAATTCAAAGATCGAGTGTTATCAACGTTTGGGAGAAAGAATCTTGAGATTACTAGGACATCCAATGATCAATGTCGAGTTGCATTATGACCAACTTTATGAAGCAATTTCGATGGCAACGGATTTTTATACGAAATACGCTGGATATTCCAAAGAATATATAATTTTTAATAGTGGATTATATGAAAGTGGTAAAGGGATCAGACTGGACACTCTTTTCACTGTGGCAAATTCTGGATATACTCCATCGGAAAAATTAAATGATAAGAAACTCGGACCTAATCCTGATTATGAAGTGAAGATTACCGATGCGTTGTATATTTCTTTGTCAACCATACCGAATTCTTATTTTGCTTCTTCGTCGTCTTTGAGTGCTGTAGTTCCATCCGATGGTATTACACAAATGCAAATTATTGATAAAGCTACCTATGACTTATTTGTCGGATTCAATCCTTCTTTGAGTTCGTTGTTCCAACAATCTTATCAAAAACCTTTCACTGTTCAATGTGAACCGAAAGAAGATGTTCGCACCTACAACAATATGTTCGATTATGATATCATGGATTATCGAAAAGTCGTTGATGTCATATCATTTGAAGAAGGTTCTACGACTGGTGTGAACACATTGTTCTCCGTGGAACAAACCATGGCGCAACAATCTTACCACGCATATTCTCTTGGGAATTATGGTTTCGATATTCTTTCTTGGCATACTGTCAAAGATTGGATCGATACCAGAGAAAAAATGTTTGCCACGAGAAGAGATATTCATTTCGACCCTAGAACACAATATTTACGTTTGTTACCACAACCAAAAAATACCACATTCTATGGTTTGTTGGAATGTTATGTGGAAAAACCGCTCAAAGATTTGGTGAAAGAAAAGTGGGTATTGGAATACTCCACTGCTTTATGCAAAGTTATGTGGGGTAGAATTCTCACTAAAATTAATGGTGTGAATTTACCTGGTGGTGGTTCTATCAATGGTGATTCCATTTTGTCAGAAGGTGTTGCAGAGAAAAAAGAATTGGAACAATTCTTAATCGAAGGTGGATACGGAGATTTCGATCCCCTATCCTTCTTAGTCATGTAATATTTCTAAATTACCTTAACTTTGGACTAAATAAATATATGTTAATTAATGTATATTTAGATATCAATCCAATAACTAAAAAACCTTTCTATGTTGGCATAGGCACAAATGCAAGAGTCCAACATATAAAAAGGAATAAATTACATACGGAATTAGTGGAAACTTTTCCAAACAAAGAATTTAAAAGGATAGTAATTTATAAGAATATCCCAGAATATAGAGCATATCAAATAGAAAAACAGATAATAAAGAAATGTGGTAAGTTGATAGATTGTAGTGGATATTTGACGAATATATTAGACGGTGGTGACGATGCAAATTTAAGTAACACTGGTCATTACAGGAGGGGTAAAAAATGTCCTGAAATATCTGCCCGTCAAACAGGAAAATCCATGAAAGAACGGATTAGCAACTCTGAATGGGAAGACCCGAGAAAGGGGAAAACAGCAGATGAAATATATGGCGATGGTTATGTTCATCCAAGGAAAGGGAAAAAACTCAAAGAATACAAACCAAAGACATATGTAGAACCAAAATCGAAACCATTTAAAATTATTATAAATAATAAAGATGTATTATATTTTACATCGGAAAGTGATTTCATCCAAAGAACAAAATTGACATCGCCAATGCTGTGTAAATTAAAAATAATCGGCTACCATACTATCAAAAAAATATCAAATTCGATACACATATTTAATCATAACGATTATTTGGAATATTTCGCAATTACCTTCGAAGAATATAAAAATTCATTGACATAATAACCATTTGACTAAATATAAAAGATGAGACTGTTTAGCGAAGAGGTGAAAATTACCTCGTCTAACTCTCCTCTAAACATCCTTCAAGTTAAAGATTTTCAAGAAGTCTTTTTCGGTGTTTTTGAGGTGCAGATAAACGAAAATAAATATGTGGCTGAGAAGATTTCCGAAGAAAACGGGAATCCAATTGTATCTATTCTTGTAGAAGAAGGAGACGAAAAAGTACAATATCCTTTCTTACTTCTGAAAGGAAAACAAGAAATTTATTTTAATTCGGAAAGCGAACCAGTTGAAATCTTTGAATCAAATATCGAGAATGATGACGATAAAGATTTGGAGATCAGAGAGATCATCGAAGAAACTTTCGATAATTCTGAAATTGTAGAAGATAAAAAACAAGAAATTCTCGAAGAAATAAAAAGAGTAAAGAGAAATGCTATAAAGAAATCTCTTGAAATTTTAGAACATAATAAAGCGAGAAAGATTCAAGATATTAAGAATGAGGGTAGGAAAAAAGAAAAAGCTCTCAAGGAATATTTGGAATCGGCAAGAGAAAATCTTGTAGGCGAATTTACCATCATTTCTGGAAAAATTAAAAATGAATTAATTTCAGATAATGATTATAAATTTGATGAGATTCGTGAAAGCATTGATCTTAAAATTCAAGACATTGCTGATAATCTAAATGAATCTCTCAGAGGGAATTTTCAAAATTCTTCCAAGCTGATTGATAAGTCTGTCAAAAAATTGGTCAGAGAATTATATGAAAGTAATATCAACCCAAAAGTCGATAAAGAATTAAAAGATATTGCTGAAGAAATTGTTGAAAAAGTATCAGAAATTGATAAAAATCTCAACAATAAATTGAATGAAAAAGCTGATGTTTCTTTAATTGAAGGTGTTAATAGGGAATTGGATGCAATTCGTGATGCCAATATTGAACTTAATAATTCACTAAACAAAGGCGTTCAGAAAGCTCTTTCTCGCGTAGGAAATGTTGATAAGAGAATTTTAGAGATTTCTGAGAAATTTGATAATAAAATCTCAGAAACAGAACAAGAAATCACGCAATATTTTGATGAAAAATTATCCTTAGTAAAGGAAGAAACTCTAGATATTACAGATGAAGCGAGAAAATATTTTCAAGATCTTATTCAAGAAAGTAGAAATGGATTGCTTTCTGAGATCCGTAAAATCAAAAATGAAAAGCCAGTTGAATATATTTTAGAATCCAAAAAAGGGAAGCCAATTGTTAAAGATTGGGACTCCATCGAAAAGGATTGGAATAAAAAAATTCACGATAAATTTGAAAATTATAAAACTGATTTAAGAAAATATGTAGCTGTTTATGCTTCTGGTGGGGGGACAAACGCCACTCAATACCAAGATGGCGGTACAATGAATGGTGATTTGAATGTAACTGGTCAGTATTTGTCCGCTGGAGTAGATCTATTAACAATATTTTCAGGCGGTAGTGATGATACTTATGTTAATACTTTAGTAAGATCTAATAGTGCTAACTGGGATGATGCTTATAACACAAGTGTTATATATCAATCTAATAGTGCTTCCTACGCTACTATAGATTTTACAAATTCTAAGTTTTTTCCACTATCAGGTGGAACTGTAACAGGTTCTACAACATTTAACAACAACGTTACGATTCAAGGTAATCTAACTGCTTTAGGAACAACTACTTTTAGCAACACTATATTCTCTGTAACTAGCGCGTTGAGTGTTGTTCATGTAGGTGGTGGGCCAGCTATGTGGGTAGGTAATAACGGAACAGGTGATATTGCATCCTTTTACGACATCGATCAAAACATAGAAGTACTGCATGTAGGTGGTGTCAATTCAACTTTTCCTAATGTTGGAGTACATACCTCTACCCCTAACGAAAGATTTACTGTATCAGGAAATATCAGTGCTAGTGGTAGTGTATTTGCCAACAATTTAGTATACACGACTGGCGACCAAACACTCGCTGGTGTGAAGACATTCTCTAATAATATTGTTGGTAATGGCACTGCTAATAGATTACCAAATCAATTAGCAGTCGCTTCATCTGATATAATTACAAAAGGATTAGCTGATGCCAGATACACTAGCAGAAATGAAAGAATAACAGATGACACCACATTTCTTCAAACCACATGGGAGCAATTTTTAGATTTTGATGATCAATATAATGCTGATCTAACATTAGCCGCAGCTTCTGGTGGTACGACATTTGCTGTGTCTCCAGCGGTGTTTGGCGATGTGTGGACTACTACTAATGCAGGAGTTACTGCTTTCAATGGAAATGATGCTCACACTCACCGTGGTATTTTTCTTGTCAGAGGACCAACAGCAAGCAGCCAATCTTTTTATATTGGTATAAACAGAACAACAATACCGTATAATTTAACAAATAGAATAGATGAATTTACTTGTCGAGTATTTGTAGGTAGTAATGATTTCAGGACACAAGGATACTTCAAGATTGGAATAATACCGAAAGGGGGGACAGGTGGCGCGGATCAATCTCTACGTGGAGGGTTAATTTTTAACCCCTACTTACACGCAACTAATTTAGTTCTTGGAGTTAATAAAGCCGCTACTGCATCTCCATACACATTTACAACTACATCAGCAAATGTTGATTTCTTAGACACAGGCGTTAATTTTATCGACCTACTGGATAAATGGGTGAATATAACTTATAAGCTTGACCGCTCTGCTGCATTACCTGTTCTAACAATTATAATTGTTAGAGAGAATGTAATTCTATTTCAAGCTAGTTATAATATTGCTACCGATCCAGTAGTTAGCACATGGGCTAGAAGGGCTGACTTATATGTTTTAGGAGCAAGTAATGAAATTGGCATACAGAACGGTAAATTTACTTACACATCTCGTTCTCAACTTCACATAGATTATCTATACTATAAAGTAACAGGAACTTCTGCCGCACCATCAAATTGGAACTCACTAAGATTTTAAGATATGAACTTAACAACAAAACAACAAATAGATATTGACATCGCCAGTATAGAAGCATCAGCAACCACATTCTTGAATGCTGTCAATGCTGCTATACATTCTCTTAATGACTCACACCGAGTTTTTTGGAGTCTACCTGACGATAGATTGACAGCAGTTCTACAAAAGCTATATGACAACGATCAATTGATGCCATTGTTCGTTAATCACGAATATAGTGCTGCCGCATTAAATGAAATTAAGAATAGATCAAATAGCGAAGGAGTCACAGCGATTGCAGTTGCTACAAGAGAATTTCAAATTATTGATGGGATTTTATCTCTAATTGCTAAACCGACAATAGAACCAGAAGTTATTGTCGAAGAGCCTATTAATATAGTGTAATGGGCAGTCTCGGCTTATCAAAACGTAATAGTAAATTTTATCAAGGATTTTATGCTCCCAAAAATCCTTCCAAATATATTGGCAAATTGGATAATATAATTTATCGATCTGGTTTAGAATTAAAATTATTTCGATGGGCTGATAATAATGCGAATGTTCTGGAATGGAATAGTGAAGAGGTTGCTATTCCTTATTTTGACAGTGTTCAAAAGAAAAATCGTAAATATTTTATCGATGCTTACGTAAAAATAAAAGAAGGTGATAAAATTAAAAAATATCTTATAGAGGTTAAACCTTGGAAACAGACCCAAGAACCAAAAGCCACTAAAAATAAAAAGAAATCTAACCTGCTTTATGAGCAAGTAACATGGAAGAATAATTGTGATAAATGGTCGTTTGCTAGAGAATTTGCGAAGAAGCATGGCATGGATTTTATTATTATTACGGAAAAAGAATTAAATTGATAGAATTTACAAACATTAAACATAAATAATATTATGGCGTTGAAACTTAAATTAATCGCAGAGAATCCTGATGTGTTTGATAACTTTGAAGTTATCGAAGAACAATCCAATCGAAATAGCACATCCAATCTTTACGTTAAAGGACCATTCATTGGTTGCAATAGCGTGAATAAAAATAAAAGAATGTATAAACTTGATGATACAAGAACTGAAGTTCAAAGATATATCAACGAGATGGTTCTTCCAGGTAGAGCGATGGGTGAGTTGAATCACCCCACCAGTGCTGATGTTAATCTGGAAAGAGCTTGCCATTTGGTCACAGAATTGACTGAAGTTAATGATTATTTTGTTGGTAAAGCAAAAGTATTGTCAACACCTACTGGTCAGATCCTCCGTGCGCTTATCAATGATGGCGTTAAAGTTGGTATGTCCACTCGTGCATTGGGACAATTGATGGAAAATCGTGATTATAATTTGGTTCAGAACATGCACTTGGTAGCTATCGATGCTGTTGCTGATCCATCTTATCCAAAAGCATTTGTTAATGGTATTCTGGAAAGTAAAACATTCGTTATTGAGCAAGACGGTTCTTTTGAAGAAGTCTATGAAAATTTTGAACAAACGATTAAGACCCTTCCAAGGCGTGATGTTGATTCGTATCTTCGTCAACAAATCATAAAATTTATCAATAGTATCTAAATAATAATATGGGTAAAACATTTAAAGATATGAAAAAAGAAGGAAAGGTTACTTTAGATGGTCCTAAAGTGAAGGATCGTAAAGCTTTCGCACCTTCTACACAGAAGCATAAAGCCGAAAAAGGTAAAGGTTCTTATAATCGTAAGAATAAGCCACCTGAAGAAGATGCTGAATTTAAAAAAGATGAAACAAGCGAAGTAAAAAAAGCTGATCTGAAGCGTATGCGTGAAGAAAATAAAGGTAAAAAATTATCTCCTCCGAAACAAAATAAATTAAAAGGAGGACTCCAAAAAACACTTAAAAAAGAACTCAACGAGTCAGCATCTATCATCAAATTTATCGAAGCTATCATGACTGAAGACCATGCTAAAGCTCATAAATATTTGAAAGATACCATCAATAAAAAGATTCAAGAGAAAATTTCTCAAGAAATTGAAAAACCTTTGTTCTAAAACATAAAAAAGTTATATCAAATCTCTAAATAATATTATGAAGAAAAACAAACAGAATCTTTTCTCTGAAGACGTTCAAAAAAGTCTCGGTCTTTCCGACGAATCCGTTAATGCTATCCAAAAAGCTTTGGAAGCTAAAGTAGATCTTGCAGTTGAAGCTGCATTGGTTGAACAGGATGAAGTGTATGCTGCTAAATTGGGATCAGTTATGGAATCTCTCGATAAAGATCGCACCATCAAAATGAAAAAATTGATGGAAGCTTTCGATAGAGATAAGACTGCCAAATTGGTTAAAGTTGTTAAGAAATACGAAAGAGAACAACAAAGTGATCTGATCAGATTCAAAAAACAACTCACTGAATCTGTTAGTGCTTATTTGGAAGAATTTTTGAGTGAATCCATTCCTGCTAAAGATATTGAGCAAGCAGTTAAGAATAAAACTGCCATGAGTGTTCTGGAAAATCTTCGCAGAGTGTTTGCAATTGATTCTGCTGTCATGAAAGAATCTGTTTCCGATGCAATTCTACAAGGTAAAACTGAATTGGATAAACTTCGTAATGAGAACGCTTCTTTGAAGAGCAATCTCAAAGTTATCACTGAAGAGAAAAATAACACACAAGTTAAACTCTTCCTCGAAGGTAAGACTTCCAAGTATCCTGAATCTAAAAAGAACTTCATTAAGAAAGCTCTTGGTGACAAGTCTCTTACCTTTATCAAAGAAAATTTCGATTACACAGTGCGTCTTTTTGAAAAACAAGAGAAGAAACAACTTGAAGTAATCAAGGAAGAAGCTCTACAAAATCGTAAACATAAGCCAGATTTCGTGAAAAATCAAAAAATTATCACGGAAAAGGTAAGTAATGATGTAGAGGAAAATAATCCTTATCTGAGTGTCCTTCAAACGATGGAATTCAGAAGATAATTTCCACCCCGCACTATGAGGAATTAATTCCTGAACAAATGTGAATAGAAAGTCAAATATATATGAATATCCCACAAACTGATTTAAATGGCTCAAAAATGCAACGCGCAGTCGCTAAATGGCGTAAAGTGCTGGACTATAGCTCGAACTCGATTCCTGCTATCCAGAACGAACACGTTTACAAGACTACCGCTATGCTGCTTGAGAACCAAGAACAGTGGTGCTTTCAAGAATCGAATAACGCTGGTAGTAACGGCGTTTTTGGTGCAACTTTGCAACCAACTGGAGTTCCAGGTATCGCTAACAGCGACTCCTATGCTTCAGGTGATGCTCGTTTGCCAAAGATTCTGATTCCTATGATTCGACGCACTTTCCCTGAATTGATTTCCAACGAAATTGTTGGCGTTCAGCCTATGGGCGGACCTGTTGGTCTTGCTTTCGCTCTCCGTTATGCCTATCAAGGTGATACTCTGAGCGATGGTGGTATCGATGGATACGCTTCTCAAGGCGGAACTGGTTCTTCCTTTGGTAGTCAGCTTAAAGCTGCTTACACTGGTAGTGCTGGTCTTGGAACCATTGGTTCTAATACCTCCGACGAACTTGGTTATCAACTTCTGGACACACGTTTCACTGGCACATCTGCTGCATTCCTTTCGGGTAACACCGAACACTGGACATTCGCAGATCAAGACCGTGGTATTGCTGAACTCTTGAGCAACTACGAATTGACGGGTAAAATCCCTCAAATCGAACTCAAGTTTGACAAAACTGCTGTTGAAGCTGGAACACGTAGACTTGCAACTCGTTGGAGTGTAGAGTTGGAACAAGACATCAAAAACATGAACGGTATCGATATCGATGGAGAACTTACGAATGCAATGTCGTATGAGATCCAAGCTGAGATCGACCGTGAAGTTGTGATGCGTATGATCCAAACCGCTTTCAATGCTGGTGCTGGCGCAGGTTTCTCCATCTGGAGTCCTGTTAGTGCGGATGGTCGTTGGACTGCTGAAAGAAACCTTACCTTCTATCAACGTTTGCTTATCGAAAGTGGTCGTATGGCTGCTCGTAACCGTAGAGGTGCTGCTAACTTTGTTATCGCAACTCCTCGTGTTTGCAGCATCCTTGAAATGCTTCCTGACTTCAAAGTTTTTGAAGTTAATGGAACTGTTTCCACGGCTGGTGTAGGTATTGCTAAAGTTGGTACGGTTGGTAGCCGCTGGACGGTTTATCGTGATACTCGGACTGAAGTTCAGAACACTAACCTTTATGGCACTCCCTACACTGGTCAAACCAGTGGCGGTGTTGAGTATGCTCTGTTGGGTTACAAAGGTTCTGAATACTATGACACAGGTATTATTTACTGCCCATACATCCCGATTATGGTGCAACGCACAATTGGACCGAATGATTTCGCTCCTCGCGTTGGACTCATGACCCGTTATGGTATCGTAAACAATATCTTCGGTGCTAATCTTTATTATCACCTGATCATTGTCAAAGGTCTTGGTACTGCGTTTACTCCTGGTTCTGTTAGCACTTACCTGTAAGTCTAACTCTTAGCAGACACGCTAATCAAATTTATGAAACCCGATGCACCGAAGAGCATCGGGTTTCCTCGTTTTTATATGTATCCATAATATCTTTTTCGTAATTTCTAAAATTTGATCAATTTTGCTAAATAATAACATGAGCATTTTTACGTTCCAACAAAACCTTCTGTCCGCTGAAAAAACTGGTAGTCCTAATCTTACCAACACAACACTCTCTGCAACAGGTGTTACATTCCTATCTGGTGCTAATGTGGTCGTCGCCACTAGACAAGTAGGCGTAGTTTCTCTATCCACTACTGATGTGGGTCTAGCATTCGATCCTGTTCAATTTTCAGTAGGTTCCACTGTTAATACTGCATCTGCATTCTCCCTCACCGCTTATCCAAGTGTTACAGTGAATGTTCTTGGTTCAGTGTTCAATATTCCAGCATCGCTTCACAATACTCAAATGGCTATCGTGAATACTGATGGTTCATATTCCGTGTTCCCATTCCTGAGTTCTGTTGCAACTGTTCCAACATCAGCATTCTCTGAAACATTCTCTGTATCTACTCCTGATACTCGTAGAAAGAGATTGCTAGGATATTAATAATAAGCACTCTTATTCTTTATTTATATATGAAAGCACACGGTTGATTCGTGTGCTTTTCTCTTAAATAATAATATGTTTAATAGGGGTAGTGGTTCTGGTGTAGAATCTAAAAGAACTGATGAATCATTTTATAGTGGTATTGTCGTAAAGAACGATGACCCTTTGAAATTGAATAGAGTAAAAATTTACATTCCCGAATTATCCAACCAACCTTTTGATAATTGGTTTGAAGAATACGATGAGATTAATGTTAAAATTGCAGGTGTTAATAATCCAACTGATAATTGGAATGACATTGCAATATTCAAAGAAATAGCCAATACCATCCCATGGGCAGAACCATGTTATCCAATAATCGGTGAATCGGGAAATGCTCGATATTACCAAAATGACGAAGATAGTATTTCAACTATTTCTGATTGTAATTATGAAGAAGGGTTTCGAGTGAATGATGAAGAACCCCCAACATTACAAACAGGATCATTCTCACCAGCATTTATCTATGAAAACAAAGATACTATCATGGGAGACGCTTTCAATAAACCAATTGATGCATTCTCTGTGAAGTGTAATACATATTCATTTGGTTACAAATCACAAAAATTTAGTAATAAAACAAAAGGACTAATGGGCGTTCCTGAAGTTGGTTCTAAAGTATGGGTTTTCCATTATATGGGTGATTTGAATTTCCCCGTTTATTTCGGAGTTATTCAAGATTATAGAAGCCTTACACTTATCAATAGAACCGATAACGAATCCAATATTTCCCCTTACTACCCTTCCGATTTTGAAAATTAATTATGTCTAAAAAGAAATATAGAAACCGCACAGTGTTAAACCAAAGAGGTGGAGCGATTGTTATCAACAATACAACTGATAATGAATCTCTACATATTTCTCAAAGATCAGGTAGTAATATTCTACTGAACAATGTATCGAATTCTGAATTTGCGACAAATAATAAACAAACTTTAGTATTGAATGATAAATTTGATACTATAAAAGGAGATTCCAGTGAATTTGTAGTAGGTGGAAAAAATGAAAGAGTTGGTGGCACGGTTTATAATTACAAAGGATTTATAGATGAATCAGAAATTCAAGCATTCCAAGAGTGGAAAGATTTGGTTAAACCTATTGCTGATAACAATTCAAAATTTAAAATAAAAAGAGGTGGTTTATCATTGCCTAATGGTGTATCCAATTCACCATCGGGAAGTCGTGATGATAACCCTGTCATCGGTTCCAAGGTATTTGTAGTTGAAAATAAATTCAAAGGATATACTAAAACACCTTATAGAACATCAAAATTTGATGAAGTGGCTACGTATGTTCCTGTTACTGAGAGAAGTGGAAAATCAGCCAAAGAAGAATCAATTACTCTTGAAAATATTGAAAAAAGTGCTGGTGGTGCTGGATCTCAAGCTCCAGGTGTTTTAGAATTTGGTGCTTCCAAATCTGCTGCAACGGAAAATGGTGAATGGGATAAAGATCAAGATGCATTGGACATCGATAAACAATTTTTAGATGCTCAGGAACAATTAACCAAGATTGAAGAAAAAATGGGTGATGGTGGTGATGAACATCTCATCACCAAAAGAAATAAATTTGAAACAATTGGAGCAGTCTTCAATGATTTCCCATCAGTTCGTATTGATGAAAAGGGTAGAAGTCAACCATTTGAAATGTTAGTATCCGATAAAGGGATTTATAAAAATCATGATTATGTTCCTCTAGTCGAAGAAGTTGATAATTCTTCTAATTTTCCTTGTGGTAAGGATCACGTAATTGTCGGAAATTCTTTCAATAGAATCGTGGGTTCTGGTGGTATTTCTATGAAAACCACTGGTTCTTTTGAAATGGGAGGAACTGTTTTACGAGGTGGTTTCAAACAAATTAATTTGAATGCTTCTCATGGGATTAATATCGGATCAGAGAGCAATGTCGAGATACAATCCCTCAAGACAATCATTCTTCGGACAAATAGACAAGTGTATGTCGAATCTTCCATGGGAATTAAAAATAATTTAATTGTAGGGGGTGGACTGGCAGTAGAGGGTGAAACATACCTTCAACACGTTACTGCGCCATTAGAAGTGCAGCAAACTGAAAATACAGTAGTGTTTGGTAAATTTGCCATCGATCAAGACAGACAATTGGTAATCGGTGAATGTAACATCGCTGGAGAATTTTATCCAGTCTATGCTAAAGCAACTCATGATTTGATCGTGACTTATCCACATAGTCACCATTTCAATAATATTCCTCTTAAACTCATGGAATCAAACGAAGACGTTCGTAAAGATGCTCATAAAAATAAAATAAATGCGCATAACACTGTTGCTCAGTCCTATGCGCAATTACACGAGAAGAAAACACCTGTCAAGGGTTAATTAACCCTCGCAAGATTTACATGTCATAATCGATCTAGACAATTCCTGTGAAGGATTTGATGAACGTTGGTAATACAAAGATTTGATTCCTTGCTCCCATGCGAAGATCATCAACTCATTAATTTCTTTTGGTTTTGTGCCAGCAGGAATCATCAAATTGAGAGATTGTCCTTGATCGATATGTGGTTGTCTTTGAGCAGCATGGGTTACAACTTCTTTCTGGGAAAGTTCTGCAAATGTTTTGAAAACATCCTTTTCATGTTCCGTGAGGAAGTCGAGATGTTGAACGCTACCACCATGAATCAAAATACTCTTCCAAATTTCTTTATCATCTTTACCTTTAGATTTCAATAATTCTTCGAGTTTTGGATTGCGATAAGTGAATTGACCTTTGGCAAGATTCTTGACGAAGTAATTACTGTTAAGAGGTTCAATACTAGGACTCACTTGACCAAGAATAAAGCTGGAGCTTGTAGTAGGAGCAATAGCGATAGTCGTTGTATTACGACGACCATAACCTTTCAATACTTCAGGCTCACCAAACATCGTAGCGAGTTCTTTCGTTGCTTCATCAGCACGTAAGCGGATTTTGTGGAAGATGTCGATATTCTCAAAATGAGCGTCCATACTTTCCCATGCAATCATTTTAGATTGAAGATAGCTATGATAACCCAAAACACCCATGCCCAATGCACGATGATTCTTAGCGAAATTATGAGCAGCTTCCATCAAGCGATTGCCTTTTGTTTTTTCAATGAATTCCGTCATAACGGCATCCAAAAACATCACCATTGTTTCAACAGCATCTGTCTTTTCAATTTCATCCCACCACAGCAAATTCAAAGATGAAAGGCAACAAACAAAAGATTCGTCTTTAGTCGATGGTAGAAAAATCTCTGAACAAAGGTTACTTGCATTGATTTTATATTTTTTATCTTTGTAAACCTGTGGAGCTTGATTATTGGCATTATCAGTGAAGAACACATAAGGATAACCAGTCTCAGAACGCTTCTTAATTACTGAAGCCCATCTGCGTCTTTTCTCTTTATCACCATCAACCATGGATTGCATCCATCCTTCTGGAATTGTGACACCAATAGACATCTCTTGAATAGAATGCCCCTCAGAGCGAATCTTCATCAACTCATCGAAGTCTCCATGGTCAATCGGCAAGTATGCCGCAAAACTGCCTCTACGTGCGCTCCCTTGGCTAATGATCTTAGCCACATTATCAAATAGTTCCATGCATCGGATTGAACCCTCTGCAACACCACCAGTAGAAATTTTAGATCCTCTTGGGCGAATGTCTCCAAAATATCCAGACGTTCCACCGCCAACTTTAGTCATCATTCCCACTTCAGCTTGTTTAATTAGGAAATCTTCAACACTATCACCAATATGAGAATTGAAACAAGAAATAGGATTGCCTCTTTCGTTACCAAAATTCATCCATACAGGAGTAGAAAGGCTATAAAAGCCACGAGACATGTAATCAATAAATTTATCAGCGAACCCGTCAATACCAAGTATTTTTTGTGCAGTATTAGCAATTTCTTGAATTCTCTCAAATGGAGATTGTCCCTCGCGGAGATAACCTTGTTCCAAGAATTTAATGGAATCCTCGTTTAACCAGTAGTATTTTTCTCTTGTCATATATTAAAATAAATCGTCTTCGTCGTAAGATTGTGTGTTTTTAGCGTATTCAACAGGTCTTGAGTGGAAAAAGTCTGTCATGTTTGGAGCGAGAACTTGCTCATCGAACCAAAATGTCTCATCGAGAAGATCAGTATCAATTTCAAATACTTTAGGGAATCCAATTCCAACCAAAGATTCATTTATTCTGTTCTTGATAAATTCTTTCAAAATTGGTGCTGACAGACCTTTTTCTTCAATACCATTAACCATCCAGTCAATGATCTTACTTTCAGCAATGAAAGCTTGTTCTGCTTCGTGTAGTATACGCTCTTCTAGCTCTTTGTCAAATAATTCTGGATGCTCTTCGCGAATTGTATCGATAATTTTCATACCGACCATTGCATGAATTGCTTCTTCATTCCGTGTATAACGGACTTGTTGATCAGTGTCTTTGAGAACATTTTTATTTTTAGCAAACCAATTGATCACATAAAATTGGCTAAACAGGGAAACATTCTCGACAAATAAAGTGAAAAGAATCAAAGCATAAAGATATTGTTTCTTGGAATCTTTATAAAAACGATGCGTATACTTTTTAAGATATTTGACACGACCCTGAATCCACTCAAGTTTAAGGTTTTCTTCAAAAATATCTTCCATGTTGAGTTCATCCAAAAGACGCTCATAGGCATTATTGTGGATCACTTCAACATTTGCCATGACAAATCCCAAATCAGACAAAGATGGATGGGGAAGATTCTCCCCAAGCTTTGACCAGAATGTTTTCACTGCTACTTCAATCTGTCCGATTGCCGACAGTGTGCGGACAATAATTTCTCGTTCTTTATCATCCAAAATCGTTTTGAATTGATGGTAATCTGCTTTAAAACTAAATTCCTTATCAGTCCAAAATCCTTGATGCATAGCCTCAATAAATTGTGTTGTCCATGGATATTTGTTCGGTTTTCTACTAACTTGCTCGTCAAAAATGCTCATAATCGTCTATTACTTATCCTCTACTTTCCCTCGTTTTTCTTTTATTTTTTTATCGTTCGTTTCGCTAAATATGCCACGAGCCGATAAAAAATCAACCCCCTTTTTTAGAGAATTTCATCGATGATTCCATAATCAAGACATTCTTGAGCATCCAACCAAATATCTCGCTTCATAAGCTCATCCAATTTTTTCATTGGAACTTTGGTGTGTTTTTTATAAAAATCTTTCAGAACTTTCATCAATTTGGTACATGTGGCGATTTCATCCTCCATTTCCGAGAACTTACCATAGACACCAGAACTTAATTGGTGAATGAGGAAATGAGCATGTTGTCCCATATATCTTTTAGAACCACTCAGACTAATCAGAGTTCCTGCGGATGCGGTATTACCATCAACATACGTATAGACTTTGGATTTCAATCTACGGATTGTATCGACAGTAGAAAATGCTGCAAAAATAACACCTCCAAAGGTATTAAGGTGGAGATGGATAATAGGTTCATAATTATCATCAAAGCTTTTAATGCTCTGTAATTTACAATCCAGTTCAAGCAAAACACGGTTCAATTCCAAAACAGACCCTTCATCAATATCAGCGTAAAACAAAATTTTATTATTAATGACTCGAATACCACTATTAACAACGGTTTGCTCTTCATTCGCAGATGTTATGATGATATTCGGTATATTTGAGTTGTTTTCCTCTTTCTCCTCCTCGTTTCGATATCCCCATCTTTTCATATATCATTATTTAACATGGAAATCTATGTTATCAAATTAAATAATATCATGGATAAATTTTTACAACAAGTCTATGCTGATTTGATTCTGGAATATCAAAGTGGTTTCAATCCACCTCAAAGAGTTCCGAAGCAAGAAGTCCCCCAAGAAGCTGGTACTAAATTATCTTATAATAAACAAATAATTGGAATAGCACCTCCAATGGTGACTGCTCATGTTTATGGCGAACAAGAAGAAGAATTGGAAGGAATTTTAAAAATCATCCAAGATGTTGAAGATGAATGCACGGGAAATTCCGATAATATTGATAATGCGATAAGAAACGCATTTGCAAAATTAAAGGAAAGATTAAACCCAAATAAATAATTTAGCAGACCCGCCATGCCTCTACTTGTAAGCACACTTTGGCGGGTATTTTTTATAATTTATCTATTTACTGCTTCGTGGTGCATAGCATCATATCCCCAAAACGCACCAGCAGATATCCAACCTTCTTTTGCAAATTCTTCCATGATTTCCAGCGGCATATCCGCTTTCATCGGCCAACTATCGCGAAAAGTATTTTCATCAGCATCTAAATCGATGGCAGCACCGTAAGCATGTAGGGAATAAGAAGAACCACCACGCTTCAAACGAAAATTATAAATGCCGCCATAATCTTCAGCTTCATTTTTAATATCAGGATATTTTGGGATTATATTTTTAATATTAGTGAGTATTCTCAATAAAGAATCAGCACATTTTTTATTGACGCGAGTTTTGGTGACTAATTTGCCATCGTAATACATAGGATATGGTAAAGTGACCGTTACAAGATTTGATTCATCTCCTGGATTTCCGTAAAATTTTCTTAGAGATGCTTGATCGCTTTTTGGCCATGGATTGTTTTTAGGCATCAATGAACGCAAATATTTTTTACAAGCATCTTGCGATTTCGGACCCCAGAATCCATCAGCAACAACACCGATTTTTTTCTGCATTTTTTTAATTTCTTCGCTATTCATATTATTACTTATCACCGTAACTTTCAATTCTTTTTCTCCATATGGGATATGATCCCGCCACAACAGCAGAATAGATAGTCCATCTCATAGTAAAACCTACACCAGCTTCCTTCATCAATTCTAGAAAGAGCCAATTCGATTCTTTCCAATTATATTCTTTATTGAATGGAGAGAAACACCAATCGTGAATCAAAGCAGCGGGGAAAGCAGGTCCGTAAGGTCCGATAATAGGCCATGCAAATTTAGGAGCAGAAATTCCATCTGTAATAAACCCTTTGGGGATGGTGAGTAATTTACCTTTAAAATAACAACGAAAATCCTCCAACAGACGAAATTTTCTCGTTCCTTTAATGATGCCCAAATCTTCTAATTTAATGGTATCTGGAAAAACATTTTTATTTAATTCACCCATATTATTATTTAGTACTTGACAAATTAAAAAAATGTGCTAAATTGGAAACATGTTGAAAATAATTATCGCATCATTACTAACCACATTCTGCTATTCAGAAGAATATATGGCGAGAATTACATACTATTGGCCAAACAATGGTGGTCAAGTTGGTTATCAAACTTCTACTGGGAAGAAACCGATCTGTGGTAAAACAGTGGCAGTTGATCCTAGAATTATTTCATATGGTAGTAAAGTAAAAATACCACAAATGGGTCTAACTACGACTGCTATTGACACTGGAAGTGCAGTGAAAGCTAGATCTGCTTCTAAAAAATTAGGTAAAAATAATATTGTAATCGATGTTTTTTGTGCTAATTTAAAAATCGCACAACAACGGATCAAGAATTATCCAATGTTTATGAAAGTTATTGTTGAGAAAAAATAAAATATGAATAATAAAAATAAAGTAACCTTACTAGGGTATTATGGAAGCGACGAAATTATCGCTTGCAGTGCATGGACATCTACGAGTCGCGATTTGACAGAGGATAAGAAATCTCGAATCCCAAAACTAATTGACATGCTATGGAGCAATGGTCATGAGACACCGTTTGAAAAGGGGGTGGTTCACTTCCTAGTTGATACTGAAATCGCTAGTCACATTCATTTGCTTAAACATCGTATTGCATCCATCAATGCTGAGTCCGCTCGATACAAAGAACTAAAAGAAGATAAATTTTATCTTCCTGATGACTGGATTGGTATCAATGCGTCTCTATCTCAACCTAAAGATGTTGAAGAATTTATTGGTGGTTATGAAACGTGGAAGCAAATTCTCGAAGGGTATACTGAATTAGGTAATAAGCTCTATCATTCTTGTCTAAAAGACCTTGAGCCTGTTCTTGGACGCAAACGCGCAAAAGAATCCGCTCGCTTCTTCAAGACTTACAACAGTCAAATTGAAGGAGACGTTATGTTCAACATGCGTTCTTTTGCCAACTTCATCAAGCTTCGTCGCAGCGAACATGCTCAAAAAGAAATTCGCGATATTGCTGACGAAATGCTACAGCTTGTGAAAAACATCGACGGTAATCCATTCGAACACACTCTCAAAGCATGGGGCTATTAATATGCGCTGTATTATAGCTGGTTCACGCGATGTGAATAAATATCAGGACATTCTTTCAGCGATGGAAGAATGTCCATGGTCATCTGAAATAACTGAAGTGGTTTCAGGCAAAGCTTGTGGTGTTGACACCATGGGAGAACAATGGGCTAAAGAAAACAATATCCCTATTAAAAAATTTCCTGCTAATTGGAAAAAATTTGGAAAATCGGCAGGACCACGTAGGAATGAGGAAATGGGTGACTATGCAGATGCTCTTGTAGCTGTGTGGGATGGGGGATCGAAAGGCACTAAACACATGATTGATTATTCTAAAAATAAAGGATTGAAAGTATTTGTTTATAATTTGAAAGAGAGAAAATCATTGATTTCTCAAATCTTTGGATAAATAATTTTGTTATGATTAAAATTCTGAATAATAATAGTGTTAAGTTGTGCTGCAAAGGGAAAAGTTGCCCAGTAGTCACAGAACTTACAGACGGTATGGTAGAAATCACAGATGATTTTGGTAACAAAATTATCGTGAGAAAAGAAGAAGCACTCCTGATTTCAGATGGTGTGAAAACGATTGATGACCAAAAACTTATTCTAGGATGAGTCTTTGGTTTCAATCTTTTGTATTAATTGGTGCTTGTCTGATCCTGAAATACGGATCAATTCTAAATCCCATTCGAAATCGTTTGACTGAAATGAAATTCTTTGAAAAATTATTCAAGTGCTGCATGTGTCTCGGATTTTGGGTAGGATGTTTCTTCGGGATGTTCTGGTCAGGCACACCTTTCCTAATCCCTCTTTGGGGATTTTACGCATCATCTATTTGTTGGTTTGCCGACTATCTTACGATGGTTATTGACAAATACCTAGATAGTTGAAAATTTTATTAAATAATAGAATGAAGTCATTTTATCAATTCTTTTGGGAAGCATTTTCAGATCTTGGGAAATTATCACCTGAACAATTAAAAATCAGTAGAAAACTAACACCTGAAGATTCTGAAAAATTTAAAAAAGTTGATTGGAGATCATTTTATAAAATCATCAATGCTTACATGGAATCGGACACTAAACGTGCTGACCCCGAACATAAAGAACATGAATGGTTTAAAGATATTAAAAATAACATCACCATTTATGATCCCGAAGAATACGCAGAGATGAAATGTTTTATCGGACCAAACAATACCAGCGGATATTGCATCAAAAAGGGTGATGAATTGGTTTCGGTTTTTTCTGGCATAGAATCTTCGGGAGATGCGGCAGTAAAAAGTGCTATTAAAAATGGTGCTAGACGTTTGGATTGTTTTGCGGAACAAGATGGTGATGGCAATATCATACCAAAAAAATTATTCAGACTCTACAGTCGAAATGGTTTTGTTATTGACAAAGATAAAAACGATGATACAATGCCTTATCCAGTGTTCAATGGTATTTCCTATTCTCTTGACGACGATGGCAACATTGACCGAAATGCTGAAACAGTGGTTGTTTACATGAAATTAGCACGATGATAGTAATTTATCCTAAAGAATATATGAGTAATGCTCCAAATAGTGATGGAGTGGAAGTTATTTTTACAGGCGATCCAATTCCCCTTCCATCAGGAATGTATGATACATTCCTGATGATCGTTGAACACGAGCCTAAAATGGCTGATTTGAATTACAAATTATCATTCTGTAATAACAACAATAGGCACACTGTAAAGACCATGATTGATTGTAATTTTCAATCTAAAAATTTGGAATTATTGATAGATAAATTTAAACAAACAGAAGAAATTTGGTTGACATGAGAGACGAATTAAACATCAGAGAACTTTATAATAAAATTTTGGAAGAACGTGCAGCTACCAGAGGTGTTGTATTATTTGAAAATGTCACAATTCCATCGAACAAATCCAATCCCGATTCTTTGAAATTTGACGGTGGTGTTTATGCTCATTCCGATGGTTATGCTTTTTCTAAAATTGGAAATGTTATCCTATACACTGGAGCAACTCACTTATTCATTTTCAATGGGTTGAAAGAAGCACTTCAATATCCTGATAATACTAAAAATGTGTTGAAGTCTTATGATGTTAAAGTGTGTGGCAAAATGAATAAGTCTGATTTAGATTTCTACAATCAGAACCAACGTTCTCAAGCGATGGGAGAAACGAGAATCAAAAGTCAATCAGGAAGAATCTGGAAAAGTATTGAAAGTAAAACACTTAAAAAAAATGTCTCAGTCATCGCTTTCTGGTGTAGAGAAAAAGATATCACCCCTGAATATATCCAAGAATTAAAAAAATGTTTTAAAGCAACTGATCTTTTTTGGGTTGCTTCCGATTCTTCCAAATTTAATTATGATGGAGACACCTATAGAGATTCTTCTTCTGGTGAAATTAAAGAATTGAAGAGTAGAATCTATCCAGAATTGTCACATGATGAGATTGTTGATATTCTAATGAGAGCGCATACTGGATTCAACATGACACCATTTGAGAAAAAAGTGGTGTGGGAATTTAGAGGAGTTGATCCATTAGAAGTTAAACACGTTACAGGTGGATACCCATCTGTTGCTGAATATGGATATCGTAAAAAATTAAGCGAGAACACTGAACACTAATAATATGAAAAAATTCCAAGATTTCTTTAATGACTACTTCAAAAAAGTTAAGAAAAAAGATCTCCCTAAACCAGAGGTTTCCAAAGGGGAAGAAGTAGAGCAAGAGCATGTCAATCCTTCTAAGAGGAAAACAAAGTTAGGAAAGAAGTTAGCAAAAACGATTGCTAAACAACATGTGGAAGAAGATCCAGAATATTACTCCAAGATGGAGAAATGGCACAAAGATTAATTTTTCTGGTAATAATTATACCATTCATTAAATTGATTCTTCTTTAGAATACCAGCAACGATTGTCTTCATTTCCGAATCATCTGGTTCTCTACCAGCATTCAACTCTTCAAGAGTATATTCTTGTAGTGCTGCTGTAATATCTTTGAACTTGGATTTGTCTTTGATGAGAACTGGAAACCATTCCATCAATTTATTTCCACTGAAATATTGCTTGAGACGTTTTCTTGTTTCATCTTCCGAACCACCGATGTTGGATACTTTTTCTTCTGCTCTTTTAACTTTATCCCAAAATTCTTTTTCATTGAAAAGACCAGAGCCTCTCGATGCTTCATCGCAATAACCAACTGCTTTAATGGTTTCCCATGCAGGATTTTGGATCAGTCTAGTCAGTGTTTTAATATTGAGTTTGTCTAGATTATGAACGAGCATGTGTTTATCCACTGCCGCTAAGATATTCTTTTTATCTTGTTGAGACAATTCATTGAATCTTAGTCTCTCAAATATCCCTTCGACAATGGGAACACCAGCAGCTTCGTGACCATGATAGCTACTAAATCCATTATCTTTTTTCCCTCTAGTCGTAGCTTTTCCAAAGTCATGGAATAATACAGCAAGATTAATAATAGGATCTTTGTAGGGAGAAGCGTTGAGACACTCATAGATGTGTCCCAATACTTGAGAATCTCCTTCAGGGTGATGTTGAGGATCGTGATCGAAACCTTCCATCTCTGTAAATTCAGGAAGAATGTCATGGAGAATTTTGGTGTCTTGTAATTTTTTCAAGAAATTGGCAAGAGTTCTACCAGTCTTGGCAGACTTATAAAATTCTTTTGAGATACTTTCTTTGGAAATAGCTTTCGGATCTTGAAGCAAATATTTCAATTCGATTGCTGCTTTTTTAGTATCGTCTTCAATTTCAAAATCCATCTTGGCAGCGAATCGGAAAACGCGAAGAATCCTTGTAGCATCTTCCATGAATCTCTTCTTGGCATCTCCTACAGCACGAACGATTTTGTTTTTCAAATCATCCAGACCACCTTGATAATCTACGATCTTACCATTCTCATCCAACCCGAAAGAATTGATTGTTAAATCTCTGCGTTCTGTATCAGCTTGGAAGGAATCAGTCTCAGTTGAGACATTTGCTTGTCTACCAATATCACCAGAATCAGTTCTGAATTTTGCCAAATCATAAACATATCCTTTCCATAGGATAGCATAGACTGGTTGAGAATCGTTCTTGGAAATATTTCTCAATTCAAAATGTTTCTCCAATTGTTCTACAGGAATATTGGTAGCCAAATCCACATCATCAATTGCGTTACCCATGAGCAAATCACGAGGAACACCACCGACGATATAAATTTCACCTTTTAATTTTGCTTTGATATTTTTCATCAAATCAAGAGCTACCTGAAGCTCCTCCGATTCGGAAACAGCTTTGTCCCATTTCTGATCGAAGTCTTCCACATACTCGCGCATGAGTTGGTGGTATAATTTATGGAATTTTTTCATAGGTATTTATTATATAGTTTGTATAATTGTTTATAGTTATATTGATTTGCTAATGCCTCGAAACTAGAATTATTAGTAAATTTTAAAATATTTAATACCCACACTTTGAATGTGTTGATGATATGTAGATACATATCATCTAAAAATTCAACGAATTGATAATTTCTGTTATCCATTTTTGGGAAATTTAATCTCATATTACTAATTTCTAAATTACCGTAATTATCATGTGGGTTACACGATAATGAATAATCTATACCATCTAAAGGATTTGTATAAGATTCGAAAAATTTATCAAACTGTAATTGTGCGGTATCGTATTCGTCTGATTCGGGTTTGAAAGTTTCTCTTGCTAAATTAATGATAATATCGTTTAATACACGTTTAACATGAGATTCTCCAATATATCCTTTAATATCTCTAATAGCATTATAATCACCTTGCATAACGAAAATCCTGTTTGGAAACTTCACAGTGAATGATTTTCTAATATCATGACCAGATATGGATAAATGAGTAAATGGCTCCTCTTCTAAATCGATATAATTTTTGATCATAGTGAAATTTTTATCATCAATTTCGGCTGGCTTTATAAATCCAGCAGTGAGGAATACTTCAAACAATTCGTCTTCATCATCAAGCATGTCATCTATCTTATCATCAAATCTTTTCATATTTCGACAAAAATAATCAAAATTATCTGGATCAGATGATGTTTCCTGATCATTAAATGTTATTTTGATAGACTGATTATCCATTTCAATTCTATAAATTTGAATTTCGGAAGCATCTTTTAAATACTGAATTAGTGCTGAGTATTCGTAATTATCGTCATAATTTCCTTCCACCCATTTTCTAATAGAATATTCATCTTCAATTTCTATATCAATATCATCAGGTAAATTAAATTTGGAAATATCTAACTGTGAATAACCTGACATATCGAAATAACTTCTATCATCATCGTCGAATATATAATAATCGGCACTACTATGAGTCATTTGACCCTCGTATCGATCTTTAATATTTCTCAAATCATCTTCAATACTCAAAGCATTGTGTCTGGTTTCTCCTCTATCATCATCTCGATTATGCTTCACACGGGGGAAGTCTTGGCGATAATATTTATTATCTTCATCGCTGAAGTAATCACTTAACAATTCTTCGATTTGATCATCGTAATAAGTCCCGCCTCTTTTTTCGTATTGCCCTGTGAAATCACCAGCAGTTATAGATTGTTTATTCTGGAGGTAATTTTTAAGTGAGTTGTAAAAGTTTGGAATCGATTGATTACCATATATTTTAGTATCGGGTATTGCCACTTCATTACCCTCATCATCCTCTAATCGACGAACCCTCAATCTGGAAAGTGGTCTTAAACCATAACCAGCTCCTCTCACCCCACGATCAGGATCGACAAAAATTTCATCATTTTGAAATTCTTCCTCCGTCAATTCGTCAAAATCTTGAGAATTTACTACATATGCAACTGCCCCACCAGTTATCGCTTCTTGAATGGCACAATAGAAATATGAACCACCTTGGGAATGGCATGAAGATATATTACGATGGTCGGACATACGAACAACATCAATCGGAGAACGAGACAATACTACAACATATTCAGGTTTCTCAAAAGCTGCTTCGAGATTATCTTTATATCTAGCAAACCAATCGAGATATTTTTTCTTTTTATCTTCTACAATTTTCAAAGCTGAGATAGCTCTACCTATATTAATTTTTTGTTCTTGATAATCTCCCTTTCCATATTTTGGGTCGATTTTGAGTTTACGGATGACTTCTCCTTTTTTGAGATCGATCTTATCAAAATTTTTGATTCTACGTAGATCATCGATGATATTTTGCGCAGTGATGTCAGTTCCAATAGGAAATGCTACCCGCATTTTGTCTCCGAAAATATGATCGAAAGGTAATTCATCCGTGTGTTGTTCGAGATAATTAATAACTTTTTGATTCATCTCCGTGATCAACACAGATTCATAAAGTTCTTGGACTTGAAAATTCATATTATTATTTAATATAATTCGTCCTGCATTGCTGTTAAATACTCTCCATCGATCTCTTCGACCATTTTAGATTCAACCACGCTATCAGGATTGATGATGATAATGGAAAGATTTTCGTTTCTGATATCACCTTCTCCTGTATTTTTATAGAAAGCAATATCATAATCACCTAAATCTTTTACATAATCATATCCATGATCTGTTCCATCATCAGATAGTAACTTGGGATACACTTTATCAATTCGAATTGTCAATTCATAAAGATAATACTTGTCGTATTTCCCTTCATCATTGATCATATAATCGGCACGAATTAGAGCTTGTTGTTTAGTTCCTGCATGAGAACCTGAAGTATAATCACTCTTATTGGGACGAGCCGATGAACGATAGACTTTGAGATAGTGAGTATTCAAGATATCCTGTAGCTTACTATTCGGAGATAGCTCTTGGATATCATAAAAGGATTCTAGAAATGTTCTCATAAAAATATTAACCTTCTTCAACTCCTTTTAATTCGTAGAATTCGTTAATAAAAGATAAATTACGTCTTTGAATAGGAGTTAATCTTCTTCCATGTTGAATCTCATAATATGTTTTACCCCTGTCTAACATGACACGAACCCAACCATTTTCAAATAATGTTTCATACACACTTCCTCCTGAATCTATACCAAGTTGATCCAAAATCAAATTACCAATTTTTTCATGCGCTCCCATTCCACCTTTAACAACTGCGAAATTACCATGCTTATCCATCCAAAAGCCATAAGGTTTATCCATGGGAAGACGCACCACACTATTGTATATCCGAACTTCATTGTAATTTTCTAAAAACAATTCGAAAAATTTTGAAAATGTAATCATAATATTATTTAATATATTGACTTGAGAAATTGAAGTTATTGTGGTAGGGCGTAGAGGACTTGAACCTCTACTAACAGAATCAAAATCTGCGGTGCTACCATTACACTAACGCCCAATTAAAAATGTGGATAAATATATTTGTAAAAAGTGGATAAAAGTGTAAGTATTATATTATGCCCACTTTAATTATTAGAGATTTTAAAAAGAGAGATACCGAAGGGAAGTTGAGAACATTCGTAGAATTTAAATGTGATGGATGTGGTGAAGTTTCTGATAGACCTAAAAGAATTTTCAAAAATAATTCTGAAAATTTTTGTTCCCATAAATGCTGGGCAGATACTACTTCTCGAAGAAGTATGGTTAATATATCGTGTTCTTTTTGTAAAAATTTATTTAAAAGGAGACAATCACATCTTAATAAAAGTAAATCTGGGTTATATTTTTGTAGTAGAGTGTGTAAAGATAATGCACAACGATTAGAAAATCATTTTCCAGAAATAAGACCAGATCATTATGGAACTGGTATTACTAATTACAGAGATATAGCTTTTAGGGCTAATGATAAAAAATGTTTTGGGTGTGGATATGATAAATATCCAGAAATTTTACAAGTGCATCACATAGATAGAAATAGACACAATAACACATTAGAAAATTTAAAAATATTATGTCCCACTTGTCATATAGAAGATCATTTTTTAGCTGGTGATGGATTTTGGAATATGAAAAAAATAGTCGGGAGCCAGAGATTTGAACTCTGACGAAAGCAATCCAAATGCCTCATGCTACCAAGTTACATCAACTCCCGATATGGTGTGTTACATAGGATTCGAACCTACTCAGCCCGAAGGCAAATGATTTACAGTCATTCCCAACTCTCCAACTTTGGCGGTAACACATTGTATCATAAAAATTATTTTGTCAAGAGCCTCCAACAGAATTCGAATCTGTATCTCCCGATTACAAATCGGGGGTTCTACCATTGAACTATGGAGGCATTGGCACTTCTAAAGGGAATCGAACCCTTATTTGGTGGATGAAAACCACCTGTCCTAACCATTAGACGATAGAAGCATGGTGGGTGTGACAGGATTTGAACCTATGACCACGAAGTTAAAAGCTTCTTGCTCTACCAACTGAGCTACACACCCTTCTGCTCCCAAGGTAGGGTTCGAACCTACGACAACGTGATTAACAGTCACGCGCTCTACCAACTGAGCTACTTGGGAATTAAAATATACTTCAACATTCTCTATTAGTCTTTCACCACTCTCTAGCAATTCAGGTTGCTTCGTTCACCTCTAAAATAAAAAACCTCATCTTTTCAGATGAGGCGCGAAATTCAATATGCACTAAAACACAATCATTCACGCCGCCACCTATTCGGTGTCGCTGCCTTCTCTTGATTATATTGTTCGTATTTCATGTTGTTATTAGTATTTAGCATTTGTTTCAACTTTTTCAAGTTTTTTTATTTTTGGGAGCGTCCTGTGGGACTCGAACCCACGTAACCTACTTGGAAGGAAGGCATGTTACCATTACATCAAGGACGCTTTATGTAGCGGGAGTCGGGGTCGAACCGACGACCTTCTGGTTATGAGCCAGACGAGCTACCACTGCTCCATCCCGCAATTGAGTAAGTATTTAATCACGAGATTCCGATTTGTCAAGTCTTTTCTCGTATGATTCAATTATTTTTGCATATGCTTTGTTTTTATTGTAAAGCATGTTGAGTTCTTCCACGATATCAGAAAGATCACCAATGTCTCCCCCATTTATGGGAGCGGAAATCCATCGATCTCCATTAGGTTCTGTGTATAATGTATATCTGTCTTTCATGTTCTGATTGTATTCTAGTTTTTAAATAAGTCAAGGGGTTGACAAAAATAAAAAATGGAGTAATATTTTTCTATGTCGAGCGACGAATTATTGAAAAAATGGAAAAAGGTGTTGGATTACAGAGATGATGTCACTCCCGAATTGAGCGAATTTGAAAGATTGTATCTTGCGACTCTTTTTGAGAATTGGGAACGACATTTTTTGAAGTCGGAGGATACGGAATTACTCAAAATTATCGTACCCCAAATGCGTAGGAATAAAGGACAGATGGAGACAGTGGAAATAGAAAATCGTTTATGGGATATTGTAAATATTAAAAATATTGATGGAGATTGGACAAAATACGCTATTAATACAGATGATGTTATTATTGAAAAGGGTAATCACTCGGCATACCGAGAAACATTTTTGAGTAATTGTTGGGAAATGAAAAACGGTGATTGGGAATGGCAACCCTATTGACAAAATAAAAAAATAGGGTAAGATACTTGCGAAATGAATAAAACATTAATTACATCATTGGTTGCAGGTGGAAGTATTGTCTTCCTTGGTCTTATCTTCTTGTTCTCCGCTATCGGTAGCTTCAATGGCTACACGAAATTGGAGAATTTGGCGAAAGCTACACAGGAAGATAATAAGAACGTGTTGGATAATACACGAAAGGCGATTCGAGAAGCAGCATCTGTATCCGATAAGGAAGTGGAAGCTCTGACGAATATTATTACTGGTTATGCTCAGGCAAGAGGGGGTAACACAGCAGGAGAAGGTCAATTGGTGACTGTGGGTATGGTTCAAGAAGCGGTTCCGACGATTACGGAAGTCAAGACTTTGACTAATCTACAGAATATCATTGTGGCTGGTCGTAAGGATTGGCAATTCTCTCAAACCCGTCTTTTGGAAATCAAAAGACAAGGAGACGATATGATCACTCAATTCCCATCAGGCATCATTCTCAAGATGTTTGGTAAACAGGAAATCCAAGTCGTGATCGTGACAAGTGCGGAAACCAAAGAGAATTTCCAAACAGGGGAAGATAACTCCAACTGGATCAAGTAATGACATTCGGATATTGGTTATTCTTATTGATGATTATCCCCGTTGCGGCGGGGGTTTTCGCATGGATTAAATTCCATACGATTGATATCAGAGAAAGCGGTGTGGGAATCGCCGCTGCTCTGGTAACAATTTCGATGGTCTTGGGTTTGTCGAAGTGTTCCAATCAAAGAGATACAGAGACTCATTCAGGAAAGGTTGAAAAAGCAGTTCATATTCCCAAGTGGGAAGCAGAGTGGATAGAATTGGTAACACATTATTCTACTGACAGCAAAGGCAACACCACATCATACACAGTCCCTGAAACAAAACGGGAGACACATTACCCCAAATGGTGGGTGGAAACGACTTTGGGTAGGTATGATATCGAGCCTTGGTTCTTTGATCAAATCTCGGAGAAACACGGAATCTCCGTAGAAAAGGGTTATCGTCCTGATTATGATAGCGGTGATAGAAACGATTATATTTCCTATGTGAATGATGATCCTGAATTTTGTGATTACCCTGTAACGAAAATCAGAACATGGATGAACCCTCTGAAAAATAGTAAAACACTACATAATTATCAAAAGATCTCCAAAGAAGAGGCTCAAAAAATGGGACTACCAAATTATCCCGACAATGCCACGTTCAGTTCATCGAGAATCATCGGTGACACTGCCATTGATATCTGGAATTGGGACAAAATGAATAGTGCGCTCGGACCGCAGAAACATGTCAACCTCATTCTAGTAAAGACAGATAGCATTGAAAAGGCGAAATATATTCAGGCTCACTGGCAAAACGGTAAAAAGAATGATCTGGTGATCTGTCATGGAGGGACTAAAAACGCTTCCGCTGATTGGTGCTATGTCTTTGGTTGGTCTAAGAGTGAATTGGTGAAACAAAATATCCAAACTCTGTTCTTAACAAATCCCGTAAACGATGATATCCTAAAAGAATTGAAAGCGATTGTCCGCAAAGACTTCCAATCCCATGAATGGACAATGTATAAAGACACAGATTTCCTGATTCCTACGGGATGGGTCATTGCAGCATTCATTATCTTAATTATCTCCCAAGCAGCAATTTACTATTTCTTTCACCAAGAAGACATATTCCCTTAAAATAAAAGAAGTCGAATGGTCTATTGATTAAATAATAGAATGAATAGAGACGAAATCTCCCTACAACAAATCTACCAAGAAATGGCTCTGACCAATCTCCAAAAGATTGGAAAGTGGGAGGACAGAAAGAACAGACACGGTTATGACAAAGCATCCATTGGTATTTTGTCATCTCCTGCTGGTCTGAAGAAATTGGAAAATACTTTCAATAGAATTGGTAATTGGGATTTTAATTTATATTTCGTAAAGTTACCTAATGCATGGAAAGAAGCAGAAAAAGGTCTAGTGACTCCCGAATTTGTAAAAGAACATTTGGGTCTGGAAGTAGGTAAAGATTTTCCCGAACCACAGAACGACCAAATCACAGTATTCTTCACCAATAACGCAGCAGCAGAAAAAGTCCCTCTGACTCCATGGACAATCGCTCATAGAATCGGTCATAGCTTTGCAGCAACATTTAGAAGGAATAATGATTTAAATTATATTAATAGAAATATATCAAACATCCTTAAAAATCTTTTTGAACAAGCTTATAATATAAACACAAGTAATTCCAGAGATTTACGCTATTCATCTGATTATTATGTAAGAGACTTCTTCCAAAAGATCGGTAAGTTCCGTAGCGCAAGAATGGGTAAGCTCGTAAGACCCGCAGAATTCTATCACGAAGCATTTGCCTATTGGTTACTACATGATGGAGAATTGGACTTCAATGATCCCCCAAAAATTCTACAAGACAGTAACAAACAAGCATGGGGTAAATCGACAGCACGTAATTATCGATTGGAAGATGAAGACGAAGCTTGGGAATATATTAATCAATTTAAATATGCTCTAGATGAAATGTTCAATGTCATGATCGGTAAGCATATGAGAACAATGTCCATTATGTGATTCGCTAAAAAATACCAAAAAAAATTTTTTGAGGAGGGCGCGAATATAGGAAAATTGGAAAATTTCATATAAAAAAAATTTTTTTCAATGGGCGAATTTCCAAGAATTATATAAAAAATTATTTAGCCATGGCATACACCCCCCCTACCCTAGTTTTTAAAAACTAAAGCAAATCCAAACAGACCCCCCTAGTTTTTAAAAAGTTGAATTAAAAAACTAGACTACCAGTACGCAAAAAAAAAACGCCCACGATCTGTTAGACCGTGGGCGTTAGATGTTAGATGTTAGATGTTAGATGTTAGACTTTGCACCGAGTCAGTTCGGTTTCACTCACGCCGTTCCACGCACCGTGTGATTTCACCGTTCCAGTGATCTGGAACGTGCCAGTGCGTTCGAGTTGCGCTTGTGTTTTCCACTTCAGGATGTTGCCGTTTTCGTCCTTGAATGAATAGAGATTTGAGCAACCATAGCCATAGTCGGGAAGCACCTTGCAACCAGTGAGAGAGACGGTGAACGACTCACGCTTGCCCACCGTTCCAACGTGATTGGAAGGACTGGCAAGGACTTGTGCTTTGCGCTCTAACTCGCGATCATAGGCGGCGATGGACGATGCGAGGATACCGATGTTTCGAGATGACACCCGTGTTGCTGCTGCCAAGTCGATCAGCTTTTGCAGGTAATCGCTTTGCGTTCCTTCGTGGTTGACCAACCAAGCGCGAACGGCTTCTGCTTTCGCCTCATCGTTTTCCGTGATGTCAGGAACGAAACGCTTAGGGTTGCGAACGTCCAAAAGAAACGATTCGACGAGAGATGCCGTGGGACGCGCACCTTCACCATCCCATCCTGTTTTCTTCGCGAAGCCATGCTCTCGAATCGTGGCGGCGGATGCCACGAGGGTGGTGATCACGCTCACGCTGTCAATGGTAGCGTTTGCGAAGCTCTCAAACTCGCTGAGAATCTCACGCGCATTCGAGAGGAAATTGAACACTGGCAAGTGATTACCACCGAGGAAGTCGTTGATGCAGGTCGAACCAACCTGCTTGTAGTCACCTGCTTCATGGCTCAAGATGAAGCTGGAGTTGCGCTTGCGATTTTGGTTGCAATGCTCACAGGCGTGACCAGTGCTAGCGAATCGCGCAGGGATGTCGCTAGCACCATGGAAGATGTTTTTTCCAGTGTCAAGTGCTTCGACAGAGGCGGCAAACGTCCAACCTGAAAAAGTTGGTGTTGTACCTGCGATTTCGAGACGGAGCGCAGGGAACTTCACTCTGTCGATCTCCACGATCGTATCGACTGTCGATACGATTGTCAGTGGTGCGCAGCCCAAGCGAGCAGCGCGACGATTGAGTTTGACGAGGGCAGCGATGAATGCTGCACGGGCGGAGGCGGGGATGGTAGCAGTGGTAGTATTGGTAGTAGGCATGGCAACAGTTTGCTCTAGTTTTTAAAAGCCCACGATCTGTTAGACCGTGGGCGTTAGATGTTAGATGTTAGATGTTAGAGTTCGCTTCCCAATCTCATGAGGGATTTTGCGCTCACTCATGACAAGAGAAACCAGTGGTTCTCTGAAAGTGTCGCGACCGCTCCCTACCATACGGGAAGAGAATTGCAAGACATTCCAGAAAGCAACTAACTCTCTATCGGACATGGAGCGAATTTGGGCAAGTGCCTCGTCAGCAGTAATTTCATTCATGGCGTAATCAGTTTACTCTAGTTTTTTAATTATAGGATGATGATCTCTGCATTCTTGAGGGTGGCGGCGAACGCTTGCGCTTCTTCCAAGGTGGCGTAGCGGGAGAACCCGAAGGCATCGCGCACCTTGAATTTTTTAGCTTCTTCCTTTTCGCGATAGGCGGCGAACGCTTGCGCTTCCTTGCGTTGTGCTTCCTCCGATGGAGTGCAGCGTCCTGTGAAGTCGTATTCTGGAGTGATGTAATTCATGGTAGTAGCAGTCTACTCTAGTTTTTTAAAAGCAGATTGGTTGCCCCGCCCCTCCCTGTGGTCGGGAGAGACGGGGTAGTTGATGGTTCAGGTTGACCCTTCGCGATAGTTGGAAGGGGTTGACAGAGCTATTTTACTCTAGTTTTTTAATTTGCAGCCAGTGCTTCTGCGATGATGTCTTTGAGATAGACAATCTCTTTAACACCCGCAAATTCAATTTCCAGTTGGTCGCCGCGATTCTCTTCAATCCATTGCCACGCCGCATCGTATGCGGACGTTTTATCGGAAGCTTTGACTTGAACTGTATGGCGATTGCCTTGCCAGTCGTGGAAGGCAACGATGAAGTTCTTGGCGGTGGCGGTGGTAGCAGTGGTAGTATTCATGGTAGTAACAGTTTACTCTAGTTTTTTAATCAGGATCTAAAGATTGTGAGAACGGTGAACGTCCCGACAACCCAAGTCTTTTTAAATTCATCCCACGCTTCCTCGATTGTGGGGTATCGGCTTGTGACTTCTTCATCAGTATCATCATTGATGATTGCGTACACGATTCCGAGCGCACTAAGGCGCGGGGACGTTTTGGTGATGATTGTTTCAAGGTCTTCGATGGTCAATACAGTAATCATGGTAGTAACAGTTTACTCTAGTTTTTTAATGAGCGTGTAGGATGCGCTCCCCCCTAGTCTTTAAGCAAGATGACGGGGGATGATCATCTGAACACCTCCGTGGTAGCAGACGCAATCCGCATCGTCGAAAATTCTTTTGATTGAATTTTCCGATAGGTTTTGCGGCAGTGTGCTGGAAAGCACTTTGTTATTGTCATCGACTCCCTGAGCGATGTTGATCCCCTGCTTCACCATCTCGGTGAAACGCTGAAGGGGGAGGTGGTAGCTAACGTTGGTTGGTCCGTATCCTTTTCTCATGGTAGTAACAGTTTAGTCTAGTTTTTTAATTGCCGTATGGGACACCGCCATAGAAACCTTGGCGTGGACTAAGCCATACCATATCACCAGCGCAACCCGTGACAACGTAGTCCTGAAGGTTGAAAAGAAAGCGACGATACTCAGTGCCGATGGGTGCTTCCACGATGGTATTGCCCTCGCGTGTTTTGCGCGTGGTGATGGCGAATTGATTGATGATGGTTTGAAGTCTCATGGTAGTAACAGTTTAGTCTAGTTTTTTAAAAGCCCCAGCACCGTTAGGCACTGAGGTATCCACCGTAGCGAGATTTTGATGATTCGAATTTACCATTCACTGAGACGCACCAGAAATAGTTGGAATCGCAAATGATTGCACCAGAGCAGAGATCCGAGATCCATGATGAAATTTCATGCTCCGAGTCGAACTCAATCACCGTGATGCTATTGCACTCACGTTTTGATCGGTTTGACTCCCAGAAAGCAAAGGGAATTTTACCTTTTGCGATAGTCGCGGACGCGAATGGTTTCCACGCGAATGATTTCGCGCACTTGCCTGACAGGGTGTTGATGGTGTTGGACATGGTAGTAGTTTAGTCTAGTTTTTTAATTGAACCAGCGGATGATCTTGGATAGGATCGTGCGCTTGCGATTGCGGACTCCCATTGGAAGTCCCTTGCATTTGTTAGTGTCGAGTTTCATGGTGCAATCAGTTTAGGCTAGTTTTTAATTACGCTTCTTCAATGTCAGCAGAGAATATGCAAAAGCCATATTCATCGGAAAGATCATCTATCACATCATCTTCATCTTCCACTTCAAGGGTGATGCTTGTCGGAAGGGATTTGTTAGGGATACCATCGGTATCCCATTGAATATTAGTTACGTTGTATTTCATGGTGCAATCAGTTTAGGCTAGTTTTTAATTATGCGAGTTCCCATCCCATTTTCTTGGCATAGGTTTTACCAGTAGCAAAGTGCTGTTCAATAGAACGCTTGCCTTTGAGTTCGTGGAGAACTTTGTCAGTTCCCATTTCACGGATGCAAGCGAAACCACAGTTGTAAGAGATATAGACTTTCATGGTGCAATCAGTTTAGTCTAGTTTTTTAATGAGCGTGTAGGATGCGCTCCCCCCTTGGATTCAGATGAGTCCGAAAACCAGCAGCCATGACGGGCTACCATCAGAACCGTATCCATCAGGCTCGACACGCTTGCCCGTGGGAGTCTTGCACACGCCATCCATTCCCCAGCGTTCCAGAGAAGCCATGGAAGGTGCTTTGAACGCGCTTGTGATGCGCACTTGCAACGGCTCAGAATGCGCGGGAGAATGCACAAGGCATCGGCTATCACTGCCAGCAACGAATGATACTGGCAGACCTTTGGCAAGCGTTGAACCGTCTTTTAATTTAATCTCTTTTTGTGTTTTCATGACGTAATCAGTTTACTCTAGTTTTTTAATTATGCGAACAGCACCCATGCCAGATTGTGGGCATCTTTACGGGTGAAGGTTTTGCGCTGGTGGCGATTGATGCGGATTGCTTGCGCGAGCAGACTGCGCTCGCGGTTAGTCAGACGGATATGCGCGTAGTAAGTTTTCATGACGTAATCAGTTTAGTCTAGTTTTTAAAGATTCGAGACTCTCACCCAAAAGGGTGTCCAGTGCTTGCATTTGTTCCACTGTTGGACCGTGTTTTGTGTCCCATCCCATAACCTCACAGAGAACGTTGGAGTCGAGAGCGGATTGAATATATTCTTTAAAGTCTTGCATGGTATAGCTATTCTATGCTAGTTTTTTAATTGGATTGGTTTTTCAGGTGCGTCATTTTGTCACACCTTGCAAGTAGTCAATCAGGTCTTGCAGGTCGCTGTCGGATAGGTCGGTGATGTCAGGCATGGTAACAGTTTAGTCTAGTTTTTTAAAAAGGGTTGCCCCTCTCTTCCTACCACGGAAGAGAGGGGACTTTGCCATGTTACACCGAAAATTTGCTGATTGCGTAGCGCACAAGCGACTGATGCTTGCTGGTGGTGACGCTATACTTGTCGGGATTCACCCAGAAAGTGCCATCGCCATTGCGACGAGCGAGGGGGAAGTGGTGTCCATAAGAGTAGATAGTGTCACCCTCGATGAAGAGCGGAGTGAGCTTGCCCCCTGCATATGGATTGTTGCGGGTGATCTTGCCAGTGGTTGCGCCTTTTACGAATTTTGTAATGATTTCTTTATTGGTCATGGTATTCAGTGGTTATTGGTTACGTTATCAGTTTAGTCTAGTTTTTTAATCCGTCGATCAGTGCCTTTGCTGCTGCGATGGTAGGAACATTCAAGATGTCATTGCTGGCATATACATTGTAACCAGCGATTGCTTTGAGGATTGTGCAGTGTTTGTATTTCATAACGGAATCAGTTTAGTCTAGTTTTTTAATTCTTAGCTGAGTGTCAGACACCACATGACTATCGCAGTAGCATAGAATATGAAGCTGCGGGAGCCGATAGCTATGAATGATATGATGAGTGTCGGAATGAATAGGTATGTCATGGTGCAATGTTAGTCTAGTTTTTATTTCACTTTATTTTGTCCGAGAGATACTCCCGTGTAGCCATAGTTAAAAACAATTTTGTTTTTCTTGTCTTCAATGGAGATGGTGTAAGTATCATCATTCATTTTCCCCATCGCATGAGCTTTCGCCTCAAGAACTGTTCCTTTGAACTTCTCATCTGGCATTGCTTTATATCCCATCTTGCTAGTGTATCGAATGATCATGGTGCAATGTTAGTCTAGTTTTTTAACTGAGGTAGATCGCTGTGTACCAGCAGGTGCATGGTTCACTGTAAAGACCGAGCGGTTTCAGAATCTCATTCATTGCTTCGATCATCTTGTAATTCTCACGGCTGTATGAGAAAGCGTCTCCGTGATCACCCCCATCATACACCACGACAAGCTCACTGTCACACCCGTAATCCTCTTCCCGCTCCTTCCACTCTTTAGGTGAATAGAACGCTTTGCATCCCCCTGTGTAGGTGAGTTTGTGCTTCTCAAGAAATGCCACGATTGCAGCATGGGCTTGTTTGCCTTTGTTTGATAGATCGTTTGGTTGTTGTAGGTCGGTGTTGGTCATGGTATCAGTTTAGTCTAGTTTTTAAGGATTGACAAATGCGATGCTGAATGTGAAAATATTATCATGATCTTCATCATTGTAAACTTCTAACATGTCTTCCAATTGGTCATTTTCTTCATCATTTAGAGTGCGTTTGAATTGGAAATAGAACAAATCCCGCACCAGTTCTTTTGCACCTTCTACAGTGTCCGTGCTATAAACGGAACTTACTGTGCTATTATGAAGTTTGATTACTGCGATGTCTTTCATGTGGTATTATTTTAGGTTAGTTTTTAAAGAGTGTGTCGTCGGGTGAGAATCGAACTCACGTTTCTTGCTGTTAATTCAGCCTCGCGTTACCACTTCGCCACCGACAACATACACATATTAGTCTAGTTTTTTAATTTGTGTTTTCCAGTCTCAATAAGCTTCAAATAGTCCTAGAGCAAAATGACTTTTTTCATTGATATATCAAGGATTCTTGAAAATGCCCTTATTGAGACTGAGGGGGGATTTTACTCTTCTTCGTCCTCTTCCTCTTCCTCTTCCTCTTCTTCGATGAATCCCTCGGATTCTGCCATGTCCTGCACTTCTGCTTCGGACATATAAGAGAGACACGAACGGAGAACCGTTTCAGCATCAAGGATTCCGTTGTCGATCATTTCCAGTAGTTGATTGGTGTATTGTCTTATCATGTTATCAGTTTATTCTAGTTTTTAATTGATTCGTGCTACCACCGTGGAACTTCCTACCAGTTCTTCCTTGAAGAAACAATCATTTCTATCGGAATTCCAACCACTATAAAAGAATTTGCGATTGTCATACGTGAGAACTTTCTTACACAATTTTGATACGTCATCCCATCCGTTAGGAACTGAGATATACAACCATCCGCGATTGCTTTGGTCTTCACGATATTCAGCGCGGATTTCTTTGGGATCAATGGTGATGTTGAGCATAGTAAAATTTTACTCTAGTTTTTTATTTATATTCTTTTCTATATCCGTCTATCCCTGCGTCATTTTGTCACACCCCTGCGTCATTTTGTCGCAGTCGTTTTTCCTTGGTTTATCAATGTTTTTAATCATGTTGATTAACCACCGCGAAGAGCATTTTCTGCTAGAGCAACACAGCGCAACAATTCCGTTCTATCTGATTCAGATTCCATGTTTTCATGGGTGATTTCTTCCAGAGATTTGAAGAAATTGATAATTTGTTCAAGTGTCATCATGTGTTTATTTTAATCTAGTTTTTTATTCCTCTTCTTCGGATGACACATCAGGATTTACCCAATTCTCTACCACCCCTCCCAAATCATAAACTATGACATTCTCCACATTAGAGATGGAATAAACATGATGATCAATCCATGTTTCGGGATTACCATTCGGGGGATTTTCGATGAAGAAATTGTTTCCATCATCCATGTAAACCAATGCGATTCTGCTTCTGTTCATGTGTTTATTGAATCTTAGTTTTTAAGAAATTCTTCAATCTCTTTGCTGAGATAGCAATTCATGCCATTGAGTTCCGTGCAATAATCTTGTAGTAAATCCATCGCACGTTTCAGGAGTTCTCTTGCTTCGATGTTCACCCAATCACCATCAGGTGATTCTTCCATTCCTTGGAAGCACTTGAAGCTATCACAATAAGGATCGTATCTGTATCTTTTCATGTCCCAAGTGTATTCTAGTTTTTATGTTTCTTTGCCCATCGACGAAGAAATGCCATGCGCTTTTTATTTTTAAAGATTGATTGTGACATAGCTTCCGCTCCATATTCCCCACCACTACTATTGAAAGGGTAGGATTTATGGAAAACATCTTTAAGGCTGATTAGTAATTTTTCATCCATCTTGGAATTGGAGCACAGTCCCACGTATTTGATTGCACGACCCTCTTCCACTGCTTTCAAGATGCGGTGACATTCTTTAGCAATGTATGCTTTGACTTCTTTGCTTAAATTTGGTTCAATAATAGGCATGGTGTAATTGTATTCTAGTTTTTTAATTGTCTTCCATTGATTAGAACTTCCCCGAATCGTGTGACATCAATTACACCTTGTTCCGTGAAAATATGGGTTACGCTTTGGCATCCTTGGGCTTTACTTGCTCGCAGGTGTTTTCTTAGAGTTCCAATCTTGGGTAAACCTTTTGTAAGGATCAACTTACGATAACCAGTAAAATGATTTATGATAATAGTCTCTGTCATGTTCTAATTCTATTCTAGTTTTTTAAATGAGATCGACAAGATCAATGACACGAACGTTTTTCAGTCCTCTACGGCTTGCAATCCAATCTTTACAAACATCGTAAGAATTGAATGCAGTGTGGTAGTAATCCCCTCCCGATAGAGTTGCCACGAATTGGCATCCGCATTTCGCACCATCGTTTCTATCGCTGATTGTGATACCTTCGACACGGGTGATATTACGAGCTAACCAACCCAGATTCTTGACTTCTTTTTGTTTTCCGTCTTTATATTGAATGTATGTTCGCATGTCCTAATTCTAATCTAGTTTTTTAATATTCTACAAATTGAACTGTCATGTTGGCGAGATTGACATTTTCTTTGTAATCGTTCAAAAATTGAATTGCGTTTTGAATGTCTTGCTTGCGTTGTTTAGTGTGTTCTTCTCCTGAGAACCCAACAAAATCATCGTGTTCTTGTTGTAGGGAACGAATAACATCATCGAAACAATTTGATTCCTTTTTAGCCTTTGAAATATCGTAATAGACTTGCGAACCGTATTTCTTTTGAAAATCTGATTCTCTACAAAGGTTGATTAGATGGATTGTTGTCATGTCCCAATTCTAATCTAGTTTTTTATTCACCGTCCAACCATCCAAGGAAAACATCGTTGGGAATGTTCAAGCGTTTCATTGCTTTATGGGATTTCTGACAAGCTTTGAAGATTTTCAAATTCTTTGAATCTTCGAATCCACCTGTTTTCCAGATGAAGTCTTTGAATTCACCCTCTCCCAGATCGCAATCACTGGCAAAGCAATTCAGAGCATTTTTTACATTCTCCAATTGATTATTTTCTTTATTGGCAATGCTACCCCAAAAATCGAAAGTGTGGGATTTTCCCTCATGTTCAATCTTCACTCGATAATGATCATGATTACCGTTTGACCAAGTTGGTTGCTTGGTGTTGGAGAGAAACATGGTGACTTTGATACCACCGAATTGTGTTGTGCTGATCTTTTGCATGTCCTAATTCTAATCTAGTTTTTAAAGAAAAACGGCGCATGACCAGTATGCTATGACTAGCGATTGCTAGACTAAGGGACTTGAACCCTATTTCTCCGTAGAATGAAAGTATGTTCTAGTTTTTAATTGGGTGTTGGAGAATATGTTCCATGTGCATTTTTGCAATGAAAACGTTATTTGTCATGCGATAGAAGTCGAAAGTCTGATCAATTTCAGAGGCAACTACAGTGCTTAGGATTTCTTGAATGTTTTTCAAGCTCTCGTAAGCTTTCTCCATCTTTTCTTTGGTTGTTTCCATGTCCCAATTCTAATCTAGTTTTTTATCCCACTAATTCATCGAAGTCACTGAATGATTCTGCAATCACTTCGATTTCATCACCATTTGCCCAAATTTGAACCGATGGACTACTACGAACATGATTTTCGTCACAAGCGCAGAACCGACAATTATACCCAACTATCTTATCAGTAACAGTGTTGCGGATTGTCCAATTGTATCGTTTAATACTTTCCATGTCCTAATTTTAATCTAGTTTTTTTATTCTTGAGTGTAAAGGGGGATGATCGTGTATTTAGACCATTTACCAATCCGCAGTGCCAATTCTTTTTCTGCTTCTTCCAGTGTATCGAAAGTGATAGGATAACCATTAGTAACGCCAAAATACTCTGTTCTCGTAGTCATGTGATAACCATCAGGAACTTGACTCTCTTTGGTTTCCAATTGGATTATGAGATATTGTTTTTTCATATGGCTCAATGTTACTCTAGTTTTTTAATTGTCAACGAATGAGATGGAGAATGTGAATTGATTGTCATGGTCTTCGTCATTATACAATTCCATGAATACTTCCAGATCATCAATTTCCTCTTCATTGAGGGAGCGATGGAATTGGCTAAAGAATAGATCACTCACCAGTGCTTTGGCATTTTCTATGGTATCTACACTGTAAACAGATGATACTCTTGCATTGTGGATTTTGATTACTACGATGTTGTTTGTCATGGCTCAATTCTAATCTAGTTTTTTAATTCTGAGTTCGATATTAGTGAGTAAGGATGTAGTGGAGAATTGCAGAGGCGATGAAACCGCACATAATGTTCATCATAAATGGAACAGTGTAATTGCGAGGTGCGAGCATCTTAATAAATTCTGGCAAAAGATAACCAGCGAAGAAAGCTGCGATAATGTAAATGGATTGCATGATGTAATTGTATTCTAGTTTTTTAATTCAGAGTTTGTTTACCTTCATGTATTCATCGACACTTGGAAGAGTATCACGATATTGCTCCAGATCAGCAATCAAATCATCCAATGATTCGCGATTGTGCATGGATGCGTGATTGACATTGCCAAGGACAAGCTTTCTGATTTGCTCATAGATTTCTTCGTGAGTGGGATATTGTTTCATGATGCTCTAATTCTAATCTAGTTTTTTAATTGTGTTTTACATCCACGATTTCCAAGTTCGAGCCATACATCGCAGCGTGTTCGATTTCATACGGAAAGAATCTGTCCCATCGGTAAAATGCATTCTCACCATATGCTTCATCGAATTCTACTTTTGAAATGATTTGTTTCGTTCCGTTAGCTAAAGTTACCTCGCAACCCACTTCGAGAATTGCTGTGTTTTGTCTGGTTTCTTCAAGCTTTTTAATTGTTTCGCGATAAGATTGAATTTCGTTTTTCATATGGCTCAATGATAGTCTAGTTTTTTAATTGTTGTAACATTTGCCTCTCCCAAGAACCACCAAGGGAGAGGTCTTTACCATGTTACCAAGATTAAGCTTGTTTTCTAACGATTTTGCAATTGTGACTTTCACCTACTGCTTCATCGTAAATTTCAGGATTTTCCGTGCCATCACTTTCCCATGCGCGTGACCAGCGATCACCGCAGCATCCGCAGTCGTGACCCTCATCAACGCCATCGAAATATACACCGTTTTCTTGTGCAATTTCATCAGCTTCTTTTGCTGAATCGGCTTCGATGATGATATTGATTTCACCAATGAATCTACCACCTGAGTTGTTTTGACGATATGTAAAGAACATGTGTTGATTGTATTCTAGTTTTTTAAAATCTCACCATCTTCCAGCAATCCTTCTTTCGTGAGAAGTTCAATAGCTTTCTGAACATCTGTCTTGGGACGATTATCAACGATTTGTCCATAGGAGTTCTCGAAGTAAATCACATTACCTTTGGAATCCCACTCGCGCTTTATCCAATATCCTTTGTAGTTCTCGGAGTAAATCACTTTACCATTAGAATCGTATTCACGCTTAATCCAAAATCCATAGGAGTCCTCGTAGTAAATCTCTTTACCATTAGAATCGTATTCACGCTTCTCCCAAAGTCCATCAGAGTTCTCCCAGTAAATCTCTTTACCATTGGAATCTTTGATAATGAATGGAAATTCCTTTACGTTAAGTTGTTGAGCGATTGTCATGTTATGTTATGATTGTATCTTAGTTTTTTAAAACGCTTTGCAAGTCTTGGATTTCGTTCTCCACATCCTCCAGATCGCCTTCCAATTCTTCGAGAATATCTGTCACTTTCGAGATACGATCAAGAAGATAAGATTTTCTTCTGATTGCTGTTTCAAGGTATTTTTCAGTTAATTCTTTTGTCATGCCTCAATATTAAGCTAGTTTTTTAATTCCTTTGGATGCTTCCAACAACGTTTTGAAACGCTCGTTGGTGCTTTTACTATTCCCTTGCCAATGGCTTGCCCAGATTGTGCCGCTCTTAGGCTTTACACAGACGAAGCGGGATTTCTTCTCATTGCCACATTTCACCCATTGTCCCGCTTGTAATTTCAATTGTCCTGTGCGAACAGCGTAATTCACAGCGGGATTCCAGAGGTCGATAGTCGGTAAGTATTTCATGATGGTGCAATTTTAGTCTAGTTTTTTAATAAGCAGAGGTTGGGCGCATTTGATTTTGGAAATATGTTGCGCTTTCCCATTCATCATCTTCATGATTCGTTTGATCATGGAGATAACGCTTGAGAATCTCTGACAAGTTCTCAATCTTTTTCTCTTGTGCTTTAGTGAATTCCATGCGGAACATGTTGTGATTGCTTTGGATTGCTCCCAACATGCCACCACCAAGGTAATTTTGATAAGCAGACATGAGAGAACCATCGGGGAATCCAAATTGGCTCAAATCGATTTCCACTCCACCACCACGGTGACTGATTTTTTCCCGAACGATGGCATTGATAACGTTTTCTGTAGTAACTTTCATGATGGTATAATTGTAATCTAGTTTTTTAATTAAGCTTTTGTCGAGCTTAGGAATTTTTCAACCTTTTTTGCCAGTTCTTCAAACTTTTCAAATGAAACTTTTTCATTTCCGATTAGAATTCCTGATTTCGTGATTTCCACTTTGTTACCAGCAAAATCCTCGATAGTATTATCATTCAAGACAGTGAGTCTTTCAACGATTTCATTCAATTGCGTCTCCCATACCAGAACTTCCAATCCTTGATCATCGCTGTATGCATTGACAACCTTTTCGTGTTCGTCGATTTTCAAATATGGAAAACTCATCCACATATCCCCAACTTCTTCGTTGGTATATACATCCAATTCCGCTCCTGTAAATTTGTGGATGAGTTGAATTGCTGTGAATTTTTCGACTTTTGTTTTTGTAAGAATTATAAAGTTCATGTGTAAATTGTATTCTAGTTTTTTAATTGCTTTTAATATTGATAAGTGTCATGCGAGTGTCAATGGCAGAGCGTAACTCAATCTCTAAAGAATAGAGTTGTTTCACCAATTCCAATAAAGTTCCCGCTTTCAAATGAGAATTGATACTTGTTTCTTTGTGAATATAACCCTGAGTCTGATAATACTGCTCATAAAGGCGATCAATCTTGTCTTCTTGGTAAGCGATATGTTCTTGTAATGTCATGGCTCAATTGTATTCTAGTTTTTTAAATATTTTCGATGAATTCCTTGTCTTCTGCCACTTTCTTCTCCAGAATATCCAGAATTGCGTCGATGATTGCTTTGTTACATCCTGTTGAGGCGAAACCAATCTGAAAATTAAAACCATCGCCAATTGATAGATAACCAAAGTCTTGTCCAAATTGATGATTTTTCTCCGTAGGTGGGAATTGCTCACCTTGATTGACTCTCTCCAGTAACAGAGAGTGTAATTTTGAATTTCGCTCAATCCGTTGTTTTGTGTCGTAAGCTACTTGTATAAGTTCGTATTCCATATGCGTTTATATTAGTCTAGTTTTTTAATCAAAATCAAATCCCACTACCAGATACCACTCTCCGATTTGTGCCTCTTCGAAGTAACCAGTTCGGCAAAAGTCATACTGATCATCAGAATCATGCAGATGATCCCACTCTGATGGGCGAGAACCTTTGGATGCGCAAAAGACTTGATAAGAATCATACGTATCGTAATCACATCCCAACTTGTTGTCAACTTCACATCGTGTGAAAGGCATTTCTTTCAAGCCAACACCACGCCATTTTTTAGCCATTTCGTTACCCTTGACCTTCAATGCGTTGGCAATTTCTTGATACCCTGTTGGATAGGTATTCTGTGAGTCTTTGTAATCCTTGACCCACTGAGGGAATTCTGCGGTGTTATTGAATCGCATGTCTCAATTGTATTCTAGTTTTTAAAAGCTTTGATCGTCTCCTCACATTCTTGTTTCAACTCGTAATACATGCGTTTCCACTCGTCACGCTCTTTGATAAGATTGATGGTTTGTTCTTCAATAAGATCGATTTTTTTAATGATAGTATCAATAGTGTCCATGGTATCAGTGTATTCTAGTTTTTTAATTCCCAAAGATTTTATCAATAGCCAAAAACACCACGATTGATAGAATGATTGTCAGCGCAACATTTTGGAAATTGTATGGAGTGTCAACAATCGCATGAATGATTGACAATACGCAATAAATTGAAGGTGCTATAATAAGCTTGATGATAGGTTGCATGTTATTATGATATATTAGTTTTTAATTAAAAATCTTCGTCATCGTAGAAATACCCTTGATATTCACAATTTTCAGGTTCCTCGTCAATCCATTCTCAATCCTCGGTTTCTGTTAGGTTGGGCGCAATGAATGGGTTTTTACCATATGCGATGTTGATACCTTTTGCTCTTGCCAATTCGGGATCACTCCGTTCTTCTCCATTCATTTCTGCTAGAAGTTCGTAGTAATCCTTTCCTCCAAAAACACCGTAACCCTCATAACAATCTTCAATCCATTTTTTACCGTTGTTGTCATGCATCACCACTTTGAAAGTAGGTCTGCTTGCTCCCTCGCAGGGAATTGAGCGATCTGTGTCTTGTGTTTTCCAACTGAATAATCCCATAGTATTTTAGTTTTCAATTACTATATCAGCAATAATACCCAACACCATACCCACAAAAAGGAATGCGATGAACACGCCGAAGTGATAAGTTGATTGGAAGCAATTTCCACCTGTGATAAGAGCAGAAGAAATTCCGCCAACGCCTGAACCGAGTATTTTGAACATATTGTAAGTGTATTTTAGTTTTTTATTTTGCCATCCAACTATCAGGAAATTTTTCTCCGATAGCTTTCTGCATCATCGTTTGCATTGAATCAAATTTAACTTTAATCGAAACATAGTCAGGATGATCACGTAGAGTATCGAGAATTTCAGATGCCACGCTATCAAATGTGCTTTCCAATGAGTCTATTTCTTGAGTTGTCATGTGTTGATTGTATTCTAGTTTTTTAAAATCTTACCATCTACGATCAACCCTTCTTTCGTGAGAAGTTCAATTGCTTTCTGAACATCTGTCTTGGGACGATTATCAACGATCAAGCCATCAGAGTCCTCGTAGTAAATCTGATTACTCTTGGAATCGTATTCACGCTTCTCCCAACTTCCGTTGGAATACTCTACGTAAATCTCATTACCTTTGGAATCGTATCCACGCTTCTCACAAAGTCCATCAGAGTTCTCCCAGTAAATCATATTACCATTGGAATCGTATTCACGTTTAATCCAATATCCATCAGAGTCCTCCCAGTAAATCCGATCACCCTTGGAATCGTTGATTTCAAATGGGAATTCTTTAATCTTTAATTGTTTGGCGATTGTCATGTTATGATTGTATTCTAGTTTTTTAAAATCTTACCATCCACGATCAATCCTTCTTTCGTGAGAAGTTCAATGGCTTTCTGAACATCTGTCTTGGGACGATTATCATAGATTGTTCCATTGGAGTTTTTGAAGAAAATCACTTTACCCTTTGAATTTCGTTCTATCTTCTCCCAATATCCATCAGAGTCCTCACGGTAAATCCCTTCACCATTAGAATCTTTGATGATGAATGGGAATTCTTTAATCTTTAATTGTTTGGCGATTGTCATGTGTTGATTGTATTCTAGTTTTTTAAAAAGTTGATGCGCCCGACAGGAATCGAACCTGCTTGCCATCCGTTATGAGCAGATCGCTAGACCAATTAGCTACAAGCGCATTGTATGAAAAGTGTATTCTAGTTTTTTAATTAGTCAATATCTTTATTTATTGGATAGAGCAAAAATATTAACATTGGAGATAAATAATAATATGAGTTCGATTGATAAAGATAGAGCAAAAATCATGAATGAGTTGCGATGGGGTAAATTAGAAGATAGATACGACTGGAATCATATTCAAGAGTTACACGATAGAGGCGTTACAATGTCTAAATTAAGGAAGGAATATAAATTACCATATGCAGCACTTAAAAATGCGAGAGAACAAAAATTATTCATCGTCAATGAAAATATCAACATAAGAAAAAAACATACAGAGGAAACAAAAAGGAATCTATCAGAGAAGAGAAAGCAATGGTTGAAAGATAATCCCGATAAACATCCATGGAGAAATAAAGACAAGTTCAAATCAAAACCTTGTGAGAAAGTGAAAGAATTTCTATCTCAATTGAATATACCATTTATAGAAGAATATCAACCAGAGATTAATGGGAGAGCTTTTTCAATTGATATAGCATTACCCGATAAGATGATAGCTTTAGAAATCAATGGTAATCAACATTATGAAAGAGATGGAACATTGAAAGCTTACTATCAGGAAAGACATGATTTGTTAGAATTTAGTGGATGGGATGTATATGAGATTCATTATTCAGCATGTTTTAATTTAGATAAGTGGAGTGATTTTATAGATAAGTTATCAAATGCGAATGTTAAAGTTGAATTTGATTACTTCAATTATGTTCCAAAAAACAAAGTGGTTAAAAAGTGTTTAGATTGCGGTGTTGATATATCCAAAACGTCTTATAGGTGTAAACGATGTTCTGCGATCAAACAATATTCACATCGAATAAAACCTAGTAAAGAAGAATTGGAGAATTTACTATGGGAATTACCATTCACAAAAATAGGAAAGAAATATAATATATCAGATAATGCTGTTAGAAAGTGGTGTAAATCATATGGTATTATAGATTACCCACCAAGAGGTTATTTCATTAGAAAAGTGGCAAGGATGATAGGATTCGAACCTACATAGGACATATCCAATTACAGTATATTTAAACGTCCACGCATTAGAAGTGCGTACTGGTACACCCTTATTATTATGATACTTACCAAATCTTTCGTAAAAGTCTAGTGAAAAAAGACCGCTTACGATTCTTTTCAGAGATTGGGAATCCCTTAGCTTGGTTTGTATCGAGATAGACTTTAATCTTAGGCATCTGGTATATTATTATATTTTTTAGCCCAAATTATAAGATTTTCCATGAAAATCTTGCGATCATTACTAAACATCAAACAATGTCGAGAAACAATATCCAACATTTCTAAAGACGCTTCATATCGTGCGGTGATTTCAGCAAATAGTTGGTATTCAGGAGAACTATTTTCGCTTGCACATCTGTGTTTTGCCCATTGAATCAAATGTTCATTAGTTACCATGTCGTTATTATACTCTAGTTTTTTATCGGCAACCGTATGCGCTGCCAAATTCACGTTGGCGGCGTATTAACTCTTTTTGTGCTGCCTTGTCATCTTTAAACCAGCCTGACAATTTCACAGTATTCCCACGAATGTCCGTGGTTCGGATTTGGCATTTTCCAGCCTCTACGGTGTCAAGGGAGTAACCTGCCTGATATAAATATGGTTTGTTCATGTGTTGATTATACTCTAGTTTTTTAAAATCTTACCATCCACGATCAACCCTTCTTTCGTGAGAAGTTCAATTGCTTTCTGGATTTCTGTCTTGGGACGATTATCAATGACTGTTCCGAAAGAAGATTCGTAGTAAATCTCTTTACCATCAGAATCGTATTCACGCTTAATCCAACCTCCATCAGAGTCCTCGTAGTAAATCCGATTACCATTGGAATCGTATTCACGTTTAATCCAATATCCATCGGAGTTCTCGAAGTAAATCACATTACCTTTGGAATCTTTGATGCTGAATGGGAATTCTTTAATCTTTAATTGTTGAGCGATTGTCATATTAGTATTCGCGGCGTTTCAGTAATTCTTCTTGCACTTGTTTTTCAAGCCAAGACCGTTGTTCAAGGATTTTCCAACCATAGGTGGGAGTGGCAGGGGGAGAGAAGAAGTTCCAGATTCGATATATGTATTTCATGTGCTTTTAGTGTATTCTAGTTTTTATAGAGATTCGATAATTTTGATATCATTTTCGATTTGAGCTTCCAATAATCGCATCGCATTTTCCAATAATTGGGTTTGAATCAATGAACCAGTAAGTTCAATCGAAATTCCACTACCATCTTTATACTCTCCCAAATAAAGAGCGTAAATTTTACCATCTCCATTAAATGACTTACCATCGGAGTTTCCATTAGGATATTTCGCGAGTAGAGAATCAATTTTTTTAATTGCGATGTTGTTATTGTCAATTCTTTGTTTGATAAATAATGCTTTTTCGATGTTGTCGATGTTCATGTTATTATTCTAATTTAGTTTTTTAAAAATTCTGAGTAGCTTTTAATCATTTCGGGGAAGGCATTCACAATACGTTGAAGATTGTTTGAATCAGCATAACGCATGGCAACTGCCAGCGATTTCGCAAAGCTTCCACCGTATTGTTCCATCTTTTCAATGATTGGTAGTAATTCGTCTCTCGTCATGTCCCAAGTATATTCTAGTTTTTTAAAGTAGATTCGTGATTGCGTATCGCTCATCTTGTAAAGAATCAATTTGATGTGTCAATTCTTTGAGATAGTATCCTACTTGTTCTTTGAACCATGCTGATTGTAAAAAAGATTCTTTATCGAAAGTCAATAGAGAACAACCAATGGCATTTTCAGCAGGGGCGCATTTGATAAAGTTTCCAATACCACCATGCCAAAGTTTACTATTTCCCGCTACAATACATTTCCCATCTTTGATAAGCTTCCGTGCGATATTATCCCAACCATGATTATCATAATTTTTGAAGAAATGATTGTTAATGAATTCATTTTGTTCTCCTGTCATGTCCCGTCCTGTCATGTCCCAAGTATATTCTAGTTTTTTAAGAAAGATCGACGTAAGCCAATTGAATTTCGCGACAATCCACATCACATTCTTTCACATTCAGCATAATTGTTGCAGTGTGCAAATCATTCCAATTTCTATGCTTGCGTTTGATTGCAACACGTTCTCCTTGATATACACCATGCTTGTGTAGAATTTGTTCAGCATACTCAACGGTATAAAAATCATCAATTTCGACATCCAGATCATCAGCAATGCTAATATCGTATCGAGGTTCTTCTACGAAAGACAATACATAATCTTTAACTTTCATTGCCGCTTCGTTGGAAACGAATTTAAATTCTTCATCCCATTTTCGACCAACTTGTGTGGAGATTGCTACGAATTCTCCATCAAGAAAGTATGCTCTAACACCAACCCAAGAGTCTGTGCAAAGATGAGGGCGAACAAACACCATTTTGATTCTATCATCAAAATGTAAGTATTCGTAGATACCAAACACATTACAAAGATCCTCATTTCCATGGACTTCTTTCCCATGTTTTTCAAGATCGATTGATTCGATTACTTTTCGTGTCGTTGTCATGTCCCAAGTGTAGTCTAGTTTTTTAAATTTTTGTAGTATTCCATGCGATCAAGATAAGCAACAAGACCATCATCACCATCTTCGATACATGCCAACGCATTTTTCAACATGGCAAGGATTTCATTCATGGATAGCTCTTGACTATTCGATTGGGTAGACATGAATCCTTCCACGTATCGCCACACTTCTTGGGTTGTAAATTTGTCTTTCATTGTTCAAATTCTACTTTCTCACTGAATTGATTCGCATTGTATCTCTCAACATTCTTACCCCCGAATTCAGATACTCCAAACCAGTCCCCATAGCCAAATTCAGAAGACAACTTGCGAACATTCACAAGCATAACATCCCCAAAGCAAGATTTCCATAAATATTGCCCCGATTCTTTCGGATATTCCTTTGCTGGTATAAATTTAATTTTCATTTTTTTAGAGATTTGAGATATTCATCGAATGCCGCAACTGCTTCGTCATGCGTGAAGTCGAAGTATGTTCGGGTAATCAGACGATTGAATTTAATCGTAGTAATTTGAATACTACCATCGATTGGATTGTTTTCAACTATCATATCCTGATTATGCTCTAGTTTTTAATCTTTTATACTCCCGAAGATAATGCATTTTTTCAAGAATATCATGAATATGACTTTCTGGATAAACCGATACAGTATCTCCATTATGAGTCATCCCAATTGCAATGTTTTTATATGCTGCTTCTTGTATGGCTCTCTTTGCTAAATTAAACACCGATTCTCCTGCTTCTGCTGTAATGTTCATGTCCCAAGTATATTCTAGTTTTTTAAATTTGCGTATTTCAATCCCTCATAGATTGCCATCACAGTCAAATTGTTCCAACCATACAGTGCCGCATCGTCTAACAGATTGGCAATCGCATTGACATAATTACCACAGTGATGAGCAGTGCCAAGGAAATTCCACACAGCATCTTTGTTTGTGGATGCATTGGCAAATCGTTCTATTTCTTCTTTAGTGAGTCTTTTCATAGGATTATGCTTTGACGATGGAAATGATTTCGTAACCAGTGGTGTGATGCCACATACCAGTAAGATGAAATTTGAGTTCCTGTTCAGATGCGAGATGCACAATTACGATTTGACCATCAGGGCAGCGTTTTGTTAGAATGTATTTCATGGCTTAATTATGTTTTAGTTTTTAATCCCAATTTCCTGATTCGCTAAGATATTCGTAGTATTCAAGTTCATCCTCCAAATCCTTCAAATATCTAAGCCTACTTTTATAGATTTCATACACAGATGTTCGCATGATTTCCGAATCAGATTCCAAACAATCCTCCATGATCAAAACACATTCATCATAATCACATTCGTTCGCAATGGCGCGAAACATATCTAAATCATCATCGTTCATAACTTTCAATTGGATTTAAGGTGAGAGATTCTTCAATTCTGTTAAACAAAATTTGTTTTGCTCGTTGTCTTGCCAGTTCGATACCTTCATCGACTCGACACAAAACCCGTGTTTCTTTGGCATATGTAGTATATGGTACATCGATCTTGTAACAATCACAACTATCATGAGTATAGTAATCAATGTAGATCGGGCATTTCACATATCGTGCAAGATTATTCATACGTAAAGTAAGATCATTCATGAGGGTAAAATAAAATAACTGTTTCCTTCTTCATCGTTCCAGTAACCTCCATAGAGATTACTCTCTTTAACAAATTGATAGCGTAACAACATACCCTTACATTGTTTTGAATTACCTTTAAAGATAACGGGTAGTTCATGCATTGGAGTTCCTTTATTGACATACTCCATGTCGAGTTTGACGATCTTCATCATGTCCAAATTTTAATCTAGTTTTTTAATATGTTCTTGCTCCTGCCATGATTCTGACAATCTCACCGCTTGTCAGCTTCACGACCACCGTGTTCACTGTCTTGGTGAATTCAAATACGCGCTCAATGTCCTTGGACATATGGTAAGCAGGATTGGAAGTATAGCCACATTGCCATTGTTCATCCAATGATCGACATGCTTCGTCTTCCAAGTCTTCACCATTCAAACGAGCATCGGTGATGAAAAATTCAGCTACCAAATCCATGGGAATCGAATAATCCCCTTGGCATCGTAGGAACAAGGGATAAGCATAACCACCGCGTACATCGCAACCAGTGTGAGCATAGACGACCATCAGAGCATCGTCATTGTAAATCCAATCACCATCATCCTCATCGGCATAGACTTCCCAAACATACGTTTGAGATAAATCATTCTCACCATTGTAAGTATTGTCTCTCGCCAATTGTGTTAGACCTAACACTTCTGTAGCAAATGTCTCTCCCGCTTCGAACCAATTCAATTCAGAATTCTCTTCCAGTTCAACCCACTTATCAAATTGATTTTGAAGTTCAGTATCGACTTTACAGGTTTCAGCCAGAAAGCGAGCAGTGTCGATTGTGGCAGTGATTTCCGTTCTCCATGTATCAATAGACACCAATGGAGTCTCATCAGTAATGGGAGGTTTTTCATAGTGACGACCATAGTGATCACCAGAGTCAAGAAAAGACTTACCAGTGTTGTGACGGAATGCTTTGGCGATGGTAGCAAGGTTATTTGTCATGTCTCAAGTGTATTCTAGTTTTTAAATTCTGTACAAGCATTCAAACCATCGATGACATTTCGAAGCATTGACACGCAATGTCTTTTCACCGAAATTGGTTCCCATCGAAGAATTTTATAAAGCATTATTTCTTCGTAGAGAAATGTGTGTTCGTATAATTGATAAAATACAATATTATTACCCTCCACACTTCCAGTATAGGTATATTGATGCAATGGATTTGATTTGTAAGGTGGGTGATTATTATTCACAAAACAACCAGACCACTCATCGTTATTAATAAATTTGATATTTTCCATAATTTGGGTGTATTCTAGTTTTTAATTACCAAACGTGCTTTCACAATCGTTTCTGTTTCGATATTTAAATGGATTTTAGATTTATAAGCATCTTCCCAATACCACTTTTTAAAAGGCACTACCGTAAGAACTGTTCTCGTATATGCACAAGAACCATTGCGTTTTTCGTAACCTTTACTTTTCAGATACTTTTCATTCTCTGGTGTGAAATCAATAGTAAATTTAAAATCATCAAATGGGTGATCGTCTTTCATAATATTTTATTCGATTGGTGATTCGTCATCTTCAAGATTACCGAGAACCCATTCCAAAGCAACTATAACACCTTCGAGATATGTCATACCGTTAAAATTTCTACCGCAATCTTTGGCATCATCAATCAATTTTTCAATTTCTAATATACTTTTTATCATGTCTCAAGTGTATTCTAGTTTTTAAGATCGGCTATGCGCTTTCTATGTTCCGCAAAGCAAGTTGGACATCTCCACGATCTGATTCCATTGTAGCTTGCATACTTGACAGTGAATAGATTCTTACCAATCGGCTCGATGGTGTGAATGTAAGGAAGAACTTTTTTGAGGTGTTGGATAGCTTCGGCAACGTGCATGTGAAGAGTCTATTCTAGTTTTTTAAAAGTAATTCCCTCTCTGATATGAGTCCCCTTGGCTATGGGAGAGAGGGAATCAGCCAAGTCCTACAGATTAGCGTTTATTGTAATGATTCAAAGACCACTGATAAAGGTTATTGTAACCAACATTAACACCGACACGCTCAAGGCATTGGTTGATCTGCGCCCAAGTGAATCCACGTTGACGAAGTTTGGCGATACCTTTACGATTAGCATTCAATACTTCAGTTGCCCCTCTGTTTACCCAACCTGTATGGGTTTTTTGTGGACGACCGATGTTGTATGCACAGCAATTTAGTTTGTTATTCATGTGTATTTGTGTATTTGTGTTGTTTGTTTGGGATTGATTAGCCAATGAATTCCTCAGTTGAGAGAACGTTTTCCATTTTGATCGTGAAGCATTCGGGTTTTTCTTTATCTTCACTCAGCAATTTCTTAGCTTCCGATGGTGTGAGATATGTCGCGAAAACATCTTTTGTGACTTCAACATCATCGACAAAATATCGCACGATAGGAATAGAATCAGTGGGATACATTCGCAGATAATACGATTCGTTGTGCTTGATAAGGTAAGGATAATAAACCCATTCACCCCAAGGAAGCTCTTGAACTTCTCCACGTTCACCAGATTCGATAGCTTCTTTAACACTCGAAAGATTTTGGAATTCCAATCCAGAGCGAACGATAGTGGTGGTGCGTTTTTCCAAAACAACACCTTTAAACGCTGCTGCTGGTTTCGGATTACTTTTCCATGCTGCTCGCATGAATTGACCTTTCCCTTTGAAGAAGTTAGAAATGGTGTCTGTGGCAGTCAATGACTGAATGTTTGTTGTAATTTTCATGATGTGATTATTGTATTCTAGTTTTTTAATTACTTGCTAATTTGAAAGATTTGAGATACCGTGCGAATTCTTCATTTCTGGTAACAAAGATAGGATCATCGATTGTTTTAATATCCATACCATAGATACTTTCAGGAACAATAAAAGCGATTGCGCTCAAAGAATTGTTCAGATCAGGCTCATAAAATGGTGCATGATCAACTTTGAAATATTCCAATTCAGTCAGGCGCGATTCCATATCTTTTGACCCACCACCATCCAAGATGATGAATGTCTTGTGATATTTTGCAAAGTCCTTATAAACTTTTTTATTACCGTGTTCCAGTTGATATTCGATTGCTGCGTGACCTGCTTGGATTCCTTTATTTAAACCGTTTAATTGTCTCATGACAAAGAAATACATTCGTGATTCATTCATGCGATTATTTTATTCTAGTTTTTTAATTAGGGAGGGAGGGGGGGGGGGGCGTAGGGATCAGTTGCTAAGAACCAAATCTCCCCGCTTGATGAATTTCTCACGTTGCGATGGATTGCTAAGAGCAGAGAGGAAATTGCACTTGTTATCCATGCCAAGACCGAACTCAGAAGAGAATGCTTTGCGTCCGAGGTCTTTGTTTGCACCACCAGTGCCATTGCCGCGAGTCCAATACTCAGTAGCACCTTGGGCAAGGTAGAACAGATTGCCACCGCGATTACCAGCACCGTTCCAAGCAAGAGCGACAATCTCTGTCATTTGGTTGAAAGAGCGTGTGGAAAGCTTCTCTTCGGCTTTTGTCTTGTCTGCCAAGAAACCAGCAACGAATCGTTCTGCTTTGGACAAATCGCATTCAATGGAATACAATTCAGCCATATTCTCTTCGAAGACACGACGACCATGGAGAGTATCATTGAAGATTTGAGCCATGTTCATGATACGCACACTTGCGTTTTTGGTGTGAGCGATGTTGAACCCTTGATTACCGCGAGCTTGATAAGAAGAACGAACAGTGTTCATGCAAACAGTGCGATGTGTCGTATCGTAGTAGGAAGCATTTTTCGTGCCATCATGAGAAGTAAAGAGGGAGAAGAACGCTTTGCACTCACTACCATCAGGTAGATTGATATTCGATTCTCCATTGAATTCCACCGATACGAAGAAGTTCTTTAGACCTGCCAGTGTGCCAGCAGATACGATATTGTAATTGATTCCACGCAGTGCCTCTTGCAGTGCATCGAACAAGACTTCATTTTGGAGAATCTCATAGCGATCAGACGCAACATGAACAGGACGGAAATCGCCTTCAATGTCACTGTTACGAAGATCAGCAACAATAGTCTTCCAACCCTCAAGAGGTACTTCTACCCCATCGATGTTGACGTTAGCTTGCCCTTCCAGATAAGGAATGAACAAAGGATTGATAATCTCTTTAGTAAGAGGAGTCTGGTGATTCTCATCGAGACGATGCCATGCGCGTTCGCCAAATGTGATTACCCGATCAGTTCCGATTTCAATTTCGTGTGCCATAATGTGTTATTCTGTTGGTTCGTTGTTGTGCTACGATTTTATTCTAGTTTTTTAATGGTGATATTGTGATTCCTTTTTGTTTCAGATAGTGCATGATGTGATCTTGCTGACTATGTGTGAAAGACTTCTTCAATTTACGCCTTGCTTGGGGGAATGTCAGTCCTTTAAATTTATCCGAAAATGATTTATGAAAACAAAGACCAACTCTGGGGAAGAATACGCTTTGTCCTTCTTCGATGAATATTGATCGTTCTTCTATCATCAGTAAAAAATATAACGATATCCCATGTTATCAACGCGAATTCGACCGATTGTTTCTGTTAGTTCTTGTGCTGGCTCCATATCATAATTTTCAGCTTCAATCATAGCATCTTTGATCATTTCCATGTAAAGTTCACCAATGGCGTTATAAAAATCTTTCTCGCTATCACACACGATACCAGTAGTGGTATTCCCAAACATTCCTCGACCACTGTAATCCTCACGAATGTCCATGTCGTAGCTATTTTCAACAATAAGTTCTGCGATTTCTTTTTTCATAATTATAAAATGTGTTGTTCAAATTTCTCTTTGACCTCTGATAGACTGATAGGAATAAAAGATGGTTGCATACCATTTCGCAAGTCTGCCATGGGATTGACCCACTCATTCATTACACGACCAAGATGGAAATAAGCTTTGGAATTACGAGCGACGACTCTACCAGTGAACAAATCACTTTGAGGGATGCCATCAGTTTCCACGACAAAGCGAGTATTCTTTTCTTTGTCGATATTCATTGGGAGATACATGTAATAACGTTTCTGCATGACACGATTGTATTCTAGTTTTTAAGATATTTTTCAAAAGCTTCCAAAGCTTCTTCAGGTTTGTTGAAACCGCACCAATCCAAAGCAAAATACGTCCAAGACATATCTTCAATATTAAAATAAATTTCTTTACGATACATAGTGATAAACCATTTTTGGTTCCCTTTATTGGTATTTCTCGACACGATGTAGTAAGTGTATTCGTTGAAATCGTGTTTTATTTTATATTCTATAGGAATCAGTTCCATATATTTGAAAATTGATGGTGAGGAGGGTATGAAAAAGACAATGACAGAATGACCACACTCATGGTATCCCACCTCCCCACCAAAATTGTTAGATTGTTTGATAAAATGCTCGTCGAATATCAGAACTCAAATCGTCGAACCCATCCATACATCCAAAGAAACCACCAGCATCTTTCCGATTCTTAATCAAGAATCGCATAGCTTCACGAATGCGATCTTTCTTACGCTTGGAGAGTGGTTTGTATTCCGAGAATTCGAAGTGAATGGGAGATTGTGAAGTCTTGTTGAAGACCTCTTTTAAATCTACAGAGACGATATGAAAACCATGATATTCATCAACACAGATGATAAAGTCATCGGTGGAATAACGAGCATAACCGCATTCATCCAATTCATGAACTGTATTAAGTTCACCGAAAAGTTCAAATAAAGTTTCTTTAAGCATGTCACAATAGTAATCTAGTTTTTTAATTAAGTGTTCCCGAATTCATCGTAATACAGATCGCCGCCCATTCCACCATGCCAAACTCCTGATCCATTTGGATATACAGTATGACATTCAAGATCGCTACCAGTTGAAGATCGCCTGTAGTATCTTGTACCTATTACGCATCCTCTATCATCTGTAACCTCTGATCCGTGATCGGATGGCATTTTTTCATCATACAGTTCGCTGTATTGATTATGGCTTGCCATGTTCTTGATTTTTGTTTCTGGAATTTCAATGTCTTTAGCCAACTCTTCGAATCCAGCAACATTTTCAATCGCCCATCTAACATAATTTGGATTTCCAAAGGCAACTCTTTGTATGCTTAGTCCTTTGTATTTTCCAAAGTTAAATATCTTCATTATTGTTTATATTATACGCGATTGTTGTTGTGATTTCTCCAACATGGCTGCATAGAATTCATCATCCCATGCTTGATTTTCTAGTATGTTTTTCAGTTCTAAGTTCATATTAAAAAAAGCGAAGCAAGTTGGATTCGAACCAACTGCACCTATCCTTTGACTTTGGGGTAAGGCGACCATCATCCATCTCTGGGGTCGAGGTCTATGTGTCTCCATCCACACCGTTGCTTCATTAAAAAAGGTGAAACAGGCAGGGTGTAACTCCTGCTAGAATGAGTTTAAAACCCATCGACGTATTGTTGAGCGTTAAAATGTGACACCACATCAAGCTCCCGTCTTCTCCCCATGCACGGGTCTTCTCTTCGGTCATACAACCTTCACTCACAATCACATCTCGGTGCATCTCCGTGTTGGTTTTGTTCCAGTTCTTTTGTTCCTGCGTGTCTACTTTCCACGCCGCTGTTTCATTAAAATTTACAGAATACCTTCTGCGATTTGATAGATGTTAGATGGTTTACCACGCGCACCAGCAGGTTTTTCAACCTTACCGACCACTTCTGCTTTACCAATCTTGACCAGTGTTTGAAGGAATCCATTGATATAGACCACATCAACACCCAATTTATCGCTCAATTCTTTAACAGTTGTTTTCATATTTGATTCGTTGTTTGTTTGTTCACTTGTTACTTCTTCAGTATACTCTAGTTTTTTAATATTCAAGTAAATTCTTCGTGGATGACCAATATCAGAGAATACAGCTTTATCACCAACAATCTCATACGGTTTTTGATCTGTCCAAAAAAAGCGTTCGTCATCTTGTTCCTCTGGAAATTTCGCAAAAACAATTTCAAATCGTCTTTGCCCATCTACAGGTTCAATTTCAATTACTTTAGCATCTTCTCCCAAATCACTAACATGATAAGAGATTTCAACTTCTTTGTTTAAAAGATTAATGGGATTGTATATTTCGTGCATTTTAATATTTCATGTATTCTGCTGCCCATTTCGTGGCAACTTCTTTCATTTTTTGTGTAACTTTGGGAGAGAGAGTTAGATCGAGAATATCAATTTCCCAATCGATCACATCACCAGTAGGGCAAATCTCACCATCGTAACCGTGTTCCCAATCGCTATAAATGCGAACGATATCAACTTCGGATTCGTAAATCTCATCATCTACTTCTACTTCAAATGTATGTGTCATGTCCCAAGTGTATTCTAGTTTTTTAAAATCTTACCATCTACGATCAATCCTTCTTTTGTGAGAAGATCAATAGCCTTTTGGATTTCTGTTTTAGGACGATTATCAACGATTTGTCCATAGGAGTTCTCGAAGTAAATCACATTACCTTTGGAATCCCACTCGCGCTTTATCCAATATCCTTTGTAGTTCTCGGAGTAAATCACTTTACCATTAGAATCTTTGATAATGAATGGAAATTCCTTTACGTTAAGTTGTTGTGCGATTGTTTTCATATTATGTTATGATTGTATCTTAGTTTTTTAAAATCTTACCATCCACCAACAATCCTTCTTTTGTCAGAAGATCAATAGCTTTTTGAACATCTGTCTTGGGGCGATTGTCGAGGATTTCTCCATCGGAGTTCTCCCAGTAAATCTCTCTATTTTCTTCGTCATACTCGCAAATTGACCAGTAACCAGTGGACGTTTCAAAGCGATTGCGATTACCATTGGAATCGTATTCACGTTTAATCCAAAATCCATCGGAATATTCGTGGTAAATCTCATTACCATTGGAATCTTTGATGCTGAATGGGAATTCTTTGATCTTTAATTGTTGAGCGATTGTCATGTGTTGATTGTATTCTAGTTTTTTAAGCGTAAGCACCATGTGCTGTGTAATCTGGTTTTTCGAATTTTTCACATCTGCATTCCCACATTGGGAACGATTCATAATATCCATGGTATTCGATTGTTTTCATTTCCGTTAGACAGAAAGGGCAAACAGGCTTGCCAGAAGAAAATTTTTCTTTTAGTTCGCGGATTTCTTTTTCCATCTTTTCGAATTCCATCGCTTCATCCACGCATCCAGCAGCGTAGAGATTCAATGCGAATTGGCTTGTTTTAGGAGATTCTTCTCTGTTCATATTATTTCGGGACTGATAACCATGTTAATACACCAGATGCCAATGTTGTTACTATACGGACGATATTTGCTGTTCCCACATCAACACCAATTTCTTGTAGTAAAGGGGATGCTACGAAAAAAGCTAATCCAAAAATAAAAATACCAATAACGAAAAAGGCAGGGACACCAAAATCTTGTGCCATGATTCTTGAAAGAATGTAGCAACCAATTAAAGCCAATCCAAAGGAAAATAATCCTGCATTCATAGCTATTCCGATTAGAAACAAAATAAGTCCTACTCCAATATAAGGTAATTTAAACATGGCTCAATTGTATTCTAGTTTTTAATTATATCAGAGTTCGTTATTAAGAATTGAGAACGATTGCATTAACTGGCTGAGTCTTGTCTTCTTCATACCAAATATACCCTGGCTTAGTTGGATAGCAGAGTCGAATGTCGTAAATCTCCTCTCGATACTCCATGCCATCGAGCATAACTGGAACGTCTCCGTGTTCAGCTTGAGCCTTTTGTAATTCAGTAATAAGTTTGGAAATGGTCATACCTAATTGTATCAGAGTTCGTTATTGGCGACAGCGAGATGCTTGAGAGAAATCGCTGATGTTGCCTAACTTAGACTCCCAGCGCAATAGATCACGACAAGCAAAGCGAATGTTCTCTTTACCTTTGCAGCGATTCTCAGCATTGAGTAAACCATTAGTAAATACTCGGCACCCGTAGATACCTTTGCCAAGATGAGTTACTTTAATCTTATGCTCACAACTACCGAGCATTATACGGCGTGGATTAAATACTGTCCAGAATGGATAAGTCTTTGTCATAATGTAATTGTTGTTCAAGTTCAAAGACTCGTTGAGCAAGTGTGGCGTTAGCATCACGGAGAACTTCAATGTCCTTTGGCAAGCATGGCAACCCTTCTGCGAGCTTGTCAGCATATTCTGAGAGTTCTTTGTAGTCTTCATAGCGCACCCATTCACCAGAGCTATCAAGCACCATTTCAGCAGAGAAGTAATCAAATTTGTATTCGCGTAGAACTGGTGTGTATGTTTCAACTGTTTCCATGATGTTGTTTTAGCTTAGAAATTCTTTTTCAATCATATCAGCAATTTCTGCATGAGATAATTCAGATGTATAACCGAAACCATCATTCCAGATAGATGCCATCTTATGATTAATCATAAAGTTGAACGTCTGTGAAATAGATACATTACGCAATCCGAAGATTTCGGCAAGATCGCTTGTTGGTGCTATAGCATCTTCCCCATCAGGTTCGCAATACGTGAAAGTTCCGCGAGGAACACCCTGAATATCTTCTGCCACTTCTGACAAGACACAGAGACAGCATCGTCCTCCAGATGAGTCACGCATTTGATCTTTTGCTTTTAAGGGATTTTCGCGTAAAGCTTTGATTCCCAATTTAAGGTTTTCTTTTTGTTGTTCGTTCATGATGAAATTGTATTCTAGTTTTTTAAATAGTCAAATTGTTTTTTCTCACAAAGCTCAAACCAAGCACATGAGCCGTAATCTCTTCCATGAAGACAGTCTTTAAATTCCCAACAAAGACTTCGGATGTTTTCTTCAAGAGTTTCGTTTTCCAGCTTAGAAGTATAACCATAACGACCTTTCAAAGTTAAATCTTCATATAGATGGAGATCAGACTTTGCTTGGGTGTTTAAATCCCAATAGTGTTGTTTCGTCTCTGAATTAAAATGAAGTGTTACTGTGATGTTTTGTTCTGCTAAATATTTTCCAATTTCTATAAACATAATTTTTAATATTATTCTACCCAAATGAATGCTGTGATATTTCCTATGTTTGATGTGTAATGAGTTTTGATGTAATCGTAATCAGGATACCAAACAACACTTTTTACTTCTTTAACTTGTTCGTCGAAAATAATGAAGTCGCCTTTTCTAGCGACAGCTTCAACTCTGTCGGAGTAGCTATGTCCTTTATCGTTTTTTACAATGATATTCATAATTTATTGATTAAAATTAATTCGCTTCGGAACGGTCTGCGCCTACCTTTTCAGTATCCGAGTTTTAGGGAGGATAGAATTACTACCTGTCATTACTGACTTTATCCGCGCACCCGAAGGCTCTATTTCTCGATCCCACCAGTCTCCATGCTAAGTGAATAGTAGAGGGAGGTTCTGGTCATTTATTGATACTGCCGAAGCGAAAAATCGTTAATTGGAATTGTTGCGCTGATATACCTTGCGCTTCTTGTGTTTACTCTCAGGAGCATCCCATCCAGTGTCACAAGCTTTGCCCTTGAAAATACGAGTGCCGTTGTTGTTCTGGTCTTTTTTACTTGCGAATCCCGCTCTGCGAGCCGATTTAGTATTACGATTAGCCATATATATTATTTTGTTGTGTTGTTATTGTATTCTAGTTTTTTAAGATGCCTGTCAGGGTTGTCTCTGGTTTTCAAGACCAGACCATTACCACTCTGCCATCACCCCATGTTATCACGAATACTCATCAAAGTCAAGCGTTGATCAAGTTGTTCGTTAATCATTTTCATCCATTTATTTTTTTTATCCTCACCAGCATCTTGCCAAGATTCACGAAGAATAGAAAGCTTTTCATCAATTTTCTGAATGGAAGATAGATTTTCTCCCGCATCGTATTGTTTTTCTAATTTTGTCACCATATTATTTACTTTTAATAAATTCTGTTGCTTTCTCCATAAGATATACTTTTGGTGCTACTTTGATTTGTATTGCTGTGGGTATGTTTTTTAGTGAGCTAATCATAAAGATAAGGAATATAATAAATAAAGAAAAAGCAGAAAAAATTGTGCCACCAAAATATAATTCTGTTAGAACAGAATCATTATCAGTTTTATATTTTTTCCAACATTTACGCATAATAAGTCCAAATACGACAAATCCTAATAGTGCCATACAAGGTGCATAAAAACACTCCAAGAATTTCCATTGAAGGTATTCGTGAATGAAAGGAGGCACTTCTTTCGAAGCAAAGTCTCCAATAGCCTGTGCGGATGTTTCAAGCCATCCAATCAATTTCGTTTCCAATTCGTTTGTCATGTGTTCAGTATATTCTAGTTTTTTAAATTTCGCGGATAATCAATTTACAATTCTTAACATTGGGAATCTTATCGAAGTCTTCCACACTCACGTTGTCAATGATCATCAACATCGTTTTGATAAATTCTCCATGAGATACGATAATAGCTGTATCAGCCACTTGTGTCTTCAACCAATTCAGAAAGATGAATGCTCTTTGATAGCAATCAGCGAATGATTCTCCACCATTAGGACGACGATAGAAATCAAACAGGTGTTCACGTTCTTCTCTGGTTTTATATGTTTCGTATTCTTCTCTAAGATTTCCCCATTCACGTTCGCGAATCAAGACATGCTCTTCTTTATAAAATGGAGTATAGAGAGGAAAGTGTGTATTGATAATTTGCATTGTCTCTTTTGCTCGCACATAAGGACTATGAATCAATAAAAATTCATTTGATGAGAGAAGCTCTGCACGAATCTCTTCCCCAACTTTATTTGCTTGCTCTTTACCTTTTTCTGTTAGAGGAACAGACCAATCAGGCATTTTGAAATACACTGACTTGTTGATATTACCCTCTGACTGACCATGACGAGTGATTAGTAATTTCATAATTAAGATTATATTATCTTAGTTTTTAATTTAGTCAATACTGTAATGAAAAAAACATGATAAAAACACTAAATAATAAGGTATGAGAAAAAATAAAGAAAAAATAGAGGTGTATTTACTACCAGACATTAAAAAAATGCTGAGAACCAAAGCTGATTTAATGGGTATCACGATGTCAGAACTGATCAAAAGAATGTTAGATGAATATTTAAAATGAAATTAAACGATAAATTTGAAAACAATGCGGGGATTTACATTATTAAAAATCTAATAAATGGTAAATGTTATATCGGAGAAACTATAAATATCCATAAACGAATATGTGAGCATAGAAGCAGAGTCGGTGCGGAAAAACGTAGCTTGATCCACAACGCCATAAGAAAATATGGTCGTGATAATTTCGAAATACATGTTGAATATTTCCCAAATGCAAACAAAGAACAATTATGGAATTTGGAAGAACAAATGATAATCAAATATAATAGTTTAACACCGAACGGATATAATATCTGTTCTAAGGGTAGAGGTTGCGTTGGATTACGACACAGTGAGGAAACTAAAATTAAAATGAGTAAAAATTCGCATACAAAGGGTAAAACAGGTGAAAAATGTATTCTTAGCAAACAAGTTTATGTATATAATCACATTACTGGTGGGTATGTTGGTTCTTTTATAGGCTATACAGAAGCGGCTAGACAATTAAATTTATACTCACATAGCGGTATTTGTAATGTTTTATCGAATAAAACCAAACAATGCGGTGGTTACGTATTCAAATCTTCTTATATGGGAGATCACATAGAACCGATTTCTACCGACACAAGAAGAGCGATAAACTGTCTCGATAAAGTTTCTAATATCGAGACAGTTTATGAATCAGTATCTTATGCCGCTAAAACACTTGGACTCAGTAGAACAAGTATAAGAAACCTATGCACTGGTAAACAACGAAACGAGACTTATATGATGAAATATGTTGATTAATTTTCTTCATCAATATTTTCTTCGTTGATATCTCTGGCACTACTTTCTTGTACTAGAAAGCTCGGATTTTTATATTTTAATACTGTTTTGCGCTCGGAAGATTCGATTCTCAACACGACCCCCTCATTTACAACAGAATTTTTACAATAATGGCATTTATTTTTGAAGAATTTTTTCGCCAGATTTGAAAGAAATTTATCGCGCCATGTATCATCAATATGAATATCAAACAAATCTTTTACCAAGCCTTTATAGTGAATGGGAACCATTTCCAAATTTGAATATTCACAAATTTCCACAAGCTCATCCCAAGATAGTTCAATTTGTTTACCTTCTTGAGTATTTCGAACTCCACGAAATACTCTAAACCCGACCTTACCATTAGGCAGTGAGTAGTCATAATTCTTCTGAATACATTTATTATCAGATGACCAACCGATTAATTCTCCATATAGAATAATATCCTTTGGTAATTTACCATCAATATCTTGTGCTACATTGCCCCACACATCATCAGTATATTTACCATCTCTCCTATTTTTTAGAATGTTTCTGCTACTGTAAACCAACTTATGTTCCGTCTCTTCAACACTAAAACCGATTTTTTTTCCAAAGTATCGAAAAATATTAAAAGGTTTTTTACAAAGAATGTTACCATATACCCCATTAGCACCGTGTAATTTTTCTGTAATAATTATTGTATCCTCTGGTGATAAAATGTGTATATTTCTACCAGCCCCTTCTGTTTTATAATGGAATGCCCAATGCCCATCCACAATCAAGCTACCGATACCTTGCTTGTTCTTATCGTAGAAGTAATTGATACCAGTGTATAGACGCTTACGAATGGGAAGAGGGAAGATACGAACAGTATTTTCAATCCATTTTGGAATGCGCTTCTTAGACTCATTCTGATTTCCACTCTTGCGTTCTCCTGATACATATTTCTTCACCAGTAGATCATCATTGATAGTATCAAATGACTCTCCCAATTTGAACACAGATTCTTTAACACCGTAGTATTCAGCAAGCTTAGAGACTTTGAAAAGGAATCCTTGACTTGGAATCTCTCTTAATTTAATAGCACGAACACGACCATTTTTCGATGAGAAAAAGCCCTTGGTCTTACCATCAGCATTCGATTCTGCTTTATCTAACAGATTAGCCCATGCCAAGAACTTCTGTGAGATACAAGACTCCACTGGAAAATAGCATAGCAATTCGCCTTTTTGATACTGTCCTTTGGCAACGATCACATCACCACCAAACACATTAGTAATCTCCAGACGGTCAGCATTTGGATGATTCTTCAATTCAGGGCATTCAATTACCGTAGCAAGGTAATTCGGGTCTGCATTTTTAGAGATACTAATCATAATTATTTTTTAAGTAGTTTGTAAAGGATGTAAATTCCTGTTCCATATATTACCACAAGGGCAATGATTGTCAAGATTTTTTTCACAGGGACATTGTATTCTAGTTTTTAAGAGGGAGGATTATTTTTTTTTATATCTATCGATCAAAGCATTTACATATTCTCTAGCATCTTCTTCAGACGCAAAACCATCTTTAGAAATATTAGAAATATATCGTTCAAGTTCTTCAGTGTTGTTTATAGCATATGAACTAATCACATCAGCAAGCCAGAATTTCCACCCATCTTTATAGCATTGCGCTACGATGTTTCTAGCAGCACTAGCCATAAATCCAGTGATACCACCCTGATCATCACATTCACAAATGATACCATGAGTCGTCGTCATATCAGGATGATACCCAATATTGAATTCTCCTTCAAAGTTATCCAAATGTTGCATCACATTGATTGCGATATTTACACAAGCAGAACCGTATCCATCGTCATTGATTTCAATTTGTTTTAGTAATGCTTCTTTATTTACCAGTCCTTTAATATCTTCTATTTTCTGTTTCATAATTTTTTTTCTTCGATTTATTGTTTTGTGTGCAAACCGTATGATTCTCTGTGTATTGTAATGAGTCGATAAGCCACGCCGCTTTGCACGCAGCAAGCAGGGAGTCCGATATTTGTTGTTGTGTTCATTTGTTTTTTAAGGGTATTAGAATTATCCTTTTTTCCATCCGCGCTTCTCCAAATCGATGGCAAGGCGCAATTTGTCGGCATGACTATATCGCGAGTAGTGATTTAGGATGTAATCTGCGTATTGCAAGGCTTCGGTTGATGGAGAGCAAGTCGCGGCAAGACAATCATCACCAGTTTTGTTTTGATGAATAGTCCATTTGTCGTGTGGGTATTGCACTAGGTTAGGCATGGTTTATTGTGGTTCGGGTGGTGATGTTTTAGCTTTTGCGTTTGGCGCAGAATTGATCTTACGGCGGAATTGACGGTGAGACGTGTAGTCTGGGTCAGGAGCGGGTTCTCCCACGCTCCATTCTGGTTCTACCCATTCCCGCTTGTGGTCATCGTAGATTTCGTCCGTTGCTAAGACGATTTCGCCCATTTCCAATCGACGAAATTCTGATATTTGTTGTTTTTCTGCTGTGTTCATGATATGTCGATTTCTTTTCTTCAAATTCGGTTAAAATTACTTTCAAACTTGCGATATTCACACAAGCAGAAATATTACTCATAATTATTATTTCGTTAATTCTTTATGTAATTTCTGACACTCTTGAGCGATTTTCCACACAGCATTGACACCACGACCGAACTTTTGAAGCTTGCCTTCTCCAACCATTTCACGTAGAATGTTACCAGCGGTTTGTCCTGACACGTTCAGCTTATCACAGATACGATCCAATGTCAAGTGAGGAGGTTCATCCATTGCAAGAATTTCTTCTTTACGCTTGTCGTTAGCAGGTTCTTTATCTTTCTTCTCTTTGACTTCCTCAGTAGGAGCAGTGTAAAGACCTTTGAAATCAAAACCATTGGCATTCATAATAGCCATGTGAGTCTTAGTCTCACCGAAGCGATTCTTATAAACATCGATCAGACGCATGGAATTGTCATCTTTATCCACCGTTACACGCATGTTCACATCGACAGCATGAATAACATCAGTGCCACCTTTGGGAAGACCACTGACAGTGATGTGAAGAACGAATACCAACACGCAACCAGTCTCTTTAGCAGTGGAAAGGAGCAAGTCTTGTGCATATTGGTTGAACTCTCTCTTCTTCATATTCTTGTTAGAACGAAGAGCTTGAAAGCTATCCACGACCATGAAATCATATGAGTGCATGGCAGCAGCGATTTCTTCCACATCCTTGATGTGAGCCACATCCACATCAGTCACTCCGAGACGCTTGCAAGCATAGGCGATTTGAATATGAGATTCTTCACCAGAAGCGATTGCAGCACGTTTACCTTGCGTGGTGAGCATCTGTGACACCTGACAGAGAAGAGTGGACTTACCAGCACCTGGAGTGCCAGTGATGGTGATGGCACTACCTGCCATGAATCCTTTGAATTGTTCAGTGCCAAACATAGTGTCAATCTCATCGTTACCAGTTGACATGCGATTGTAGAACGCATCGGGAATTTCAATGGATGAGCATTTGGCGAATTTTGTTTCTAAAGTGTTAAGTTGCATGTCGTGAGTGTATTCTAGTTTTTAATAAGTTCGGAGTTTTCGTTAATATTGCCAATAATTTCAATGTTTTCGCCGCTCCACAACCCTCTGATGTCGCAAGAATTGATATAAGTTAGATAATTACCATCATCGAAAATCACATGCGCTATGAAATTTTCATTCGAATATTCATCAGATGTAGCTTTTACAATATCTCCACAATAAATTTCTTCATTATTTTTGTCTTTCGTACCAGTCCATTGTTCGATTTTTTGATTTGGAATATCTCCTAACACTCCATAAGACTCCAAAGACCTCGCTTCAAAATCACCGTCATCGGTCGGGAATAAACAGAATGAATCTTGTGGTAGATATTTTTTACCGTTCCATACTCTAAATTTTAATTGCATAGATTTTCATTTAAATTTTTTCGTTAATTTTGCTCCATGTTTGAGACGAAATCCAAATTTCATCGCCTTTCAATGCATCACAGACTGATACTAGCTCATCGCATAATTTTTCTGTGTCTCTCTTGTAGGAAATAGCTTCTTTATCTTCGTACCATAAATCGATTAACCTACCAACTTCTTTATATGTGGATATAGAACGAATATCATTTTTATATTGTGTTATCAAGTCTTTATCAGACATTTGATTCACATCTTCAATTCTACCCCATTTCAATCTCAAACGATACCAAAAGGATTTTAGGTAATAATCTTTACGAAGAAGATCAGCATGAGATTTTTGATTTTCTTTAGCTTCTTTAAGCTTTTTTTCTCTCACTTTTTTGAGAACAGCTTTTACTTTGAGACATTTCTTTTTGATAACTTGCTTATCAAACAAGGCAATGCCGTTAATCGACTGATTAATTTGATCTTTGTTGTTCATTTAATTGAATATTTTTTTGTTTATTATAAAAATCGACTAGACCACCACGCCATGATCCATCGTTGGCGATGACTTCTCCCGACTCCATATTCCAATGATAACCATCAGGTAAGATAATATCGGGACCGTCAAGCCACATCTTAAACGTATTCTTTTTTTTCTTTTCCTTCTTCTCTGACTTCATTTTTTTGATATTTTTCAATTCCTATAATAACGTTCTGTGCCAGATTGGTAGCCAATTCTTTATTGCAGCACAATACTTTGTGTGTCATTCTTGACTTGTCATTAAAAATAATAACAGGGTAGAATCCGTTTTTAATTTTTCGATAGCTTGCTTTCATAATATTATTTTTTATCAGAGTGTTCTTCCATAGCATTGAAAAAATCTTCAGTTGCTTTTTTTAGACTTTCAGGAATCGGATTCAGTTCATTCCATTTACGGATATGTAATTCCAATAAATAAGGGATTCCACTATTTCTAGCTGCCATGCGTTTGATGGTATGGTATGCTTGACCATAAATGAAGTCATCCCAAAATTTAACGATTTTGTTTTTCATGACATGAGTATACTCTAGTTTTTAAACAGATTCAGAATCGTGTCTTTTTCCAGACTTGATGGGGTCAAATCCACATCACAATCCTCGGAACTATCAACAATGACAGCACCACAGAATTCCAACAGATCATTCACATGAAAGCAATTCTTCCATCTCTGAACCAATGCTCTTCGCATGATATCATTCTTACCACCAGTAGTTGATACTTGATTAGCACCTGATGCGAAATTCAATACAATGGCAGCATTGTCTTTACCATGCTTGGTGATCAAACCAACAACAGTCTGTCTTTGGATCGTTTCGGTTTGAGTAGTGAACCAAACATCGTTTGGATTCATCATATATTTTCTATCGACATGACCACCTTTACCAATAACGATATTGAAAATAGAACCTTTTTGTTCACCAGAGAATACATTATTCAGAATCAGATAATCATCATCAGCATCATCAACTCTGATATATTCGGTTGCACCATTTTCAGCATTTGTCATATCACCAGAATACATCACATTACCCTCGCCCTGATTATAACGAGCGTTCCATCCCACTTTGTTAAGTGCCACAGCAGACAAATCCAAGTCTCTTGCTCCTCCCGAATTTTCCCAATAAACACCCATAGCAATAGGAGATTTGGTTAAGAACATACTACCCATTGGCACATTACCAACAAACATCTTTTCCGATGTTGGGAGAGCATAAAATACACCATCGGGAATATATACCTTTTTACCTTTCAGATTTTCTCCGAATTTTTGAGCAATGATATCTTGAAGAATTACCATCTTACGACCATACCATTTATTATTCGGAGTGACGTTCTCTACCCATGATTTACCATTACGAATGTTATACACTTTCGCATCAGCATTAGCTGATTGTTTCAAGAATTGAAGACATCTCGCCAATTGGAAGAAGTTAGCATTTTGCACCAGATTCTCTTTCTGATCCATCAACTCTGTAACACCACAAGCAGCAATGTTATTGAGAATGTTGGACTTCATGGGAACATGAAGAGTCTTACTAAGACGAGAAATTTTGTTAATGGTTCTCGAAGATTCGTTCGACAACACTTGTTTGAAAGTAAGGAAAATAGGCTTAAATCGGTTGAACACCTCTGCCAAGGATTCCACACTACAATTTGAAAATGCTCGGTTCACATAATATTTCTGATCTTTGGAGATGCTACGAATTTTCAGATAAGTGTCCTTATTCTTGATAAGGAGAGTGTTGCCAGTCGCTAGATAGATCAAGTATCTAACAAATTCCGAAGGGTCAGTGGGAACGATACCTTTCTCTTTACAGATATACATCAGAGCTTCTTTGTTCTTGATGTTTTCACTACCAGTAAATTCGTAACCCAAGCTATTCAACAATTCAAGAACATTGATGATAGTATCTTGTTTAAGAGCAACACCAGACTTGAATAGATCGAGAGCTTTTTCAATAATTTCGTCTTTAGTCAGACCCCGAATCACCAAGAATTTGGTTTCCACTTGAGGAACATCCAATTCTTCATTGGGAAGATATACGAAAGACGATTGAAATCCCGTACCATAGGTAGTGAGATAATGAAGAATTTGATGTAGATACAATTCTTCTCTACTGGACTCCTGAATCACTTTCCAAGATTTATGGAAAGTAGCATTTAATTGTTTGCCTGTCAGTTTCTTATATAGAAATTGTTTGATTTCAGTGATGGCATGGGAAGCAGATGGCTCCACGATGACACCATATTCAGGAAGAATTTTATATTCTCCCCCTTTTTTAGCTTGTACGCAATTGAATAATTCAAGTGATTTCATAAGTTCAGTATATTTTAGTTTTTAAAGTTAGAGAGCGAGAAGTAAAATCTTTGCGTAATTAGGAACTTCTGATGCTCAAAGTTAGAGAGCGGGGGGTAGAATTTCCATAAATTTATTTAGGAACCCCCTTTGCTCAAAATTGGAAAGTGTTTCAAACGGAAAGTAATAATTTAACAGATTATTTTTTAGGAACTTTCTTTGTTTGAAATTTTTTTAAGCGGAGAGTAATAATTTAACAGATTATTTTTTAGGAACTCTCTTTGCTTGAAATTAATTTAACAGGTTTTTCGTGTTTGTCAAGAAAATATTTTAGATCATTTCGCTTTCAGATGTCTCTTCAAGCATTTTTTTGATGCGCTCAATTTCTTCTGGTTTGTGTATAACACCTCCAGAATTGAACATGATATAGAGATTCAAAAGTTCTCTTTTACTTTTTAAGCATAGCATATTAAACCGAAAACGGTTATGAGACAAGCTACGCAATTTACCCTTATAATCTTTACGATAAGTTCCAAAAGCAGGGATTTCGTTTCGAACAAATGCCATCGCAGCAGTAAGACGCTGCAAGCCATCGACAACAAATACAGGTGTATCGTATGCTCCTTGCCACGAAGAACAATTAAAGTAAATATCCATACCAGTAGTTCCACCCATCAACATGAATTCCATAAAGCGAATTTGTTGCTCTTGCGTCCAGACGTGCCCTCGTTGCCATTCTGGATTCATGATAAGAGGGGTGTCTGGTCTGTCCCAATTTGCAAGGCAGTCTTCGAGATAATCCAACCCAACATCAATGCCATAATACGTTTGAGGGAATTGGGGGATTTTTTGAAAATCGTCGTAAATCATGTCGATAGTATACTCTAGTTTTTTAAACGTAGTCTTCCTTATTACCATAGGAAGAAAACGATGGTTCTGCGAAATCGATTCTACCATCATCATAGCCTTTCTCGTAACCAGAACCAAAGGATTCGTGTCCAATGGTTTCCAGCAAATCATTGAGGTCTTCTTGATCTTCTTGGTCGATTTGATATTTACCAAGAATATTTTCAATTTGTTTATGGATGTTCATAGGTTCTTGTTTTTCTGTTATGTCGATTTCAATTTTATCATCATGAAATTTGATGATACCGTCTTGCACTAATTTATCAGTGATTTCACCGCACTTCGGATTACCACCCCATTGTTCTCTAGTTTTTAAAGAGAGATTTGGAGAGGCAAAGATCATACTTATTGTGGCGATTTCTTCAAGAGAGAATCTACCATCAAAAAGTTCCAGAGGTATTGTAATTTCATTTGTTTGCATACTTTTCGCTGATTATCTTAGTGGCATCCCACCAATCTGTCAAGTCATAATTTTCACTAATTAGGTGCATGGAACATTTTTCTTGGTTTGTATATGATCGAGAGCATAAAATAATATCCTCTCGACCACAAAGCACTAAGGTTTCTTCCATGAGATGATGATATTCAGGATCATAATCAAGAACAGCAGTCCCCCCTAATTCCATTGGTAACATATTAAGCTTGTAATCCATCTAAATATATTCCCAATGTTTCAATTTTAAAAATACCCATCAGATTGGTTCGATTGGCAGCACGATAGAAATTACCGCTTTGAAATCCAGAATTACCCCCATATACGAATACTACTGCATTTGATTTAACACGTTGATAAAATTCTGGTAATTCGTTCGATACTCCAATATCCACCAAAAATTGAGCTAATCTTTGAATGGCATCATCGGAGGATTTTGAAGCACCGATGAACACGAACCCTAGATTATCACTGTGGTAATACTTGAGTTCATGAACAGGTAATGTCTTCTCTGGGATCATCATTCAGTGAATAATTTTACGATGACAATCAATGCCACAATAGCGATTACCAATAAAATGGAAATCCAGATAGGGGAAAGAACCCACCACCACGACCACGCAATTACTCCACACAATTTCAGAACCACAAATGCCACAGTCAAAAGACCAGCAAATCCAATTCCACCATTACTACTACTATTATCACTCATTGTCTTGTTCTTCTTCTTCTTGTTGTTCTAATTCTTTTAAAAATTCTTCTTCCGTTGGGAGATTATTTAAATCATATTTTTTCTTCAATTTGATTGGATAGTATCGTCGTTCCCCTTGGGCAGTCTCCACACATCCCACATCAGAAAACCTTTCACCCTCATGAGGTTCTTTAACAAATCCCTCATAGACTTCAAAAGTATTTTCATCAAAGTCCACGACATAAGCCCATTCACAGAATAAAGAATCACCAGCAAAATCCAATCGATTATGTAACTTATCCATCTCCCATGTATATGTCACTGATCTAAACAATTCACTTTTAGTATATTCCCCATTTTGAAGAAATTCCAAGATGTGACCACCACAATCCCTACTTAATTGTTGGGGTAATGGTTTATTAGCTTCGTTGATCAGTTTAATTTCAGCATCATTCAGGAATTGAACTTCGCGAAGTCGTTTCTCCATCAGAGGACGATTCAGCTTATTTCTCAAGAAATTTAGAATCGTAATACCCTGACCAGATGGATAGCCATCCCATTGCCCGTATTGAGCTACTTTGTATTTCTTATCGATGACAGCACATGTCAAATTTCGTGTTCCCATATTATTGTTTGAAGTATTTGTTAGAGCGGGTTTTCATATGTTCAATTGCTTCACTCACCGATTTAAGGCGATTATCAACTTTAGGCAATTGAAATTCATTCGCATTGGCACGAGCCACAGCAATTTTGATACCAAGCTCACGATCCCATTTGTCAATAGGATTATGGAGAGAGTATCCATAATGAATTTTTCCGTCTTGTTTAAATGCCACAACGACTCCGTGTGGTTTCCGATTTTCATTTCTAATATAATTAATTAACATTGTCTGCATAGTGTATTCTAGTTTTTTATTTTTACCAATTTGCGCTGTAAAGTAATTGGTCGTTTTCAAAATCAAAGTCTCCAAGAATCCCTTTTAGAGTGGAGATAGTTCTATCAACGTTTCCCCAATACCATTCATCATACTCCGTTGAACCGAAGAAAAAGCCACTTTGAGTTGGTAGAAGTTCTGTGTTTTTGGTTGTTTGTAATTCTTCCAACGTTTTCACCAATTCTTCCAATTTTTCTTTGGATACTGGAGAGTATTCGCAATTATCAACTCCTTCCAAATTTTCAACAAACCACTGATGTAGTGCGTTGAATTTTCTCCAATAAGCAATTTCATCATTTTTCCGCTTTGCGGAATATAAACCCATATCTAATCCCATAATATTATTTTCGTTGTGGTGGTTATTGTATTCTAGTTTTTTAAAAAGTCAAGTGTCATTTGATTTGGGTCTTCAGGTTTTGGTCTTACTGGAAAGTATTCTGTCGCATCATAAACTTCGTAGAACTTAGCGGTTTTTTCAGATGTTTTCCGAATAGAATCGGTTTCCAAATCCCCACAGTCGTCCCAATCACAGTCTTCAAGCGTTTCCACTGCTGCTTCGGAAATCAATTTCTTATCTCTCCATGTAATCTCTTCTCCTTTTGGGACTTTGATATAGATTTCGGAGTAAGATTTTTTAACCACCTCCACAACATAGTATTCGTATTCTGGTTCTTCTTCCATATTTTTATTCATGTTTTTTAAGTATCACTAAACTTGGTCTAGTGTTTCTATCTTGATCAATAATTTTATAATATTCGAGTATTTTATGATACCTATCTCTTTCAAAGAAGTCATGAACGAATACGAGTGAATCAGTATTTAAATAATCCAATACTTTCACGCTACATTCAACCCGAACTCTCCCATCAATAAAAACCTTATCATAATTTTTGTAATTTAAAGTATCAATAAAAGAAATATAATTTTGAAAATCTTCAGGATTTCCTTTCCAAGTTGGTAATTGAATTTTATTATTTGGAGCGCAATAATGTAATTCAACATTATCAGGCATTTTATTCTCACGTATTTTATCAATCCAATTTATATCATGTTCAATACTGACATATTTTTCCACATATTGAGAAAAATATAAAGTAGATCCTCCTGCTCCATATTCCAACATTGTGTCAGTTGGTTTTAAATACGATTGTATTAAATCAATTTGATTTTGTGGCATCCATGGTTTCATATTTTTTTATTTTTTGGGTTTATATTCGTCACTTGCAGCTTTGCACATGGCAATCACCGCAAGCAAACAAAGACAGTAAAAGATTAACGATATAAAGCACCACATATTATTCTCCTTTTTCTAATTTCTCCAATTCTTGTTTAAGATGTTCTTTTCTCCATTTCTGACGCTGCTCTTCTCGGATTCTATTTTCCTCAATTTGCTCTTCCGTATATGGGAAGAAGCCATCAATATCCATATACCCATCATGTCTAAACCATTTGAAACTGGTGTCTTCTACTTCCATTCCATCTGCATAAGCATTTTGTAATGTCTTTTGAAGTGCGTCGATAAGATATTCAAGTGTCATTTCGTCTTCCCAGTCGAACCCCTCTGGATAGTATTCACAGAGATTACGTTCGTCGTGTGTTTCGTGATTATAATTCATATTTTTATTATGGTTCGAATTTTGCTCTAAGAGCTTCGTATTGTTTGCGCTCCCAATCAAGTTGTTTTTGGTTTCTAACTGCATCGTCTGCTTCAGCTTTTGCAATCTCTTCAGGTGTCATGTATCGAATGCCGCAAATTTGAACATAGCCACCGTCTCCATGATAAAAATCGACAGATGTATCAATTGCTCCGTGCTCCTTTGCTCGTTTGTTAAGGCTCTCAAGAGTTTTAATTAGCTGTTCAATTGACTCACCATAAGCAATACTGCTGTTTTCTAATTCAAATTGTTTTGTTCTCATATCTCGTTTTGTTAGTTAAGCTACTACTTCAGGTGTTACACGATACCAATAATTGTATTGTTTCTTAATAGCCTCTTCAGCCTTTTCAATACTAAAGAAAGTTATGTGCTGGTATTCACCCATACACACTCTAAAAGATAGGAATCGTTTATCTGAGTATGGTGTGACTGGCGCACCCCACCAGAAGAAAAATTTTCGGCATTGAACAATGTAAGTGAAGTAATTAGGTCGTTCATCATATTGCACTTTGACGATTCGGTATTTTGCTCTGAATTTTTCGTATGTCATAGGTGTATAATAATTCCTCCAAAGTGTTTACCGTTTGATGAGTAGTTGCTTAATTCAAATTGTTTTGTTCTCATATTTTTTATTGGAATAATTTGTTTGTTATTTTTGCTTTTATTCTGTCACGTTCATCTTGTCTCACATTTGAGACGATGCGATCAATAATTTCTCCAAAAGAAGGGTAATGATAAAACGTATCAATGTGATTATTCCCCCACGGTTCGTATTCGATTTCTACTTTTGTTTTTGTTTTAAGCTTTTGCTCTGTGACTGTAAAGCCTAATTCTTCTAATTGTTTTTTCGTGAGAGGATTATGGTTCATTAGTCTTCGTTATCAAGAGTTTTCATTGTCTCGTAGATTAAACCAATAATTGTGCCAACCCAAGCAATTAAGCTGAAAAGCCCAAATGGAATCGCCTGTGCTTGATTTGAGTTATAACCAATACCTGTTATAGCCATCCAGATTGAGCTTGCTGTCCAAGCTCCGAATAAGTAGATTAATATATTTTTTGACATAGTGTTAGTTTAAGATAAAATGTTTATTAAGATAATAATAAGAGAGCCTAATGTTGATGCGATTGTAGCAAACATGACCAATACGAATGGCAGCATTATTGGTGCATCACCACCACCGCTGCTCTCAGCATTAGCACCAGCTAGATAGGAAAGTATGTGTGTTGCAACCAACACAGCACTGCATAGAAAAATTATCGCAGCGATCTTATTGTCCATAGGAGGGTTAGTTGCTAGAAGTATAAAGTAGTTCATATTTTTTATTGATTAGAATTCAATCTTCGCGATCTTAGGAAGAATGCGCTTGATTGGGTAATCAGAATCGCAATCAAAAATTTCGCAGCTAAGTAATCCATCTTCATCCGTGATGGTAGTGTAAAGGGAATTGCTGACCTTTTGACACAGATAACCGACTTCGCATACAAAGAATTGATTGTCCTCGACATCAGCAATAGTCAAATGCTTATCTTGATTTTCTTCTTTTTCAAATATAATTTTCATATTTTTTTTTATTATTTTAATGTTGCGATGTAATGCCATTGTCCTTGATAAAAGCTCATCAAATCCCAATAGCGGTTATTAGTGTGAACAATCTTATGTTTTGATCCAAACATATATGCTTGCGCACGACAAGGAATCAGGTTTTTGACGATGGATTCAATTTGTTTTTGTTGCTCTTCTGTTATCATTATTTTATTTTTTCTACATCTTCTTTATTAAACCAACCTCTCCATCCACCAGTGAAATTAACCATAATTTCATCCTCAACGATCTCACTAATAAACCCCTCTTGACCAAGAGATAATGTATAATCAGGATTGATTACTTTCACTCTATCATCTACTTCCAGATTGTCAAGACATTCCTCAAGTTCTTCGTGCGCTGCTCTGCGCCCATCACACATCTCACATTCACAAGTAGGTTTCTCTAGCTTATAGAGAGAACCGTTCTCGAATTTGGCAAGACCTTTCAGTTCTACCCACACAGTGAAGGGAACGCCCCAACCTGCCACCCCAACTGTAATGTCGCGGCAATAGTTTGCCACCATACAGCGAACTTCATAATCAGAGAAGTCACCATGCTTTGGGTTGCGGTCTTTGCCGTGGATTCGCTGTCTCTCTTTAGGTTCGATTTCTTCGATGATTTCAGATTCCGAAAACCATTTACGATCATCGGTATCATCGAAAATAAAAAATTTATAAATAGTGAAAGAACCATCTTCCTCACCAGAATAAATGCCTCTTAAAATCCGATCTCCATCTTTCAGACGATATGTTTTTCCTTTGATTGGTTTCATGTTATTGTTTCTCCTTCCAGCGATAGATCACTTGGTCTTTGTCGTTAATAATTTTTTCCATATAGCCATGGCTAAATGCTTCTTTTTCAAATTTTTCTTGTGTGGCTTTTGGAGTAAGTCCTGTCACGATCAATAGAAGAATCGCTAACCCAAAACCACATGCTCCTGATATAAAATGTTCATTCATATTATTATTTCTTTTCTTTTAAGTGTTCAATAAACGAAAACCAAACCTCATTCCAAAACCACGCCACACACCATTTGTCTTTGTGTCGAATGAATTCATATGGACATTCAATCCCTTCCAATCTAGCAATATCATCCATTGTTTCTGCATACTCAACCTCTGTCCAAATATCTCTAGCTTTAATTTTGGAAATCCGATTATTCACTCTCAAATTGATCACATAGTCACGAATGTCTTTTTTGGTCTGATCTTCATCATATTCTTCCAATTTGCGCGAATCGAATAATTTATTCATAGTGTAATCGGCATGTAAATCGATTAAAAATTCGTGTAGAGTATAGTTACCTCGATGTGTCCACCAATGACACCCATTCAACTCCTGATAATGAGGGCATGATACCGACACATAACCAGTAGATGGTTGTAGTGTAATGATAGCTTCACTACCGATGCGATAGGTTTCCAAACCATCCATCATTGTAACTGCATGTTTTTTATATTTCATTATTTTATATCTAATGTGAAGAAAATGATTTTCCTATCTCCGTGTGTTGATTGTATTTTTACAATAGCTTCATCCTTAGCCTCTTTTTCTGTTTCGGCTTCTACCGTGATGTAAAGAGGCATAAAAGTAAAGATACCTTCAACAGCATAATTCCAAGTATATGTTTTCATAAAATTATTTGATTGTAATCATTTTAGGCCACCACGGATGAACATTACCGTGTTTTCCGTTCGCAAGGGTAATATGAAGTCCACGGTAGCCATTGTTCTCCACGATATTAAGGTCTTTTTTCATATTGTCAAGCACTTCCGAATAAACTTTTAAATAAAACATGATGAATCCTTTGGTGTGACCACCTTGTATTACACATGGATCATACTGAAAATTCACACGTTCTCCATCATAATACACAGCACGTTGCCAATTGACATCTTTGTGAAATTTGGGATTCGTAATAGTGATGTGAGCTTTATGTAAAGGACGTTGTAAGAGAATCCAATATTTTTTTGACAGATGCCAGTGGTAATAATCAATAATATCAGGAGAAGTCTCAACGACGATGCGTTGTCTATCTCTTTCTACTTTAATTACCCCACTGGCATTGATCATGCACCGATTGTATTCTAGTTTTTTAATTCTTTCCAGCGTTTTTTAGCTTTTTTCAAACACTTAATAATTCTCTTCAATGTCTCAATATCTTTAATTTCGCCATTGTTTGGTAATCCAGAGATGAGTGCAAACCACTTATCTTCTTTGGCAAGTGTTACCTCAAAATGAATGAGATTGTTATCATTATATGTTTTAAATACAATTTCTTCGCTAATTTCTTCTTCCATAATTATTAAATCCAATCGGGTTTGTTTCTTTTCCAAGCATGGATATGCTTCTTGTCCAAGATAATATATTGTCGGTATTTGTCAATTGCTGACAAAGATTCAAAATTTGATAGCTTACGACACTCGCAGTCATCAGCAATAGCGATAGCGAATGGTGTCAAATCCCAAGAGTCAAACCCCAATAGATGAGCATGGTCTTCACACCATTCTAATACTGCTTGAGACTTGTGTATCTTACCATAACGTGCTGTATATTCGTCAGCAATAGCATGAGCATGAGCAATCAACCATTGGAAGTTATCCCAGCTTGCTCTTGTCCAAATAGATGACGGATGCGAGCGGTGTGATGGTTTGTAAGGTGCTTCGATACCTTGCTCATGATAAGCTGTGCATAAGAGTTGTGTTGATTCGAGCAACATTTTTACGCAATGTTTATCCACTAACCATCTAGCGGATTGATCAGGAGATTCGGAAGTTGAAAAAATATTCATGAGCAGAGTGTATTCTAGTTTTTTAATGTGTGGTATATCACTCATAAATCGAGTTAATGTTGTATATACCACACATTAACCCTTCCCATAGTAAATGAAAAATGCCCCATATTTCAGGGGCATTTTTCGGTGGGATCAGAACGAACGAACACCGTTCATCCTAATCTCGGTTGCCAAGTCTCGAACATCTACACTCGCCCATTGTGTGGAGTGTTGGTTCTTAGAAATGGCAACATTAGCACCTCCTCCAAGGATATGGAACGATCCGTCTTTCATCTGCACCATCTGCACATTGAACAATTTTGGATGTTTGCGTTGATCACGGCTACGTAGCCACTGTTTGTTTTTTCGGTTGTTTTTTACTGTTTTTGTTGTTTTGTTGTTTTCCATATTTTTTTGTTGTTTTGTTTCTGTTTGCATAAGTTTTATTATGTTAATATTGTTTTTCCATTTGTCAAGGGAGATTGGAATATTTTTTTCTATGTTTTTGTAAAATTTGTGTCCTGTTACATTAAATACTTAATATGATCAAATTAACACCAGAAATTTTAGAATTTATCAAAAGCAATTATGGTAGATTGACAACTTTAGAAATAGCGAATAAATTAAACACCACTCCAAATGCGATAAGACACATCACACATAGAAATAATATTAAAAAACCTCAAAAAATTAAAAATGTTGCGGATATATCCAAGAAAGAGTCGAAAATAACAAAAGATCAAGAAAAATTTATCTTGGATAATTATCCAAAATTTGGAACTCGTTATTGTGCAGACAATCTCAATATCTCTGAAAAATTGGTAAGATTTTTCGCATCTAAAAAACGGTTAAATTTAACCGATAGTGGACTTGAAATAACGAAAAAACAAAGAATGGATGAAAAACAAAAAACCCTATATAAAGACTTCACACCAGAATTTGATGATATGCAATCATATGCTCTCGGATTACTTTGGGCGGATGGTTATCTTTATGTTAATAAAAGTAGATCATTAAAATTTTCATGCGTCGAAAAAGACTTTTACGATTTTGAGCATTCTTTATCAAAATTAGGTAAATTAAGTTATCTAAAAAGAACCAGAATCGGAAGACAACCACAAATTGATGCATATATTAGAAATTATGGTTTAACTAAATGGTTATTTGATAATGATTTTTGTAATAAATCAAAAATTTCACCAAATAAAATATTAGAAAATATTAGAAAAGAATACCATAAAGACTTTCTTCGAGGTTGGATAGATGGTGATGGTTGTTTTTATGTAAATTTAAAACGTAAAATGTTTCAATTTTCTATATCAGGAACATACGAACAAGACTGGACATCTCTCACTAATTTATTAGACGATATAGGAGTGAGCTACAAAATAGATAGAAGAATCAGACATGAGAAAAGTAAAAGTTCCACTGTTCGCTCATGTGGTTATAAAAATATCAACAAAATTGTAAAATACATTTATAATAATCACAGCATGTGCTTAAAAAGAAAATATGATAAAGCTATGATAATCTCTCATTATTGTATTAATGGTGGTCAGTTATCAAAACGTCTTTCGTTGACATGATATCTTCAATTTCTTCCCAAGACCACACATCTTTCTTATAGTCCCATGAGCAGTCTAGGCATTTACCCATTGGATACTCTGGATTTCTTGTTTTATCAGTATTATGGCTATGACCATGAAGATGGATACTCCCACGAGAATTGTTATGCCATGTCTTAATCGAAAAATGTTGTAGGATAACACTTTTCTTACCAACTTGGAGTTCTTGGTAATTACCCAAGAACACTACATTGTTAAATCGCATGGGATACACTTCGATATCAGGATCACCGTATTTTTCCAATACTGTTCGCCGATAGATACGGAAAATGTTTGATTCATGATTCCCATAGATGTAATTAATATTCTTACAATTGATTCGTGAGAACCATTCCAGAACTTGTTCATCTGTAGCATTCAAAAATCCATCTCCAAGAAAATATAAAAAATCATCTTCTTTAACTCTCGCATTGATTTTGTTCACTACATCATCCAAAGATTCTTGAGGGGACGAATAACCACGCATCTTCCAGATGGGAACATCCCACTTCGGATCATGGTAATTATGCCAATCACTTGAGAAAAAGATTTTATTTCTATCTTCCCATTTATGTTTAATAATTTTATTCACCTTGTTTTATTTTTTCAATAATATCATCGATACCTTGAATGATTTCGAAGGTAGTATCATCTTCCACTACCAAACATGGCACATTACGAATACCATGTTTTTTAAACCATTCAATGTTTTGTGGATCATTATAATTTTTAATTTCCACAGTTAATTCCAATTTCTCCAGTCTTGCTTTAAGCAAGTGACATGGACCGCAAGTTGCACTCGTTGCCAATACGAAATTTTTATTCATTTTAATTTATATCTTTTTTTTAGTTAGAATCACCAATCAACATTAATCATATACTCACCAGCCTCCAACAAACCTTTTTTGTGAAGATCGTTTGCAATAGTTCCCAAACAAGGGTAAAAATTACGTTCCCACCAAAGATCAATAGCCCATTGATATTCGCTAATATTCTCTTCTCCCTCTGATAGAGGTTGTTTAGGATCTCGTTCTAACCATTTAGCAAATTTAATACCCTGAATCTCTCCATTGACTACTTCAGGAATGCTGTCAGGCATTTCATCGTCATAATCTTCTTCACTTGGAACTGTTAAGCTATATAATCCTCTGCCAACACAACCATTTTGTTGTTGAAAGATATATGGTTTACCATAGGTTTCCTGCACCAATTTATCCCATTCGAAATCATCTATAATTTTCTCTGTTCTGTATTTCATATCAATTCAATTTTGCTCCTACTGTTTGAGAGATTCTCTTATTATCGCATTGACCATTTGCTGCTTCAACAACTGCCTTGATCACTCGACCCATATCTTTTTTACTTGATGCGCCAAGATTGTCAATAGCGTTTTGCACGTTCTGTTCGAGTTCAGCATCAGACCATTCGGTAGGTAAGTAGCGTCGAAGAACTGTGATTTCCACAAGCTCTTTATCGGCTAATTCTTCCCTACCTCCAGCACGAAATTGTGTTACACTATCTTGTCGTTGTGCAATCTGTTTACGAATCAACCCAATGATTTCATTTTTATCCAATTCGCCTCTCTTGAGAATTTGTGCATTGGTAATTGCGCTCTGCAACATACGTAATACGCTCAAATCTACTCGAATCTTATCGCGCATTGCTTGAATTGTATCTTGTTTAATTTTTTCTAACATATTATTGTTCTTTCACTTCTCCTTTTTTCAATACCATTTTAAACGATACTCCAAATTTGTCAATAAAAAAATCTTCGAAGTCTTTGAATTGTTGGTGTTTTTCATCATACCATCCGTGTTCGTTTTCAGGCAAGCTAAAATGGATAGATCTGCCGTCTGTGGAAAATATATGCAATGTTTCCGTATAACTTTTAAATCCTGGAGTATAAGGACAATCCTCATACATCCAGTCGTTAAACCATCGCATATCAGAAACATTGAATGTCTTATCGTTCCATGTAAACTGAGAATCTAAAATGATTTCATCCCTTTGTTTCTCAAGGATTGCTATAAGTTCTTTAAGAGGTTTAACCTTCTTTTCAAGAATTTCTGCAATATTTTTCTTATAAAGTCGTATATAGTTATTTAAAAAATCTATTTTCTTCATATTTCTTCTATCCATTCCCATTCACAGCAAGGTAAATGTTTTTCATTTTCATCTTTTATATAGTCCCAATTACTTTCATTTTCGTTTTCCCAATTGCCATCTATCGGCTCCATATTACAGGAACACTTTCGTGGCACACAGTCATCACAGGCGTATTCACCATTAGGCATATAAACCCATTTAGCTTCTACCTTTTGGCAGTATGGACAGATGATCATATTTATTTTTTATTGTTTTTCGCTTTCATAGTTCTAAGATTTTCTCCATTGCTTTGCGCACAACTTTATCATCAACCTTACGATTGTCAAGTAGAAGAAATGCAATAGCAGTCTTCCAATCACGGAACTCTTGTTGAATCGCCATTGCTTGTTCTTTGCGAGTTTCGTAATTCTGAATAAAAGGAATACGCTCATTCATATTATCCACACCCTTTACGAACTTAGCATAGGCATCAGTGATTTCTTGGATAAATGGTTTGCATTTTTCCGCGATCTCAAAGTCGAGTAACTTTTCAATATGGCTATAGAAATCTTCATATTTGGTGAATTTTGGGGACTCCATAAATACATCCAGAACATTTTTTACATTTTTAATTCCAGTAGCAATTTTATGAAGTTCACAGTATTCACTTGCTTTGATTTTCTTGAGAGTTTGACCATTGGGAGAGTAAATGACAACGCCCTCTTTACCTTTCCAAGCAGTAACATCAGCAATGCACTCTGAAACAGAATTGTAATGATACATCTCTGGACGTTTAAAATCGTATTGAATCGCACATATATCTACATATGCCTGACTATAGTATGCTGCATCCTCATTGGAAACAATACCGATTAAAGTTAATTCATACTCATCGGACTCTTTCAATACAATAATATTGGACGGAGTAGTCCATTCAAATAACCAAGATTGCTCTAATGCTGATATGCTATCAATAGCATCACTATCTTCAAAAAATTTTTTATATTTTTCAATTAACAGGTCAATCTCATGACCATTAGGAAGTTGGCGAGCATCTACAGTGCCACGGGTTCTGGTAATCCACTGACCTTTGTATCGAGAAATGATTAAAAGACTACCATCCAACTTGTGTCTCGCTTCAAATTTCCAACAATCTTTCCATGGTTCAAATGCTGGTTGCTCTCCGAAATTTGTAAATTTTCGGAATCCTTGGCTAATTACGAAATTGTCAGACTTACGCACAATACAAGAACGGAAACGAGTATTTTCGTCGTTCCATTTGACGCTCATATCTTTTGGTGTAATGAGCCAACATTCGTCACCAGCGATGACGCAATCTTTGAAATTGAATTCTTCTTTATTTGGTAGTTTCATATTAGTAGCTGACTTTTCCAAGTCGATCTTCAATTGATTTGCCGCGAATTTTTCCGTTGATTAAAACAAACTTCTTTTTATTTTTACCATACCAACGCTTCTCATCTTCTTCTGTTTGCAAATATTGATTCGGCAATTCCCACTGTCTATTTTTTAACATTTCTTTTATAACCTCTTCGATTTGAATCTGTGCCTCTTCAGGGATTTCCCATTTTTGGTTACGCTCCTTCCAAGCCATCTCGACACCCCAACGAATAAAGTCCTCCGATTCTTTGACAAACTCTTGTTCGCAAAGCTTAATATCCATCCAATCATCGACATACCCGTTCCACATTTTGATTTCGGGATTGCCTTTGATTTTTTGCAATTGTTCGATTAATTGATTTTTTTTCATTATTGTTTAAATTTATAACGCTCAAACCATTCTTCTAAAGTAAAGAATTCGACATCAACATCTTTTTCAAATTCGTGACCCAAAAACCAGAAAAAGTATTCAGCCTTTTCTTGTAAATCACAAAAGTCAACATAAGCCCGTTCAGGTGATTCATATTCAAATGGGATGACTTCAGTTCCTGACGCTTCGTAAGGAACTGACCAATCGTATCGTAAAATTAGTTTCTGCATGGTTTATGAATAATCTTCTACTTTGTATAAACTATTATCAGTCGTAACGTAAGTCACGCCATTCCGCTCTTCCACATTCCGAACAATCGAGCTATGGAAAACACCACGCATTTCAATCAATGCTCCTGTGATGTCAGATCGGAAAAATCGATTCATTAAAATTTGTCGATCAACTTCAATTTCACCAATCAATTCACCGACCATTTCATAAGCAATTGGTGGGGATTTACCTTCAAAGAACTGTCCCCATCCTCCACGCTCTTGATCAATTCTATATTCTTCGATTGTTTGCGCTTGAAGCACAAGACTGTTAGGGTTTACGTCTATTTTTGTTAATCTTTTCATGCTATTATTGTAATCTAGTTTTTTATTTTTCTCTCCCACAATATTGACAACGCTCTGCCAAAATTCCATTTAATTTGCGTCTTCTTTCTGGTGTAATAGCGAATTTGTGTCCTGTCTTTTCAAAGCATTCTTGATACAATTCAGCCTCTTCTTTCAACCATTTTTTAGAAGCTTCTGCTAATAAAGAAGAGCGTTCTTCAGAATGTTTATCCAGTAATGCGCGATGTTTCCTCCACATTTCTTTACCAAGTTCTTCACTCATACCATCCAAATAATCGCATCACATCATCTTTTTGCTTACCACCATACTTCAATGCTGATTGTAGTAAATACAACCCATTGCAAGCCTCACTGCCGCCACAACCAGCACCACATATACACATTCTCGCGCCTCCAGCACCGCTTCTGTGACTATCATGACACACCTTAAAAAGCGCATCAACAGCTTTGTGATTCCTGATTAGGCAATCATCACACCAAGTGTAATTGTCGGATGATTTTTTACCACAGTAGCATTCTTTCATAATTTTTCCAATTTTTCAAAATCTACCACATGATCCTCTTCTACCAAATATTCCCCACGCCAATTTCCACCACCAAAAAAATTAATCCACGATCCAACATATTCCATCTCACTACACTCATTTTCTTTACAATCAGGTAAAGCATAATAAAGTTCTCTAAATTTAATATCGTCTCTTTCGATGAAAGCGGCATGAAGAATATCCATCTGTCTTTGAAGCTGTTCACCTTTAAAGCATTTTTTCAAACGACGAATCTCTTTTTTCAAATCGTAATCATAGACTTCTGTTTTTGTAACTGTTATTTTCATACTTCACGATTTTTCAAAATGTATTCAATTACTTTCTTCGTCTCTGCTTGAATATGTTTAACATCTTTCAAAATATTCTGTAGATGATCAGTATCGCAATTCTTTAGGAGAACGTATTTCAGAGGTGATTTACCATCTTTACCACGAGTCCCCCAAATAAAATTCTCGACTTGCTCTTCGATGCTATCACAATTTGGATGTTCTTCAGGTGGTAGGATTCTACCTTGTTTCACATCCCAAACACCATTGATTTCTTTTCGATTATATTTGTTATAAATTTCTGCGAAATCTTCATCAACTTCAAACCAAACTCTTTCACCTTGCAAAGAATAGCGATTGTAACCACCGTAAAAATTAGTATGGGGTTGACCACCATCAAACATCATGTCACCATGAGTCACATAATGATAGTGATGGAGCGATGCGATGAATTTCTCACCGTCTGTTATTCCTAAAAGTTTCATGATTATAGTATACCTTAGTTTTTATTTTCCAAAAATTGTTTCCATTGTGTTCATTTGATCAATTGTTTCGCGAACTTCTTCTTCACTGATTTGTTCATCATCTTGATTAAGGACGCGAAATGGATAGGACAGTTCTCTTACTTGCTCTATGATGGGCATCAAATAGCGGCGATAATCGCCCATTGTCCAAGTTTGCCCACCATCGTCGGAGTATTCGTAATAATAAAATTTATGTTTCATTTTGTTGATTAATTGTCAGAGAAAAGAGCGATGATTATCGCTGTTGCGTATGCTGCCCAAACAAAAAACAGTTCAGGGTTGCGTTTGTGGAATTCCCACTCTTCGCGCATGTGTTCTTTGTATTCTTGCCATTTCATAGTTTTGGTATTTTGTAAGGGTATCCATATACTTCGCATAAATCTTTCCAGTTATTGTCTGCGGCGATAAAGCTTCTATGTTCGCGGTGATAGTATCTCTCGAATCTTTCTTTGCGAACTCCTTCAGTAAATGGATTTAGTTTTTCGTCGTAAGGTTGGAAGTTATTTTTGCGCATCGCAGCGATGACTAATTCCAAATCTTCTTTTTGTCTTTGTTTAGAGGGTCTCATTTTTCTGACTATTTTGTCTTCGATAATTATCAAATCTTTCAATCAGATTGTCAAGTTCTAAATTGTGATATTTTCCTTTCGTGATGACGGCTCCATCTTCTTTCAAAAATAAGTAACGAGTGGAGAGGCGAATATTTCTATCGGAGTCTTCTATTGTAATTGTGATTGTTTCGTTGCCTGTCATTGTTTTAAAAGTTCAGGGTTCTCGAAATTCTCATATATTTTTAATATTTCTTTTGCCCATTTAATTTTATCCTCTACCCTTTGTCCACTTGGCTGCGTAGTATTCCAAAGTTCTAGGTTAGATAATTCATTATTTTGCCTATTTCCATCTTTGTGGTGAACATTTTCACCTTTAGCAAGCGGTCTTTCAAGATATTTAGACATTACTAATCTATGTTCACCGATATAACCTTTTTTTGTCGTGTTAGGGTGATTCGGTTCGTAAACCATAACATATCCATTTGCATCTATAATTCTTCCACCCTTCCATCCACAACTTCTTTTGCCCTTATGTGCCAATGCGCTATTTTTACGAGCAAGTTCTGAAAACTTAGGTTCTAATGGTTTTAATCCCATTTCTTTTATAAATCCCGTCCAATTACCAAATCTCTGACGTATGGGCATATTACTCGGAGTCTCTGAGTCCAAGTAATATTGCTCTGCGGTAGGTCTCGCACCAAGTCTTTGTTCCAAATCCTTGAATGACTGTATCAGTTTCTTCTTCGTCCATTTGATAGACGCTTCCTTTGATGTTTCCATGTTTATCTATTATATCGCCTTCATAAACTTCTTTCAAGTTGTTCTTGTCTTTCATGCCAGTAAATTGAACGAGAACATATCTCGGCTCATTCACAATCTCACTGCCACGAAAATAATAATTAGGAGCAGGATTGGCATTGTAGCGCGTTTCACGATCACCATCAATTGCACCAACAAAATCAGTTAGCTGCCCTGTGA